AGTAAAAGAAGCTATCGAAGAAGTATCAGAAGAGGCATTACAGGATGTAATCTTCGAAAGTAGCAATGTAATTGACTGGACATTTAACAAACTTGGATGGACTCAAAAAAGAGGTAACTATGAGTTTACTCAAAGTAATCCTTTAGAAAGATACTTAATGTCTGCTCTTGGCGGTGCTGTAGGTGGAGCTATCTCCCCTGCCATTACTAAAATGGAAAATATCAGAGACGGAGTTCCCAATATTCAAAAGAACATTCCAGAAAATCTAGCCATAGATATTGCAACTATGATTAGAAATAATGGAGTTCAGAAATCAGTAGACTTATTAAAGAAGAGTATTGATAAGGGAGAAGTAGGTTCTACTACTCTTTCTATGAACTTATCTACTAATACAACTGATGATGGGCAAGTATATTATGAACCAGCTAAGAAGAGAGAAGACAGTCAAAACAATATATTGGGTAATATTCTTATTAATTATCTATATGCAGTTGATTCAGTAATCAATAATGAAGGATATAACCTAAAGGATGATGAAGTTGTTAATAATTCTCTGATGAAAGATTTCAGATTAAAACAACTTGCTGATACCGGTGTAGGAGAAGAAATTCTATACGATTTCCAACAACAGTTACAGGGTCTTATTACTGCTGCAATAGAAATGAAGAGTAACCCTCAAGACTCTGAAATTGGCAAAATTAAGCAAAGATATGATGACTATAAACAGAAAGTAGACGACACTTTATCTGGAAAGAGAGCTGGAGAATATGCTGAAATGATGGCATATAAATTAAATAGAGGTTTAATGTCTCCATTTGCAGCTCCTGACATCTATGCTTATTCAAGATATGTAAGAGGTATTAACTACGCTACTGCAACAGAACAGCAAAAGAAAGACCTAGAAGCTGACTACGAGAAATATACTCAATCAGACCAAAAAGAAAAAATAAATCTTGGTTATGAAATATTTAAGAACTTAAAAGCTGAAACAGCCGAACCTATTCTTAGATATAGAGACTCTCAAATGTATAAGTTTAAGTCTCAATTATATGATGTAATATCTAAACTTAATGATTCTCAAAACATTTCTAAACTTAGTGATACAGAAATTGCTGAATATAAAGAAGAGGTAAGAAATGGAAGAAGTGATGAGCAAATCATTGCTGATGCCAATCTTAATCCAGAAGAGAATGTATATAGTGCTCAACAAAAAGCAAAAATAGTTGATTCTTATCTTGAAAGAGAAATTTGGAATGCAGACCCGGGAAGTGATAAGAAACGTCCTAAACCCTTTGGTAAAGCATACGTTCAGAATCTAAAAAATATGTTGGAGAATATGAAACAACATATGAGTATAGGTATTGACCCAATTCTTAATCAGAGAAGAACTGGAGAATTACAAGTCTTATTCGAATCAATAAACAACATAGTTCAATCTACTGGCTTTATTGATGCAGAGACTAAACAAATGATTGATACAGTTAAGCAGAGCTATAATAGATTTAGCCCTGAAAACTTTGTAAATAGACTTACAATATTCATGGACCCATTTAAGGGATTTACTTTTGAAGACTCTTATTATAACGATATTCTTACTAGCAACTCTACTTACTTAGGTAAGATAGATGAAGTAGACCCATCCATTGTTGAAGAACTTGGAGATTCGAAGGGAGAATATGTATTTGAGGACGAAGAGGGATATTATGCCCTAACTCAAAATGAAATGCAGAATGTATTCATGGATATGTTTACTACAGAATTTACTGGAGCTAATTCAGAAGAATTGCTTGGCGGAATCCTAACTGATGGAAATATAAATGAAAATTCTTTAAATTCATCATTTAAAAAGAATCCAGACTTCTCTATATTTAATAAACAGTTACTTGAATATCTAAATTTAGATGCTGATAGAATTGGTTTATTAGGTGAAATTGATAAAATATCTACTGCTGCTATGCAGGAAAATCCTGTGTGGGATATGTTAGGAAGACTATCTACTAACCTTATTGGCGAAGATGTATTCAAACTATTAAAGGCAGAAGAAGGAGACTATAAAAGTACAGCTTCTTTATATGACTATGTAATCAGTAATGAACTTACCAGAGAGCAACTCGAAACTGCAAATACTGCAACTCAAATATTAAGTCACTCTATCATTCCATACCTTACTGGAAATGAAGGAGTATTTAATATGATTGACATTGCTAATCAATATAAGAGAAACATGGGAAATGAAGGAGTATTTAATATGATTGACATTGCTAATCAATATAAGAGAAACATGGGAGCTCAAGAAGATGTTCCCTTAACTCAAGAAGAAGCTCAAACTATTCAAACTGAATTGCAGAATATCCAACAAAAAATTGCGTGGTTACTTGCAGTTAATGATATGAATAGTGGTAGTAAGACGGTGGATAGTAGTAAAACTATGGGAAGACTAAACAGTATGTTTGCACTTATATTAAGTGGAAATACTGCCGATTCTACTTTATCGAGACTAAAGAATCTAAGCTATACTGATGCTGATGAGAATGAACAAACATTCATTGAAGAAGATTTACTAACTGGTGATGAACTTGTTAAACTACAAGAAATTATCGCTAATGGTAAGAATGATGAAGAATCTCTAAGATTCTCAAATGAAACATTATTAAGAGTTAGTAAGGCTTTATATGATAAATTCTCTGGACTTACATCTGAACAGAAAGAAGAAATTATAGGCAAAATAGCTGGAACTGATATTATTGATTATAATGATTATGGTGCTTCTAAATTCAAAAGAAATAGTACCTATCAAGACATCAAAGGTATTGACCTTGCTACTTATCTGTTAAGTACTCTGGCAGTTAATCCAGAGGAAATGCAGAGTGTGTTAAGAAAAGCTATTATTAGCAATCCTTCTCATGCTCCATTCTATAATCAGATGTTTAGTGCTCAAGAAATGTTTGCTTTATATAAGAATCCTGTATTATTCAATAAATTTTTACAGAAAACTTATGAGTTTAAACCAATTCAAAATAAAGAATTCTATACAAAGAATACCTTTACTAAGAATATAATTACTGTATTAGGAGGAGCTGGGACAGGTAAATCAACTGGTGTTGCTAAGGTAGCTTACAACATGATAAAGATTGATAATCCTGATGCTACTGTAATGGTATCTGGACCTAAAGCTGACGTAGGAGAAAGACTTGCTGCCACATTAGGAATTGATAAGAGCTATGACAGGCTTCAATTATGGCAAGCACTGCTTACTGAATCTGGTTGGGAAAAGGTAAAGAAAGCAATTTCCGAATTTAGAAACCCGCCAGAAGAAAAGGGAGAAACCCCTTATTTAGTAGACGGAAATCCTGAAATATACAATCAAAACTTCTTAACCGAAGAAGATGTAAATATTGCAGCTTTACCTGATGTATTATTTGTTGATGAGTTTACTCACTTCTCTGGTATAGAAATGCAAATGCTTGCCAGCTTAAGCAAGTTTGTTGACAAGGATATGGTTATTTATGCCCTTGGAGACAATAAGCAAGAAGGGGTAATCAACCCAAGAAATGGAGAAGAACTTGATTTAACTGGAATGTATTTTGGAACTCCTGTACTTACTTCAAGTATTAGAGCCAACAATGTTCATAAGAAAGATAACTTGGATAAAATATCTTCAATATTATCTGAACTTATCGATAAAGAACAAGACAGTCAACTTAATGGAACTCAATTAAACATCAAGTCTACAATGAGGAACATTAGAAGTAAGTCTTTATTAAAGTATTATGAACTTAAAACTGATAAAGAAATAATTCTTCATGGCGATAAGTTAGTAGATGAAAACGAACTAAATGTTGATTATCTACAAGGACTTATTAATAACCTAAAAGAGGGAGAAAGAATAGCTTTAATTACCGACAATGTTCTTTCTGATTTTAGAAAAGATGTATTTCATCAATTTGAAGAAAAATATCCTGAACAAGTAGTAGTAAGAGATTCAAGAGACGTTCAGGGTTCTGAATTTAAATATACTATTGTTGATGTTAATTGGACTGATACAACTAACCAGAATACATTTATTAAAGATTTAAAGTATTTCTATACTTTAATGAGTCGTTCAGCTGATGGTAACTTAATAGTTAAAAAGAACTATAATATGGTTGCTAAATCAGATAGAGCTTCTACAACAAGCACTTCTGAACTTAAGGCTGATGACATTGACGGATATAAGAAATTAATTCTTAGTGTTTTAAAGGATGTTAAGCCAGACACAGAGGAAGTTCCAGTAGCTACAACAGAAGGAGAAGAAGTGGGAGAAACAATTCCAGCTACTCCTAAAGAAGTTCCTGCAACTGATGGTAACACTGGAGAAGAAACATCCAATGAAAATAAAGGACTTTATGACACTTCTAAGGATGAAGAAGCTGCTGCAGAGGTAATGAAAAGGAATGTTTTTGAAGAAAATGATTTACCTAAAGCATTGAAAGAAATAGAGCAAAAAATGGATGAGGAAGCTACTGGTGACCCAAATGCTGACATCAAGGCTAGAACAATGTCTATGGGAAGTTATTATAACCATCTTGCCCTTAATGTAAATGAGGATGGAATTATTCAACCTTATAAATCTACTAATGGAATTGATGAAGACTTATCAGGATTCTCTAACTTAATAAGTGGAAAAACTATTGAGGATATAAGAGACATTAATTTAGAGTCTGGACAAGGTATTGACTTACTTTCTTCATTAGCTTATATGAGGTCTTTATTTAAAAGGTCTGCATCTGAATTAAAGGACATAGTAAGAACTAAGTTATCATCTGCTGGTTCTGAACAATACAAGGCTCTTAGGCCATTTATTGAACTATACTTTAATGGTAAAACATCGGAAGATAGATTCAGAAGCTTCAAGGCTGCTGTTGCAAAAGGTAACTGGTTAGTTAAGTTAACTAAGTACAAACCTGGATATGATAAGGCCTATAATGTAGAAAACCTTAAAGAACTTAAACAAGATGAATTGTTTGGAAGAATAGTATTCCAGTTAAAGACTAAGGATGGATATCTTGATATTACTTTAGGAAGTACTACTGCCATTGATAAAATCATACAAAGTTCTGGTAATACAGAATTTGTAAATATCTTGAATGATAGAGCAACTCTAAACTCTAAAATAGACCAAAAGGGACAAGTATATTTCAGACTTACTGATTTTAAAGCTAAAAAGAAGGGAGTTTCTTTCGGTAATAAAATCTTTAAGAATAAGAATTATAACAAGTTAGATATGGTCAGACAGAAGTACAACAGGGGTAGAACCTTAGACCAAACTATGAGAGAGCATCCAGAACTTTTGTTCAGTGATGTTTACATGGATGGAGCTGTTGAACTTGATGGAAAAGCTAAGAGAGTTGTTAAAGGTTATCCTACAGTCTTTATGAGTGACGACCTTTGGGGAGTTACAAGTTCAGAACTACTTGATAGACATCTACAAAAGATGCAATATTTAGGAACTGATGAAACTGCGCCTTTCTTTGAAGTAACAAAAGGACATTTAAATCTTAGAGGACTTTCTCTAATTGACTTTATGAAAGAATGGGGAAGACTTGAAGGAGAAGGTGGTGGAAAAATCTATGGCGCTAAGGAGTTCTTTATGTTAGCTAGACCAGTAGAAGCTGCGAGATTCTTATACAGTATGTTAAGACTTAAAGAAGCAACAGTTCAAGATATTGAGCTTTACAATCAAGGAGTCGAAACGTTTAATAGTAATCTACTTCCGTCAGAAGAAGACCTTAAAAAAGATAAGATTGCTGTTGACCCTACTGGTGACGGAATTAGAGTAAGCGAATCTTCTCTTAATGAAGTAAAGGCTAAAATTACTAATATGCTGAATGATTTAAAAAATTCATTCCCTAGCTTGGTAATGGGTAGACTTAAACCAGTTAAAACTACTAAAGCAGCTGGACAAGTTGAGGCTCAAGACAGTAACACCCAATATTCTGTAAAGAATACGTCTTACTATATGCGTATGGCTATCTCTCCGTCAGAACAGTTCGAAATGCTAAGAGATTTCGGAGTTCTTCCAGAGTATGACCCAAGTGGGCCTTCGAATTATATTGTAAAGACTTTGCAGAATTTATCTAAGACTAATTCTAACTTAACAACTTTATTGGAGAAATTAGTAAATCCAGATGATGATATTTACAGTTCTCCAGATATAGACCCACAAATAACTAAAAATGCTGAATCAAAGAACCGTGCAATTCAAACCTTTTTAAGGATTCAACAATCTATACAAGGATATGAAGCACCTTCAACAGCTGCGATGCTCCCATTAATTAAAAGAGGAGTTATGGCTGGATTCACAGCAAGTACTAACGTTATTCGTCACTTATTCTACAATACTATATCAGAGTATGGCCCAGGTGATTTTGCCACATTTAAGCAAGCTATCGACTATGGAAATCTATACAAATACGGAGTATGGACTAACGGTATAGATACTGCAAGAAATGATAACGTACAATTTGGATACTATATATCTGCTTTAGGTCAGCAACAAGTATACTTCGATGGACCTATCCAGACTCCAAATTATTATATTAATTACGATGCATTAGAAACCGACCAAGAATTTGAAGTAAATCAACCTACTCAAGTTGTACCGGTACAAGGTCCGCCAGTTGTAGAAGAGGCTCCTGTAGTAGAACAAATTAGTGATAAAATGAAGTTACTTAATGCACAACAAGATTTGATTGCAAATATTTTGAGTTCTGTGGAAAATAATGTAACTTTGCAAAAGGATGAAATTAAAAGGATGCTAGAGACAATAGACATTACTAAGTTCAACTTAAATGGTGAAACTGTTGAGGATAGAATCCAATCATTCAATGCCCAATATATAAGTAAGGTACGTGATAAATTAGCAAGTCTGCCAAGGAGACTCTATACGAACAGCAGTGATGTTGCGACAATAACTCCTGAATATCTTATTGATAAAAACAATAATATTATTCCAGACCCTAATGCAATTGTTTCGTTTGCTGAACATATAAATGAAAATGAGTTACTGAAAAATACAGAAATAAATACTGTAACCCTTGAAGATAGTGATATAAAACTAAATGCAGAAGAACAAACCTTTACTGTAAGAGTAAATGGAAATGATTATGTATTTGGATTTGAGGAAAATGAAGCTATTCTAAAGGATATACATCCTTTACCTCAAGATGAAAATCCTCAAATTAAGTTCGTAGAAGAATTTAACAAGGGAGTACAATCACTAATATCTTCTTTAGGTAAGAATGAGGATATCACTAAAATGACTAAAGTACAACTAATGAAATACAACAAAGGAAAAGCAGTGGCTGAATTATTATCTACATTAGATATTAATGCGATAGCTAGTGAATTATTTGACCCTGATACTTTTGTTTTTGAGGTGGTTGACAAGTATCTTCCAGCAGATGGTGATGCTTCTGCTAAAGAAGGAGTAAGGAATAAAATACAATCTGTTAGAGATTCACTTATAAAGAATAACGAAGGAAAACCAAATTGTTAAAATGATTAAATGTAGAGTTGTTCCAGAAATAACGGAAATCGGTGCTGCCTACGATGCGGCTATCGAAAACTTTCCGGACAATTTAGAACCAGATTCAGTTGAAGGTAGGAGAGAGGTAATCTCTTCTGCCTTAAACTATTTAAAAGATAATGGGATAGTCCCATCACAACAAAGTCTAGGTCTAATTCAAAATGAATTGATTAGATACGATAGAGATGGTTATGAAGGTATATTCGGCTTTGCCACAAATGAAAAAGAAACTAGAGACTTAATAGAACAAAACTGGGATATTGTATCAATAGATGAAGATGCTAAGAATATAGCACCAGAAGCTAACGATTTCCCACAAGCTCCTATTCCCTCTATTAGTGAAGGATTGGATTCTATATTTGATAATATCAACGACCAATCGAGATTTGTTAGACATTTCCAAAATGAATTAACAAGATTTGCCTTCGTAAATTATAATCTTAATAAACTTATATCTACTAATAGAGATTTAAATGATTCTATTAGAATGTATAAGAATCAAATCTTCCAAGAACTTGCAAAGGAAATAGGAAGCCCTGTTACTCAAATGTATGCAGGAAGAGAGTTTCAGTTAGAAGCCTATAACAATCTTATTAAAGATGCAAGAATATATTTCTTCGAAGATGTGAAAGACGGAGTGTTTGTATCAACTGACCAAGATAGAATCAATGCATATAATAAATATGTAATACTTACTAATTTTGATGGATTCTTATTACGTTATAGTAAGAATATCATTCAAGTAGCAAGAGGATTCGTGGGAGGACATATAGACCCTAAAGCTGGATATAAGTACACCTTTAACTTAGGAAAGCATATCAAACAGGATTATAATAATGAACTTCAAGATATTAATGAACACGTTAATGGAGCTGTTCAAATGTTTGTTAATTCCATACCTATGGTAGATGAACATAATAATCCTACAGGACAATATGTTGAATTTAAGACATTCAACTCTCTTACTAGAATCTTTAGAAATATCTCTGAAAATAACCCAGGCATTACTAGAGAAATAAGAAATAACCCAAGAGAAGCTATTAAAGAAATTATCAATATTGCATATAATAATAGTAAAACATACTTCAAAGGAAATGATGCAACATTATATCCTACCTTTAGAAGTGTGAGACGTGCTGTATTTGATATAACAAATCCTTCTAGCTTAGCTTCTTTAGAAAGTAGTATAACTAGTCCAGACCAGATGAACTTATTCTCAATGATATTGAATCATATTAATAAAACATCTCCTGTAAGTTATCTGCAATACAAGTATAATCCAGATACAGGTAAATATGTTGTAAGTTACTTGGATAGTGAGTCAATTTCTCAAAAGAGAACTGACTTAGAAAAACACTTAATGATTCAGAGTACTTATGATAATTTCTCTGACATCTTTTCTAAACACTCAATTAATCCAGTTGAAGATGCTGACGGAGTTGTAAGTAATATTACCTTTAATATTGGAGGAGCACATTACAATTACAACTTATCAAATAAAGCTCTTACTAAGAATGGGATTGTTGTTCAAGATTATTTGTCTGAATTACTAAGTAATAGAAGTGGTTGGGGACAATTCTTCTCCGATGTTATGAGAAAGCCCATCGATGCAACATTTATTGAAACAGCAACAGAGGTTAACGATTCAGAAGACTTAAAAGGATTCTTAAATGTAGCTATGGCTACTGTTATTAACGCTGATGCTAAAGATGCTGCAATTAAGGCAGGAGAAACTTTAAAGGATGTTATTTCTACTAGGTATTCGAGAATAATTCCAGAAGATAGTAAAGCTACAACATATTATGATAGAAGACTTGATTCTTTAAGAATTGGTGGTATACTTGATGGACTTAGAGGACTAATTGCATTAAGTAGAACTATTGCAGCAAACAATAGAGATACTACTAAGAGTTATGTAAAAAATGCTGATGGGAACAGCCTCCCAAAGTATCGTTTGACTAGTGCTGGTAATGATGACTCTTATATCTTAAACGATATTAGGAGCATAGCCAATTTCAATCCCAGAAATCCAATGAATAGTAACTTATTTATTAGTACTGATGGACTATTAACAGGAACAGCCTTAAAGACTGACTTTACTAATTCAGAAGGAACGTCAAAGAATATATTTAAAATGCAAGCTAATGAGCTTCTATATTCTCAATTTGTATTTGATTATTTACAAACAAGAGACAAGAACTCAGCTAATAGACAATCAAATGAACTTGCAGGCATTGTTGCAATTCAGCCAACTACTTATTCAGATAAATCAAATATTTGGGTAAAGTTAGTGGATTTGTATAAGACATTGTCTTTCAAAGATATGTATGGAAACAATCTATTCGAAGGTAAATCTTTATCTGATTTAACAGTTAATGAACTTAATCAGCTAAGATTTTCTACATTACATGGAATGTTTCAAGGTCTATCTAATCAACTTGTAAATGACTATAAGATGTTATTTGCGGCAGTTGACGGAGTATATGTTAATGAACTTGGGGAATTTGATGAAACAGACTACAAGCAAATGAGTCCAGCTCTTAAAGCCTTAGTTGAGAAACAGACTCAATATATAGGTGATGAAGGAAGTTATGAATATTATGGATATAAAGAAGGATTAACTGTTGAGGATTTCATTCCAATGTTATCTAAACTTGATACTGATACAATCCATAATGCAATATATATGCTCCAATCAATGGGGCAGGATATAACTATTCTTCCAGAAGTTCACTACATCCAGACTAAAAAAGGACTTGCATTTAATACAACATTGCTTGAAAATATAAAGAGTTATTCTCTGAAAGACAAGAGCAACCAATCTACTTTAGACAACATTAGTGATAGTTATTGGACTAAGAAAAAAGAAGAGGATAAATTATATGCCCTAACTTTAAAAATGAGTGATGTGAGATTCGACCTATATGATGAATTTGGCAAAGAGGTTACTACTCTTACTGAAAACATTAATAGAGAAGCTTCTCAAAAGGACTTCGTTGATAGACTTACTCTTAAAGCTAAACAGGAATTATACAATAAGTTGCATATAGAATCTGATGAAAATGCAACATACGAAAATATTTGGATTAACAATAGAACTCAAAGACTAAATAATTACTACATTCTTAAAAAGAACGGAAGTAAATACGATATAGTTGATGATATAGATTTTATGAAAGTTGCAGGTAATACAGACTATGAAGTAGTACTTAACCCTGACTTAGACCTTTATAAGTCCATTGACAATTTAGTTAGTGACAACTACAATGCAGCAACTATTGGACTTCCATTTTTGCATCCTGCTAAGAAAGCAGCAGTTGCAAATGATGCTCCGCTCATTGATAAAATCAATGAAGAAGCAGCAAGAACAACGGCTATGTATAAGAGAGGTGTAGTAGTTGGAGCTACAATTCATCCATTCATCAAAGGTAAGATTACTGGTATTCCGGATATTTACAAACTTGCAATAATTGAAGACTTAAAAACTCCAGTATTCAATGTACAGGGAGATGATGATGGAGCTACACAATTTGACGGTGGTATCTTCCTAAATCCTATGATTGCAAGATATGAGCAAAACTCTCTTGAAGAAATTGAAATGAGTCCTATCCATAGAAAACCGCTTGGATATTTCTCTCTTTCAAATTATCTATCTTCTGGATTGTTAAAATGTGCTACTTTCGCTGTTACTAATGAGTATCTAAGAGCAGCACAGACTGGTGATGTTATAGGTAATTCCTTATTAAAACAAATGCTTGATGTTCAATGGGATATTCCAAATCTTGATATTACAGTTGATAGAAATGGAAGAAAAATCTCTTACAATGGACAAATGTATAGAGATATTAATACTCTTAAATACTGGAGCATCAACAATATTGAAAAGCTAAATAAGATAGGTTACGATGAAAACGGAAACCTTGACAATACTTATGAAATTACTAGAACTCAAATTGATAAGAATGGACAAGCTCTAAAAAGAGATGGTTCTATCATTACTGAAAAAATCAAGGTTAGAATTGATACTAACTATGATTTATGGATGGCTTTAGGTGGAGAGTTCTCTGTATCAAGAGACGGTAAGACTTTAAAAGAGAGTGAATCTTCATTGGATAAACTGACAGAAGTAGGAAACCAAGTAGCTTTCAATAGAAACAACATTGATGATATCCCTCTTATTCAAGAAGCTAGACGTCATGGAGCTAGAATAGATATTTATCCAACTGGTTTTGATGAAGATGTATCTCAAAATACATACTATCAACCAATGAAATTCTCTGGAATAGCTTACCTTGCTACTGCCGGCGCGGTTAAAAATGGTATGGCTAATGTAAATCCGGGAAGATTATTCAAGAATGGATATAATCCAAATATTCAAGCCCTTGAGGATTCTGATAGAATAATCTACGGACATCCTGCTATTGGTAAAACTTATGCAAAAGCAAGACATGATTCATTCCTATCATTTGACGACGATTATGGTAATGCTATTAGGAACTTTGTTGACAAAAGACTTAAGGAAGGACAAACTCGTCAAGACTATAAGAGAGAATCCCCGGAGGAATATAGACAGTTCTTACTTGGACTTTATGAAACTGCCAAGGCTAAAGCTAATGATGAAGGAAAAAGATTATTCTTCTCTGATTCAATCTTATTACAGGCTTTAGATGAAACTGGAAGACTTGAAGAGGTAGACAAAGCTCTTTCTATGAACCCTGATGAATTTGTAGAGAGAAGTAGAAATAGAGGAGAAATGGATGATGCAAATACAAGGGATTGGAAAAATACTATTGATTTGTATCTTAATAAAATTTCTGACAGAATAGTTAATGTAGGAAGAAATTATTTACTCGACATTCTTGACAATACTAGAAAGAAACATCAACGCTCTCAACTTACATATATTAATATCAAACCAGACTTCATTGGAATCCAGCTAAATGCTGAACACAGTGTTGATGAAGCTGAAGTATCTGAAATGACACAGGTAATTTCTGCACTTGAACAAATGAGTACAAGTCATGGAATGGCTAATCAAGTGTATGAAGATATTGGTAGAGTAATTGCAAGGGGTTTGCAAGAATATAACTTCGATGCGAACAGTGAAGAGGATAAAACTAGAGTATATAAAATCTTAGGTAGAGACTTATTAAGAACATTCTCAACCGGGGATAAGGACAGACTAGGACTTGCAGGAGCTTATATGGAATTAGTAAAAAAAGACATCCTTAGTGATAAATCTTTACAGGATATGGCATATAAGATTCCATTTGATGATAACAATATCTTTGGTGTATTTACTAATGGATTTACTAATGGAATCAATAGAGACATCATTAAACGTAAATATGCTGGACTTCAAGCTATTTTGAATCCTTCTCACGATGTTGTTACAGTATATGACGGCCCAGATGGTGGAGTTCTTAAATATTCTGATATTCTTGGAAGAGTTAATACTCCCGCTGAAAGAGACGCTATCTTCAGAAAAATGGATACAGAAGTGGAAATTGGAGAAATCAGAGCAGGCGACTGGGTTTCAATACAAGGTGGAGAACCTGTTAAAGTTCTTAACTATCGTAGTAAAGTTCCAGGAACTATAGGTATTATAGACCTAAAGGACATGAGACTTAATGGGATTTTATCTGTAAAACGTCTTGGTTCTAAAGGTAGAAACTTACGTTCTGCAAACCATGTTATTAAATTAATTGATGGAAGTTCTTCTAACGGATTTACTACATTTGATGCTTATGACTTAGACACTTCAAGACTTTCTTGGGATTTAAAAGAAAAGAACTGGGTAGATAATGTAAAGAACAACCCAATGCAGTTACAAGCTTGGAATGAAATAGTTCAGAGAATCTATGATAAATATGGAAGAACCATTACTTTTAATACAGATAAAGGAGAAATTAACGGATATTTAAGAGATTTAATCACTGATGATTTAGCTGAAATAGCACAGGGAAGGTATAGAATCCCAGTAGCTTATAGAAGCGGAGAAAATATCTTTGCACAGGTTGCAGAAGATAGATTTGATGCTAATGAACTTGCTATTGGTAAGAATACTGCTTCCAAGTTTGGATTAAAGATTGGTGACTCTTTAAGTGAAATTGAAGCAACTGGACCTTTATTCTTTGAAAGAAGACAAAGAGAAATCTTAAATACTGATATAGGCAGCAACAATTATGACATGTACTTTGTTAAAAACAATAAACAACATTTACATGTTATGTTAAGCAACAATCCTGCATCTAAAGCCAGAATTGATTCCTTAATAAAGGATGGAATTATGGTTGAAGATAAAGGAGTTGAAAAGACAACAGTCAATGGTAAAAACTATGTGATAGTAGACGGGCAAATAGGTTATAGAATTGATGATGATTCTAAGTTCTATAATTACATTACGTCTGCCGGAGAAAGTAGACAAGTCCTAGTTACATCTGATGTAGACACTTTAAGAGGAATTGATAAATCTAAATTATATAGCAATGCTGTATATAAGTATAGCTCTGGAAACATTGCAACTTTATTCCCATTACAAATAAACTCAATGTTTACTTCTTTAGAAGATAAAGCCATACTAGAAGAATGGTATGATGCTCTTAAAGAAGCAGAAACTGAACAGGATAAGTACGATATTGCAAATGAAGTGAATGAGCAAACAGCTTTAAATCTTGAAAGAAGAATTAAGAAATCTGCACAAGACACTTTCACTTCCTGGCAAGAAGCTCTAAAGTTCATTGTGGCTCGTATTCCTTCGCAGTCTATGCAGTCATTTATGAACATGAAAGTAGCAATGTTTACTGAATCAGAAACAAATATTTGTTATGTCCCAGTAGAACAGATTTGGTATCAAGGTTCCGACTTCGATATTGATAAAGCTTTTATGTTGGGAGCTAGTATCTCTAATCAAGGTATTTATTATAATTGGAGTCCGCTATTTAACTTTAATAGTCAGGAATTACTTTCTATATCTCATGATTTACCATTCCCTACTGGATATAAATATTTCTTAGATAATGAAGTAGGATTCCCTCTTGAAGGTGATTATTCGAACTTATTTGGTAAAACTTATGATGAAATTACACACGACCCTATATTATTTAGGAGTTTAGTAAATCTAATAAGAGAAGTTAGTAAATTCCCTCCGAGTGGAAATGCTAATATGGTTAAAATTGCAGGTCTTAATGAAGAATTAATTGACCTAATAGGAATCCATAATGAGTATGAACTTGGGGAAGCTGATTATCAAGAAGCAATTAAGAATAAAGTATTTAATGCTTTATGGAGAATTGGAGCTGATGTTAAGAACGTAGTTTCTGCAACATCTCCTATCTCAATGGGTCCTGCTCAAGATGCTGCTGCTGCTTCCACATCTGGACAGTTCAGTAAGCTAGTATCTAATGAAAATCCGGGAGCTAGAGTAATTCTACAATACCAGAACTCTATTGGTAAAGACGGTATTGGTGTATATGCTACTGGTATTAAAGTATTCTCTATCTTACTTAACTACTATAATGAAAAATTAAGTAAAGCAACAGAAGATAATCTAAATAGATATACCTTTTATAATGAGAATAGTGAAAACAAGGGAACAATAGAAGTATATGACAATGAAGGTAACAAACACATTATTCAACAGAGTCCTACACTTCCAAATGTTAAAGTAGACCCGACAACCAATCCTGCATTATTAAGTCTTGCGGAAGCAATAATCAAGAGAGGATTCCAAGAAGACGTATTCTTAACTGACTCTGTGCTTTTATCTGCTGCTACTGATAATGCTAAAGAACTTATTCTTGAAAAGATTAATGCTGGTCCAGACCTTGCATCTGTTTACATTTATTTGTTTGCAACTGGAGTAGATTTTAAAACAGCTTCTGACTTTATGACAACAAGAGCTGTAACAATGGCTCAAAACAAAGCTAAGACTAATATTCTGTATATTGACGGTAAGAGAAATAATCTCGATAGGGCTGTTAAATATTATACTGAATTAGCTGACCCTGATAGTTATATACCTCAAATTTATCAACAATCAATTATAGATTGGGGTAATGATACATTAGCTAAATTGTCTAATGACCCAGAAATTGGAGCTGAACTTAAGGAAATTATGAAAACTGAAACTAAGTTCTATAATATCCTTAATAAAATAACTAATCAGAAAGTCTTAGATGCTATTTTGGATTATGCTTATAATAGTAATACTCCACTTAAAATATATAAGAAAGAATTAGCTAAGAAAAAGAGTAGAGCTGAGCTTGAATTAGAATGGGAAGGGGCTTTAGAAGCTGAAGAAGATTGGATGCAATCTGAAGATTCAGAAGACTTTAGAGTATATAATACTGGAGAAAATAAAGCAGAACAACTTAGATATATATTCTCAAGATATGTAAACGAGTTGAAGAGAAGAAGAACCGAACTTAATACATTGACAGACGGAGACTTACACAATATGAAAGTATTGTTAGAGTTAAAACAGAAGTCAGATGAACTTACCAGACTTGGTAGATTAGGAAGCTTGAATCAAGGTATTAAAACCAAATTAATGGATAAAATTAAGTATATTAACCAAATAGAAAGTTTTGTTAATAGAAAGTTCACTTCCTTTAATAAAGAGAATGAACTTAGTCCAGATGATGAAGGTTATATTACTCCAAACTTTAATCTAATTGAGTTTATCCAGAATCCAGAGTATAAGCAAGAAATGATTGATGCTTATGAACAAGCTAAAGATACTTTCAATATTTTGGATATTATTACATCTGTTCCTCACTTTAACGAAATGTTAAATGCTATGGCAGTAGATGATAAACTTTTAGGATTCTATGCTTCTAAATATACTCTTACTAAGAATCTGGCAATGTCTGCATTACATGCTAAAGCTATTGGTCAGCTTACTCCTAAAGACATGGGAGAGATTAATAGGTTTGTAAGTGATGTTACTATTGTTAAGTTCTTAAAGACTGAACTTGCTAATAAGATTTCATTATCTCCGGGAAGTAAAATGTATAACAGTTTAGGAAAAGTTGTTCCTGTTGCCACTTCTGGCAAAATAATTGACTTTGCTAATGTGTATGATAGAGCAACATTTAAGATGTGGTTTGAACAAGAATTTATTCCAAATATGAAGGCGATGAATCCTAAGAATAAATTCATACAAGCATTAACAAGTACATACTTTAAGAATAGCTTCCAAGACTATAACTTCTTATATAAACTTCCTATTGATTTAGGAAACCTTGAGCAAGAATCAAACGAGATTGCGTACTCTAATTACTTGAAGGCATTTGATGAAATCAAGTATACAAGACCTCTTCCAGATGTAAATATGACTACTGGAGACTTATTCTTTTTATACAACCTATTGGTTAGTAAAAATGCTTTTGGAGACAATACTCTTACTAAGATATTTGAAAACTCCTTGAGTATGAAAACAAAGAATGATGAAGTTGAAGTTAGAAACAGTTTACTTCTTAAGTTTATGGACTTTGAAGCAAAACAGAATCCTAATCTTAATGAAGGAACTAACGGTCTTGTTGAAGGAGAAGATTATAAACTTGACGATTTGTATGTAAGACTTATTAAATATAATGAACCAAATGGAACTAGATTTACAAAAGAGTATGATAGTGAAGCTGGAAAGATTGTAATCAAAGAAAGTAATTATGGAGAAAAGAGTACATTAGACTTGTTTACTGATAACAATACAATGTTACTTCCATTTTTAACTAAAGGATTTACAAGACTTGCGACAGAAACTAAAAATGACTTAATATCCAAATTAGTAAATCTAATTTCAAACAATAAAGCTGAAATAAAATTAACTTGCGATGAGTAATTGTATTCAATTTACCATTGGAGATAAGATATATAAGTTTAGGGATGTGGACTTGAAAAAGTCTGCAACCCTAGACGATATTATCTCTGCTATTGCAGAAGACCCAAACTATGCAGGTCAGTTGGAAGACCTAAACATAGATTTAAATAGTAGAGGGATAGAATCTATATCTTCAACCAAAGAAATTTCAAATGATATAACAGATAGAAATACATACATAGCTGAAAACTTAATGGGAAACCTCAATCATTATGCATTAAGTCAAATCTATAAAAGAGTGGGAGTTCCTAATTCAGAGTTCTTTACTGCTTTTAAAGATATAATGGATAGAAGTAAGGGTAATAGATTGAGTTTTCTAGTAACTGATTCTCCAACTCAAACATTTCTTGGTAATTCAAGAGATTTAGTTGTAATTAATAAGAATGATTTATATAATCAACCTAAGTTACTTGGAGCATTAAGTTACGTTTATTCTCATTCCCAGTTACTTGATAATCAATCAGCTATATATAAAATAGTAGAAGATGCATACACCAAAATATTAGAGTCTCCAACTAGACTAAGGGAAGAATTACTTAACATTCCTGATAAGTACTCTGCATTAAGAAGATTGTTATACTATACACAATCTGATATGTACGATACAAATGATGATATTGCCAATCTAAAAATGACAATAGGCAATCATCTATTTGCAGAAGTTACTCGTAATATCCTTAGAAATAAAGACAAAGAGTTCTTTAACAATTTAAAGTTAAATCCTGTTCAATATAAGGCTTTAGAAAATTTAATTGTAAATCAAGAACTTCCAAATACAATCAACTTCGGAGATTATACTGTTTCAGTGTCAGAACTTAATAAGTTTAGACTTGATTACATAGAAGCAGAAAGAAATCCTAAGGATGATACTCCTGATATTGATGATGATAGTATATTGTTAAGACTTGCAACATTAAATCCCAATGGGGCTTTTGATGCTAATATGCTTCCTGCAAATAAAGAACAAAGGTTGATGTTGTTATCTAATCCAATTTCGGCATTTGTATTTGATACTTCTAACTTTAATAAAGTCTCTAAATATGTAACCAAATTTGAACAAGAAGTTGACTCTTCTATTGCCCAAGAAGAAAGAGAAGAACTTATCCAGAGTAGACTACAAAATGTCTATACCTCTTTCGGTAAGGGAAGACTTGACGTAAATGGCTACGTACTTGACCTTATTCAAGAAGCATCTACTAATAAGCTCGACTTTAAAAATGCAGAGGATATAAAAGGGTTCAATACTATGTTTTATCCTAATACTAAGGTAAATATGGATGAATCTCTTACATCTAAACCTAATAGATTACTTAGATTCAATCACTCTCAATCATTATCTAAGTTCTCTGAAAGTGCTTATAAAGTAGTATTCAATCCTAAAGTTAAGTATGTTAATGTGGTAGGTGGTTCTAATGCTCGTATAGAAATCAATCCAAACTTTAATTTGGAAGTTACGGAGGATTTCCAAGATAAAATTGACGCATTAGAAGAAGTTGCAACTAAAATAAATAAAAGCCCTTCAAAGAGAAGAGCATTATCAGTTAAATATAATTCTGATTATGACTATTCGATTGAAGAAGGAAGTGCAAACATAAACAAAGCAATTAACTCATTTAGAAGTGTATTTAAATATCTACAAGATGCAGTAGATGCAAGTAGGACTTTCTACTATTTAAATACTGATGGTATAGGACAATTCTCTCAAGCAATGGTAGTAAATGCAGACCAATTAGGGATTACTCCAGTTGTATTTGATGAACTTAGTAAATGGGTTTACAGCAATGTAAAATCTCCTGATAAAGCTGAATGGATTAAAACATTCACTTCATTAATGAACTCTGCTGAATATACTGACAGTGCACTATTTAAATTCTACGATTCTCAATCATTTAAAGAGAGAGCATTTAGTTCTAAAAGAGTAGACTCTTCTGGGAAATTATGGGAAAATCTTAATGACAGACTTACTAAAATAGAAGAAGAAAGAGGGCCATTATCACAGTTTGATATGTTAAAAGAAGGAGTTATATCAATGATTCCTATTCTTCCACAAGGATATAATTATGCTTTAACAAGAAAGGAAGAAGGAGACATTTTCAAACTTAAGAATGAAAAGGATAAAGACCAATTTATTAATGTAGAACTACAAAGAAAGATAGCTCTTACATATAGAAAACTTGGTGGTAGAAATATTTCTTCTCCAAGTGAGTTAATGGTTGGTGATGTTATAAGAATAAATCCAAATGACACATATCAAGCAGTTGTTCTTGAAGATAGACCAGAAGGTAAATTCTGTGCTTGGGTTACAGCTAATGAAGTTCACTCTGGAGTTTTAACTAATGAAGATTTGAAGAACGTAGTTAGAACTCAATATACAGCAGAGAACAGACAAATTGGTCCAGATGTAAGGGCTTTTTATACTAATGTCGGAGTCTTTAGAACATCTGACGGAGCTGTTGACTTTAGATGGGTAAATAATGAATCTTCTCTTCCAATATTACATCAAATATTTGCTGATGAAATTACTGAAATAGCAGAAGCAACTGGATTTACAGAAGACTTCATCAAGAGGAATTACTTAAATACTGTAAAGAGATTTCAAGTAGCAATGTTTATGGAACTTACTCCAACTACTGAAGAAATCACTTCTACTCCTAATGTAGAAACACTGTCTGATAATTTATCTACTCCCGAATTTGTAGAAGATTTAGTATCATCTTTAGCAAAAAGTGGAGTGCAGGTTACTTCTTATAGAAAGGAAGAATTAAAAGAAAAGTTTCCAACACTTGATAATGTTAAGGCATTTATTTATGACGGAGAAGTAATAGTAAATTCTGACTTAATGACGGATGATACTTTGCTTCATGAGTTATCTCACTTATTCTTAGCTGATTTAAAAAGCAGAAATTATGATAAGTATGTTGATTTAGTAAGAGGAATGGAAGGTTCTGATGCTTACGATACTATTAATAATAGTAAAGCATACGATGAACTTACATACAACGATAAACTTGAAGAAGCTTTAGTTCATGAGTTCTCTCAATACTTTACGAGAGTATTAAAAGATTACAGAGGACGTAATTTGAAACTCGATGAAATAGAATGGGATGGAATCATTAGTGATGTTTTAAACATTGATGTGAGTGAATTCTATGACGATAATATATATACTCTAATGAGGAAAACTCTATCTGAAATACATAGCGGATATGCAATTCAGAAAACTTTATTTAATAAGTCTAATGCTCAAAAAATGGTAAAACTTAGCAATATTAAATCTTCTCTTATGAAGAACCTAAGCTCTACTGATGGATATGGATTAATTGAAATTTGCGAATAAAATGGCGTGTAAATATACTTTAAAAATAAATAGTACTGGAAAGGTTCTTACATTTAATTCTGAAAAAGAACTTGACAACTATCTACTATCTAACTACACTGAATTTGAAGGTATGGTTGACCATACCTTTAGATTTAGTAAAGACTACATAACTATGTTAGATACAGAACAGGTAAAATCTCAAGATAAACTAGATAAAGATAGGAAACTTGCCTATGAAAAAGCTAAAGCAAGAAATGCTAAAAACGATGATACAATAGTAGTCAAAGGGCAAGGTGAAATGACTGATGTCATTGAAAACGAAGAAACATATTCTGACGGATTTATATCAGTTCTGAAGTTCTTATCACGTCAGAGAGGCACCTCTGCGCCCCTTATTAACGCTTTCAGTAGGGAAGGGTACAAGAGGAACACCCGTATAGATAGGTCCCAAGGCAAGCCTGAAGACGTCTCTCCAGAGGAGTGGCTAAAACAGGTCGATTCTTCAATAGACCAAGACTTTGAATATTGGGATTATTTACAAGAAATAGGTCGTGGGTTCCACTTAGTAATGGATACGGTTATAAATTCCAACTTTGATATTTCTGCTGACATGGTTGATTCTGTAATTAGCAAGAAATTTGAAAGAGATTTCTTAGGGGGAAAGAATTTAAGTACACTTAATGGAGTATCAACTGGGGCATTAATGAGTTTCATTAAAGGAATTACAGCTTTAAAGAAAAATATAATCCTCAATAGTGGAAGAGGAAGAAAATTCAAAAAATTCTATACAGAATATGTAGTAGACCACGATGGTGGGCCTGATGCAAAGCTTAGAGGTAAGATTGACTTACTTGCAGTATTTGAGGATAATGAAGGTAATCAAAGCGTTGAAATATATGACTTGAAGCTTGCTACCAAGCCACAAGATAGGTGGGATGCTGATAAGAAAAATACTATTCAGTATCAGCTCGGTTTCTACAAAAGAATGTTACAAGCTAAAGGAATTGCAGCAAGAAACATATCTACTAAAATTATTCCAGTTCTTATTGAAGGGGATAAAATACTTCATAAGATTGACAAAGTATCAGTCGGAGAACCAGAAGTTTACCTTCCTAATATTGGACAAAAGGCTAACATTGATGAAGTAATTAAAATACCTATTGGTACAGAGAATTTATCCAACCCATTAGAAAATACAGTATCAGAAAGAATGAGTAAGTTCTTCCCAATGAGTAAAATCAATCCTACTGATATTGTAGACTTTGATATGTTATTTGCTTCTCAAGTACATATTGATAAAAATACTGGAGAGTATTGGTTTAGAGATGTTACTAAATCAACTAATGAAAAGGGAGAAATAAGAAGAGCTACTAAAGAAGAAGCAGAAGCTGCATTTGAAGACTATCTGGTAAGAAAACTAGAGCATGATAATGATGTAACTCTCGCTATTACTAATAACCTTAAATATAACCTAGATAAGGTTAATGGTTTTGGAGGAAAAAATTTCAATCCTACAAGAACAGGTTTACAAATTGTTCCAGCTAACACTTATGAGCCTAAACTTGGATTATTTGAAGCAAATCTATCTAAGTATAAAAATGAGCCAGGATGGAATATAATTAGTAATGATGCTCTTACTAACATGAATGTTATTCTCCTTATTAATGAAACAAGAAAAGAAATGGACTTAATTTCCATTGCTTCTCATGACCTTAATAGTACTATCAATCTAGGTAAGGGTAATAATATCTTTGGAAGATTTAAATCCGATAGAGAAGTAGAGCTTGATAAGCAAGTAATTAAAGCTACCGTTGGCAATGTAGAACTCATGAAATTACTTTCTATTGCCAATGCCTTTCAAGAAACCGATTTAGGTTCTTATACTATCGGAGAAATGAAGGTTGTTAATATTGGTAAGAGTGAATATCTTTCTTCTTATTTAAATCAAGAAAAAATAAATCATGCTTTCAATACTCTGTGTGAATTATCTGGGCAAAGTAAAGGAAACACATTAAGGTTTACTGATGAATTTGATATAGCTTGGAGAACCTTTAATAACATTATGAATTACGGCAGTTATGAGAATAGAGATAGACTTGATAAAATTGCCAAATCATTATCAATAGATGGGGATATTACATCATTCGATAAACAAGCAAAGATGGACATCCTTACAAGAATGTTCAAGGAACTTCAAGCTAGATATTTCTCTACTAATGCATCTGCTGATATTTCCAATCCTATTGCATACTTATTCTTACAAGTATCTAATGCTTTGGCTAAATATGGGAATACTACCATTGATATTTACAATGAAGAACTTTGGGCAAAGAACTTTGGTAATTTGGCAGAGCAATGGAAAAGAGGAGAATTATTTAATGGTACTTATTTAAATACCATTGATACAATTCCGATTGTAAAATCAGTTGCTCATAGATTGGCAGAAACTAATAGAAATATTACTAATTTATACGGTAATTATAAGAACAAAGATAGAGCTGTAACCAATAAGTTCTATCAGGAATCTGGGCAAGGTTTCGTAGGGAAAACTATTATCAATGATTCCACAATTCGTTTTAAAAGATTACTTGACCAATCTGATTCTGGAAAGAGAAAGTTTATGGTTAAGAATCCATATGATATGTCTACTGATTTAAATCCAGCAGAAAGAAGCTATTTAAAATATTGGCTAGAGGATTTAAATAATAGAAGATATCCAGGACAGGATAGAGCAGAAGTTGGAGAAAGATACTTTGAAATACCATTATTAAGAGGTTCTTCATTCTCTAAAATAAGTAATGGTAAGAATCCTCTAGTTACTTACAAAGAAGATGGCTCTTTAGAAATGGTAAATCCAAGAATGACTACAACAGCTCAAGAAGAATACTTATCTACTGATGCTCTAAAGAATCTTGTAGAAATGTATAATGTATTCGATATTTCTAATTCAGTGGGAGGAAGAGAGAGACTTCTTTCCGATACTAATGGTAAGTCTGAACAAACATACGAAACTAACCTTGAACACATTAAGGATATATATGTATTCTCTGATATTAGAAAAAAAGAAATGGATACAGTCCTTCCTGCCATTAATGCAGCAATCATTTCTCTTCAATTTACACAGAGACTTTCTAATAAAGATGCCCAAGCAACTATCGACTTCTTGAATGATTATATTAAGTCAGCTGTGTTTGATGAATCTTTAATTGATAAAGAAAGTAGGGGAACATTCAGAACTTTAGGAATGTTAAAGTCAGTATCTACCAAATTTATTCTTGGTTTTAACTACTTATCAGGAGCTAAAGAAACTATTACTGGATTCTTTAATCTTTATGAAAGAGCAGTAGCTAACAGTTTACTTGATAAAGACAAGATAGGATTAAAGGATATGACTTCCGCTTATACTACTGTTTGGGTTGATTCTGTAAGACAGATAAGCACAATTACTATCTTAGAGCACTTAAACTGGCAATATAGAATGGCTAACGTGGATATGAATGCATTAGTTGATAGAATGAACTACGAAAAGACTGATGGATTCAGATTTAATGACAGAATGTTCTGGGCTAATAGAGCTCCCGACTTCTTATCAAGAATGACAATCCTTATTGGCTATATGAAGAAACATGGTTGTTATGATGCACATGAATATAAGAACGGAGAAGTAACTTACAATTGGAAGAAAGATAAGAGATTTAGTCTTCTTGCAAATCCAAATGCTGACACTAATTCATCTGACTGGCAATATCAAAGGTCTTTATATAACGCTATGATGGAAACTTTCTTTGAAGAAAATTATAAAGTTCCGAATGCTGACGGAACTTCAAGATTCCTATCAAGAGAAAAGGATTCAAGAGGAGTTTATAAAGAAGCTCTTCCTCAAGCATATACTACTTTGGAAGCTAATATGATAAAGCAAGAATCCGACGGTATATTCGGATATATGGACCACGATACTAAGTCTTTATATCTAAAGAAAGGAATGTTTATATTCCTTCACCAATTCCAGACTTTCTTGTCAGCGAAGAAAAACCAATACTTCTTAAAAAGAGGTACTTACGACCAAGGTCATTGGGTTCAAGTGACAGATGATGCAGGAAATAAACTTTACTGGGATACTGTTCAAGATAATGAGGGCAATACTATTAAAGTTAAAACTACAGAAAATACAGGAAACCCAATTGTAGATTGGCAAGGTAAAATTATGGAAGGAATCGCATGGTCACTTAGAGACTTGTTTAACTTTACTAAGCCAGAGAGAATGAAGGATGCGTGGAGAGACCCTGTAAAAAGAAGAAATCTCCTATTAGCTTTAGAAGATGGGGCTATTATAGGAATTATTTATCTAATGCTTGCTTTACTGTTCGGAGACAAAGATGCAAAAGCTATGTCAAATACCGAACAAGCTATTGCAAGAATAGCAAGAAATGTAGGCGGAGAATTTAATATGTTTGCAATCTTTAATGGAGCCGTAGACTTCAAGATGCCTATGTATCAATTTTACAGTGGGCTGTTTGAAGATGGAGTTAAAGTAGCATCCGGTGATATGCATGTATTAAGATTCTTTACTGATAATACTGGAGCATTCAGACCTCTTAAACCAACTGTTATAGATAACTTTAAAGCACCTAACGCTAACGAGTAAATGAAAAAAAATAAGGGCGCCAATCAAGTATATACTTTCGTATATGCCTGACTGACGCCCTTAAATTTTATCGTTTTAACATGTTCATAGTATCATTATAAGCTAATGTTATAGCTTTAATGTAATACTTCATATCCAAGTTGTTTTCAATTATTATATCGACCATTATATCATCAATAAGTTTTTCACTTATGTGATTTCCTGCTCCACTGCCATCTCGTTCTATTTTCCATAGAACTCCACCAGCATTTCGTATAGCATCCGCTTCATTTGGAAATCTGACATCTGGAACAATCCAGTGACTTTCTTTATCCCGACCGTAGCTATACATTAACGCTTTTATCCATAAATCCTTATCAATACTTCTTCCAACTTCCGTTCCAAAATATTGTAAGAATTCTCTGTTGGTCATAGGTTCTCCTTCTTTATTTGATAAAGGTAACGATGTAAACGATTCTTTAAATTCTCCAGATTCAAACATAAATCTTGGAACTCCTAATATGATAGAAGCACATTCCTTTAGTTTATCTGCAAAGGCATGTTTTTCCCACATACAAGTTATAGGCAGTATATTGTCTACGTTATCTAGAATATATTTTTCTCCTTCTCCTTCCGAGCACGCACAATCATAGTCAACAGTATTTATTAACTGAACAATTCTACATGCAGTATCCTTTCCCGATTGGGCTTTTCCCGTTATTCCGATTATCATTTCATGTAGCTCCTTAATTCGTTTAAAACAAAGGTGGGGTCTAGATACGGCATCTTTTCCCTAATTTTGTTATATTGCTCGACAAGTTCTTTTTTGTCGGATATTTCATCAGAAAACCCTAAGAAACCGTCACTGTCAGACTTAAGAATAAGTCTATGAATTTCACATGAAATTGCAAAGAGTATCGGGTCTGATGTCTCAAGATTATTCATCATACAACATACGATTTTACTAAATCAGCAATCTGTTTACCGTCTGCGGCAGGGAACATAGCTTTGAGTTCTTTGATGATAACTCCCATCTTGCTCTTAGGGATTTTGGGTCCGTCTTCGCATCCTTGTAATGCGCAGACTTCTGCTAATCCTAGAGCAAGTGCTTTCTCGCCTGGGACTTTAGGCAAAAATTCGTTTAAGATAAGAGATTCCTGCATCTCTATATCATATAAGTCTTGTCTTCCTGCCATACGATACTGTTCTGCATTATCAATGCGTTGGTCTCTCAACTTCTTAATAATGGCAATCTCCGTTGCCTTATCAAGAGGTTTTGCATTCTTCTGTGTTTCATGAACCAGAAACGCAGTTTTAATTGCCCTAAGAACTTCAGTACGAGTTCTTGTTTTTGCTTTCATTGATTCTTTAATCAATTCATCAATATCCTCTCTCATTTTCTTCTAATATGTTTAAAGTTACACCTCCAATACCCATTAATAATATGGCAGAAATACATATTCCAAACCACATATTAAGTGAATATGCAAACACTAAAAATAATACTACTAAGGTTATACCTCCTAGTGCAATAGCTCCAAGTGCGAATAATAGGGCTATCCGCTTTCGTAAATCTTCTTTATCCATTTTTCTTTATAGTATGTCTTCTTTTGATATTTTGGGCAGTACCACTATTCCAACGACCTTCTCTGACATAAGCAATATCAACATCTGACACTCTGGTCATTGCTGCATCTCTGTCTTCGTCAGTTTTATAATATCCCATATAACTTACCATTGATTCATCTTTGGGAGTATTTCTGGGATTTTCAGACATGTGATATATTGTTAAACCACATGGAAGGTTCTCTGTTATAAAGTCCATAGCCATTTTATCTACTCCTTCATAATCACCTACCACAAATCCTTCAAAGTCTTGATTGTGGTAGGCAGAGTAAATAGCTGGAATGTAGTACTTCTTAAATTCTTCTTCTGTAATGTCTCTATGTCCGCTAATAAAATATATCATGGAACTATTTGTGCGTCTAGGTCTTTCTCAAAGACGTTAATATTATACCAAGAAATTGCTTCAAGTATTCTATCTTCGTGGTTAAATGCCCATTTGTATTTTGAAATATCTCTTACAGGAACCCATTGGATAGTTTTTACTTCATTTTTCTCACCGTCTCCATTCAATACAGCTTCCATAGAAGTAGATACATTATCTTTTCCGTATTTAAGAATGGTTATATAACGTAATGTTACATTGCCGTTATTACAGTATTTTGGGTCTGTCTCAACTCCAAACAAAGCCCATTTAGATGGGTCAATTTTAACTCCAGTTTCTTCAAATGCTTCACGAGAGCAGGCTTCTTCCGCTTTTTCCATATCTAGAAAACCGCAAGGACAGTTCCAATAACCTTGGAAATCGGGAGTTCCTTCTCCTCTTTGGTTAGCCAAGACACACCATTCACCCTTGATTTTACAAAATGCGAATGCAGCAACTGCACAATATCGACCAGACCATAAGGTCTTGCCAGCATGTTCTCCTTCTTCAATTGTATAACTCCAATTTCTCATTTATGTCTTCTTTTTGTTTTAGATGTTTCTTCGAGTTCTTCCAATGGATTATACTTTAGGTCATTGTAAGGCATTAATGAAGTGCCTGCAATCCCTACCAAAGTCTTTCCATCATACTCTGATTTATAGATAGATAATACTTTATCAGTTTTCCTTTTATATGCAATATATATTGGAATGTCTTTCTTATGACAGGTTTCAAGTTCTTTCTTGGTTCCTCTAGTCATGTCTTCGACTTTGATTCCCCAATTGAAATCATTTATAATAAACACTGCAATATCAGAACCAGTTAATAAGGAACTTTCATACTTGGTTCCCATTTTCCAGTGGTTTGGCTCATAACCAAGAGAGTCCAGAAATATTTCTACTTCTGGAACTAAGTTAGCATATTGCATACTATATGATACATATGCTTTATTCATTTTTATAAAGATTAAATCGGTGAATGTATTGGCTAATAGCTTTAGGTACAAGAGGGTAAATTTGTTTCTTGTCCCTAACCAAATACCTAATCATAGTAGAGCTTACGTCAAAAGTACAACTAATATACCCATCCACCTTCGCCTTGAATGAACTGTTGGCTCTATTTACTGCAATCAGCTTAAAGTTTTCTAATATCCATTCTCCTTCCTTCCAATTTGCAATATCATCTACAATGTCTGCACCTACAATCAGATAAAGTTCTTCGTTTGGATAATATTCCTTCAAAAGTTGTAGGGTTTGATAGGAATAGTGAGGTTCTGGAGTGTAATAGTCAATACTAGATATTGTGCAATTATCAATTTCATCAATAGCCAGTTGTGTCATAAAACACCGGTGTTGAAATTCAGTTGCTTCGCGGTCTTTCCACACATTCTGCATAGTTGGAACCACCACTACTTCGTCAACCAAGTTATCATTTAGTGCTGATGTAATCATGTACAAATGACCCATATGGATTGGGTCAAATGTTCCTAATAAAAATCCTACTTTCATTTTTATATATTTTAATTTTTTTAGTCTACGAAATATCCACGAGAGTCCAATTCTTTTGATAAAAAACTAATAGCTTCTACACTGTATCGTTCGGTCAACTCCTCTATTTCATTGAGTAAATCATTAACCAAATCAGATACACCACAGAACCCTATATTTCCCACGAAATCGACAAGATTTTTAATAAGTTCGGGGTCATCTACCTCGAACTTCATTTCATCCTCGAAATCATCAGGAAGATAATCGTCGTCAGCATTATAGTATCTTTCTTGAACATATACTTCCACCAAGTCAAGAGTGGCATGGACTGTCTCTTCCTCAAGTCTAACAGTCAATCTAAATGCCTGAGAATCATCGTCCATTTTCTCAACTATCATATAGAAAGAATCTTCCCATGTATAATCATAGTCAGATACAAGATAGTTGGCTTCTTTTAGAGCAACTAATAACTGCTCATATATTTCGTCAATCGTTTTCATATTCTTTTCTGGGTATATAAATTGGAGCTTTCTTACGTTTAAATTCGGAAGCTAAATGTCGGCTCCAAACCTTATTGACTACATCTTCTCCATGTTTAGCACATAACTGTGACCAGCAATCAGATTCTGCCATTTCATCATGTGGGTGCATGATTTGTCCAGCTGAATCATAGCTTTTTCTAAAGTCCTCGAATGGAATGAATCTACTAAGGATATCATCCACAGTAGCGTAGTCCTTAGCACCTATCTGGTCTAAGTCACTATTACTAATACCAAGACCATCAGTGGGAACTAGCTTGCAAGAATTATATATAGCACATGACATTGCTTTATAATTATCGCAAGTTTCTTTATAATCATTACGAAGAGCTTCTAGAGCTTTACTTTTATAATGGTCTTGCAAATAGTTTGCCAGTCCGTAAACTTCAGTCTTCCACAGGTCTTGAATAGGGTCAAAGTCACCAACATCACCATGAATAGTCCAGAATCCAAGCTGATATTCAGTTTGATTATCTGTACTCATTACTAATCCCTTGCGAATAGATGCTATATCATAAAGATGTATCATTCTACATCTAGCTTGGATATTGCCATTAGCAATAGGGGTTCTGCCAGCCAGTTCTTCTAAATCACTTAGCCAATACCAGTCGTAGCCTTTACAGTCTTTAATCAATCCTGCATCAGCACAAAGGTCAAATAAGGATGCCTTGTAAGAATCACTCAGATTGAATACTTTAAATTCATCACAGAAGGCTTCTCCGACAAGTTTAGATACGTCAAACTCATCTTCTTTATTCTTAATAGGAAGACTTCTACCTATAAGAGGAATGCCAGTCTTCTTACTAACTTCATGGCAGATAGCAGCAACAACAGTGGAGTCAATTCCTCCACTGATGCCTAATACCATTGCTTTCAAACCATTAGAAGTAACATAATTTGCTGTTTCTTCTACTAAGGTATTAAATACCTTTTCATAATTTAATTCTTTCATTGTTTTACTCGTTTAAGATAATAAACTATTACCCGACTGGAAACTTTGCCTCCTGATAAGAACTTAATTATAGTTGCGACTAATTCCCAACCGTCATCGCCCAGTCGATTAAGCTCTTCGCAGGTAATGTCTGTTTTTTCTAAATATTCAAATTTCATAGTCCAAGTTCTGCTAAACAAGAGTTAACTTCCATTGCACGTCCCGTATGTTTGCCTTCATCATCAGATAGCTTTACACAGTCATATACCGGCTGATTAGAGTTCATCTGACAAGATGTAAGTTTCATAACAATGTTAGAGGGTTTAAATCCAGTGTCATTGGTAAGGTTTGTACCTATACCGAACGATGCTCTAATTCTAGTCATACAATAGAGAGCAATATCTTCAGCCTTTTCAAAATCCAAAGCATTACTAAAGATAATGGTTTTCGTAGTTGGGTCTATACCCAATTCTTTATAGCGAGCAATCATTTTATTTACAAATTCATACTCGTCTCCAGAATCACATCGTACTCCGTCAAACAACTTAGCTTGTTTACGTGAGAAGTTCTTGATGAATACATTCGATGTGTAAGTATCGGTAAGAGCTATTCCCAAGTCTCCGTCATAAACATTTACCCAATTCTCAAGAGCCATATAATTAGCTTGTTTGTAACCATACATAGCTCCATGGAACATAAACCATTCATGTGGATGTGTTCCCATTGGTTTCATGTCATACTTCATCGCAAAGTAGCAGTTGGAAGTTCCGGTACAATAGATTGATTTTTCTTTAATGTACTTAATAACTTCTTCTTGTATATTATAAGAGAATCTTCTGCGAGTTCCAAATTCGGAAAAGTAAATTCCTGATTGATTGGAACGCTTAATTTTACTTTCCAGTTTATTAAGCATTACAGGAATATTGACTTTATAGCCCAACATTCTATTTCTTAACTCTGAAACCATTGCAAGGATAGGCACCTCATAAAGAGAGACTTTATAAAGATAATCCTTTGCTACAATGTGAAGATGTTTTTCTTCATCCAAGAAGATTTGTACTTTACTTGGGTTAAATGTGAATTGAGATAACCATTCCCAGTAATGTCTTGGAATGAATCGAATAGAGTTCATAAACTCAAATTCATCACTTGTAAGTCTTACCTGAGCAAGGTTATATAACTCAATACGAAGTTGCTCAACAAACTCTTCTGTGTATTCAGTATTATCACGGTCTTTAAACTCAAAAGTTCCTACCGCTTGTGGGAACAACTTCATGTAAGCATAAGAAGTTGTAAACTTGTATAAATCTGTATCTAAAATTGATTTAATTATCATTTCTCTATTGGTTGATAAATGTTTAACTTATTTTCTTTTATAAATTTTTGGAGTGTTGTTCCGCCATCAATAGATGCAATCCCTGGGAGGTATACTGAAAGCCTATCCCAAATAGGTTGCAAGTTCTTAATTGTGTTAAGTACACAATAATCTCCCGCAACTCCACAAATTACAATTTCCGATTCATTCGAAAGGTATATGTCAGCTCTACTATCGTAAATATCATCAAGCGAATAAGTATAATGGCTTTTCCTGTTTGGGTCAGGTTTAAGGTCTGGAAAAGCCCCATATTCCTCTTTAAACAGTCCTTTCTCAATTACATCGTATCGGAGATTATTATTTCTACAAGCTGTAAGAAGTAAATCATTAATTGCCGCACCTTGGGAATATTGGACACAATGAACTGGCCACTCTCCTCCATTTTCTTTAAAAGAAGGATGAAAGAAAGCGTGCCAGTCCACAGTAAACCACACTCTATCAAAATGCTCTTTATACATTAATTCTTCTATATTCCATAAAGCAGGAGTGGCTCCCTTTACATATAAAGAGCCACTCTCTAAGCAGAAATCATTCTGCATATCAACTACTATAAGTATTTTACTCATCGACTCCAGCTACTAAATATTCCTGCAATTGCAACAATAGCCAACCATAAGGCTATCGGAATCCATAATGGGCTTAAGACCCACCACCAAGACCAAGCTATGACGCCACATAGCTTAAGAACAATAAATACTATAAGAAGAATTCCACCTATGCCAATTCCTCCACTACTGTTACTATTACTCATAATTCAATTATTAAAGGTTCAAATGATTGAATGTATCTCTCGTCTACTAAAGACACATTTGCCATTTTCATATCATCTAAAGTCATCAATCTGTGTTCTCCTGAATGAATGTGTCCACAGAAAGCATACTTTGGATGTTTTCTCATAATTTCATCAGCCAACCAAGGATTACCTACATCCTCTCTAGTCCATGACTGATGAATAACACCTAATCCACACAGCTTAGGAGCATCGTGTGAGATTACTATATCACAATGTTCGGGCATTGTGGAGTACGCTTCTATAAGAGTTTTCTCCTCATACATATATGCCCAATTTCCAAATATCTTGCAATATGGAGTTCCCCAAATTGTGTATTCGGTTCCATCTTTATAATCAATGTAAGTATATGACTCATTATCGAGCATTACTAACTTCCCATCAGTGGGAGTATAAAGAAGGGAATTTTTGGAAAGAGTATTCTGATATATAGACGCTAATGCAAAGTCATGATTTCCGCCTACCATAAATACTTTTTCACAAGGTAAATCTTTTACCCATTGAGCAAATTCATGACTGAGCCATTTCTTGCTTTGTGGGATATTTCTTTGCATCTTTAGTGGGGTAATATCCCCACAGATTAAGTAAATATCACACTCTTCTTTTATTTCTGGAAGAATCCCATGTAAGTCTGATAATGCGCCAAATTTCATTTATGTTTCCTAGTTTTTATGTATTTCTTACTCTCTAATTGTTGGGAAGGAGAAACAAGAGTAACATCTATTTCTATGATTTCTCCTTCTTTGGGGAGGTCTGCATAGCCAGTAATAGAGTAATAGATGCAAGAATTAATTTCTTCATAGTCTTCATCATCTTCCCACCAAACCCCATCTTCATTAAGGGCTGGTTTTGTTCTCCACAAACACAATCCTTCTTCGTCTTTTGTTATCCAAAGTCTCATTCTGTTACTTTCTTTTTAAATTCCTCAAATGATTTTATCTCTGGAACCTCGTCTCTGTTAATTACCCAATACTTACCTGGAGCCTTACCTCTATGGTTGGCTCTGTATTCATTGTACCTTTCAGTAATGTCAAAGAACTCTCTTAGTCTACATTCTCCAAGAGCATTAGCTAAATCCTCTATTTTGAATACAAAATATTTGAATTTATTGCCGTACTCATCTTTTCTTGAATATACATCTTTTATGAATTGCCCAAGTGGTGGGATTTCGACTGGTTCATCTTCCCACCTTTGCTCTCCAGCATAGAAATAGAACATTTCTCTAAAAATAGGTGGCAAATCTGGAAGATAATCAAAAGAGATGGCTTTACTATCAACCCACTCTCCTATCACAGTATCACGGATAGGAGTTCCTTTTGTATCAAGTAACCAACGCTTTCCGTCTTCATCGGTTATTGCAAATGTCTTTCTCATATTTCAATTTCAAATTTTATAGGTTCATTTTCATAAGTCATTCCTTCTGGTATAGGAAAGCTAAACAAAGATTTGGGATGAAGGTCGTTGACTTTACCCCAAGCATCATACTTAGGATTTACATTCCAAGATTCTCCATCCCAAATGGGAGGATTGTCATAATACCAACCCTTCCCATCTTTATCTATTGCGTAGTAATAAGTTTTAATCATTACTAAGAGTCACTGTACCTTTAAATAACTTAACGTCATCCATATATGAATACGTCATTAAAGTTCCTGGTACAAAAGCTGGATGTTCTAAAAGAATTATAGTGTGTCCTGTTTGGTCACGCCCTACATAGATGCCTATATTATTGGGTTTACCATCAAACGCAAACTCAATAATATTCCCCTGCTTAAGAATAGAATCAATGCCAGGTTTATCTATAAAAACTTTCATTCCTTCAAGTCTCCCATTACGTTACGGTTAATTCTATCTTCAACACGTTCTTTACAAGCATCAAGGTATGCTTCAAGTGCTGCTACTTGCTTAGCGTTCTGTTCACAAGGGAACTTCTCATTCAGCTTCTTCACTCTATCAAGTAAGATAAGTGCAAGTTGCTCTGATTGCCAACCAGGAGTTACTGTACCGTCTTCATGCTTGTGAACAAACTGAATTGTGTCAGTAGCATCCACATACTTGGTTTTGCCATTAACAAAGCCAGCACACATTTGGGCACGGTAACGATGAGCACCATCATCTGGAATTACTTCAATGGTTGGTTCGAGACTTGGATAAACCAATAATTCCTCTATTGTTTGATATTTCTTTTTTAAAGCCATAGTATTTTATTGTTTAATCATTATATGATATTATTTTGTAATATACGGTACTACCTACCCAACGCCAACCCAGATAATTTACTGGAACCCATGCAGGTTTACTAAGCAAATCTCTAAATTCTAATGGCGTTAGATTACGTACTATATCTGTTTGTGGTGATGCTCCCTCAAGACTTATTAATACCTTCATGTTTTAACCAGTCTTGGAAGTACCACAATTGTCCACATCCTCCACCAATATCGTCCTGACCAGCAGGATTAAATACTCTAGTGGAGAAACCTAGTTCACAGAGTCTCCTGTTAAAGTCTCTAATAAGACGAATTTGTCTATCAATAGAATTCTTTACAGTTTCATCCTTTTCACAAATTACAGAAAGAGTAGTTTCCCAAACATCGGTTCGAAAGAGTTTGTACAGTCTCCTTGCGTCTTCTTCTGTATCATTTCCTTCATGTACACAGTAATTGAAGAATGGTTTTCTTCCTGTGTTCGCTGCCCAAAATTCTCCCGCAGCAGCAATCTGGCGGAGAGTACAAGTCTTAGTCGGAATTAATTTTGCTCTAGCTTCATCAGTTGATTCATGTACTGAAAACTGCAATCCGACTTGAGGTATTCTTTTGGAGAGTTCAATAAACTCTGACATTGCATGATATAATGTAGATGGAGCAGATGTGGACACTAATAGTTGAGCATTTGGATATAAGTCATGTAAAGACTCGATAGCTCGCTCCAAATTGATATAATTCAGAAATGGCTCTCCCATACTCATGAACATAATTTGGAATTTCTCAATGTCTTTAGTATTACAATCAATGGTACTTAGAACTGTAGTTACTTGTTCTATTATCTCATGCCAATCAAGATTCCTTACAAAGAACTTTCCTGTTCCACAGAACGTACAGCCAACCGGACATCCAGACTGTACAGAACAGCAAATTACTGTTCTCTTCGCGTATTCTCCATAACGATAAAGGACTGCTTCTGCAATTCCTTTTTTCGTTACTGCACTAGCTCCCCATTCAAATACAAACTTCTTGACATTAGTGTCAGAAGATTCAAAAATCTTATATTCCATTTTTAACCTCTTAAATTTCTTTTAGTGATTATTTCCTTTAATTGTTGCCAAGATACTGGTGTGTAATCGTTATTATCTACACCAACATCATACTGATTTGGAACTAATTTATCTTCAAAAGGAGTTTTCTTTCCTTTTTCAGTATGAATGTGTCCATACAATTGCCAACTTCCTCTATGAGAACCGTCCCATGTAATCATAGGATAGTGACTCATAAAGAGTTGTTGGTTATTACATTCCTCATCACCTGTTATAGTAATCATCATTTGTCTTTCAACAGCTTCGAACCCATTTTCTGGGATGTATTTCAACTTGTCGTGATTACCTAATACAAGGTATTTATAGCCGTTTAGTTGAGGTAAAATTTTCTCCCAACGTGTCTTTTGACCAAAGCAGAAATCGCCCAATATGAAGACCGTATCGTCCCACTGGACTACTTTATTCCAATTTAATATGAGTTGCCGATTCATTTCATCAGCAGACTCAAATGGACGATTACAATACTTAATTATATTTGCGTGGTCAAAGTGACAATCAGAAGTGAAAAATACCTTATTACAGTCAAATTTATTTGTCAGATTTGCCATGTATTTTCTTATTGTCAATTTTTAAATAACAAGAATCTGGCAGTTCTTGTCCATCCAACTTTACAGAAGGAATATCCATAGATACCAGATTCTCAAACAATTTAGACTCCGTGGATATTTTTACATATCCTTCTGGAGCCATCAATTCTTCAGCTTGTTCATTAGTCAACCAAACCTCAAATATTTGCTTGACTTCCGCCCGTAATAAATGGGTCGGCTTTGTACCTTTCATAACATTCGCACTTTTTAAATTTCTTTCCTGACGTACAGTAAGGACAGATTTCATTTCTTCCGGTCTTGTGACCATGAGTTCCAGTTCTAATTTTGCTCTTCCAAGGAGTATGCATCTTTATCCACATATTTCTGAACTCTTCATTCTGAAACATTTCTTGCATAAATTCTGCACCATTGTTTTCCTTTTTGTCCTTCCTTTCATCTACTTCTTCAACACCTAAAGTTGTGTCAATGTCATACGGAGTTACTATTAAGTCTTCCATTTTTAATTATATATTTTAAGTAAAACTAATTTAGTTATTCTTTGTCCATCCTCTTTTAATAAATTCTTCGTGTAAAGGATGTGCCAACTCATAAGCCTGTGGGTGCGCACTACCTGCATCTCTTAACTTAAAGAAGCCTTCCCACTGTTCAATAGTGCCTGTCATTACTAATTCAGTCTTCAAGCTGTTAGGAAGTATTGCTCTTGCCTGTTGAGGTTTCCAATCACAATACTGGGTTAGATAATTATAAGTTCTCTCAGACTCTAGTAATAAATCTATAAAATACTCATGCTCAGATAGGTCAGTTCTAATACTGCAAGAAGAATCATTCTTGCTAACGAACTGTTGTTCTTCATAATTTAACCAGCTAGGAATAATAAAGGTACATTCATTACCAAATTTATCCTTGGAATAATTACAATAACGGGTGCTTTCTTGAGCAAAGCTGAATACTCTATGCCTTACATATTCATGGGATACACCTCTGTCACAAATAAACTTAACGGTAACTCTCTTAACATGATACTCTGTAGGCTCACAGATATATTGTAAGTCGTCAAGCCAATTATTTTCCACCAGTACTCTATAATTAGTAGTCACATAAAAGACTGAATATGGATTTTGAGCAATTCCTTCTAATCTGGATTTTGTAACTGAATATTTGTTTCCGAGATATTTACCTTTCGCAGGATATACCCATTGACCGTCAGAGCTAACATCTGGAATTCTTAGATACACAGTACCATGCTCTAACATAGCACCGTGTCCTGACTTAACCATTCTATCCACAAACTCCTTCGCAGAAGTTTCTGTTATTTTGTCCTCTGATTTATAGCAAGTTCTTCCAGCCACTTCTATTTGTCTATACACAGAGTTTATAAGCTCGTCTTTCCACATTTGAGGGCCAATTTCCATATCTGCTGGAATAACTATATCTCTTGGTTTTTGTTCTATTATTTCAAAACTCGGTTTTATTAATTTCATATTTTTAGTGAATCCAATGGTCTCCAATTGATATATCTGCTGTTAATGGTGCTCTTGTACAAAATGGCTTACCTCCAGATTCCATACATTGAACTAATATCTTAGCTACTTCTTCTGCTATCTCTTCCGGAGCTTCAAGATTGATTTCATCATGTACAGGAATACAATACTTAACTTTAAAAAGCAAGTTATTTTCCTTTAGCCAATTAAATAGCTTTATAGAAGCTAATTTAAAGCACAATGCTCCTGCTCCTTGAATTGGATAATTTACAGACTGCTTCATAGAGTCAGATAATCTTCTTCTTAAGAAGTCAGCTTCTTGGAACAATGGATTACTCTCATCCCGAGTTTGCATAGCATACTGCCCATCTACTGTCCCTAAATCATCATTTATTCTATTCAGATTATCCCAATCATAAATAAATGCTTTATGTCCTGTCACAGGACTTAGCAAAATATATCCATGTTTCACAACAAATTCCTTTTGACGTTCCTGATATGCCTTCAATCCCGCGAAACCATTCATATAATTATCCTCAATTTCTTGAGCTCTCCTTTTCGGGATACCATAGTTTCTTACTAAAGTAGAAGCATTACCTGCATAATTAAAGCAGAATTCATATCCCTTTGCCTCTTGTCTAAGTTCTGGGAATTGTTTTTTTACTTTTTCAGTAGGCATATCTTGAGGAATTTTGTCCTTAAATACCATCTTGGCTGTCAGAGAATGCATATCTTTAGAACCATTAATAAGTTCATCAAGCATAGCTTTATCATTAGCGACGGATGCCATTAGGAAAGATTCTTGTCCACTATAATCCACAGATATCCATTTGTTTCCAGGCTCTGAAACGAAACAGGCTCTAGTAATTGCAGTATGTGGAAGATTTTGAAGATTCGGATTACTTGAACTTAATCGTCCCGTATCCGTTCCAAGCTGATAAAAGTCAGCATGAATACGCCCACTCACTGGATTTATGAGCTTTAAAAACTTCTCTCCAAAAGCCTTTACTAACTGTCCTGTCTTTTTAAACTCTATATAAGGTTCAATAATAGAACATTTAGCTTTCTGCGGTTCAATAATATCAATTCCAGCAGATTTAGTTTTCTGTTTAGTTTTCTTGTCTACTGTTGTACAATTTATTCCAAGTAATTCAAATAATGGAACAACTTGTTTACTACTATTCCAGTTTATATTACACCTATATGCGTTATCAAATCCAGAGAATAAATCTCCTTGTAGATTCATTTCTACATAATCGAAAGGTATTCCAAATGAATATTCTATTCCTTCATCAACAACTTTCCTCTTTACTCCAAATGCAGTAGGAGGAATCTTCATCAGGTCTTTCATTTCCTTTCTAAGTGTAGTCATAATATGTGTCTTTACAAACGGACGATTTTTCAGCTGTGGGTCTGGATGAATCATTTTATGTTCTTCATAAAAATCCTCCACCCATTTATTAATACTTGCTTCGGCATCCTTCATTTGCCTAATATCATCCTTCATTTTAGCTCTCCATTTGTCTACATCAATCTTTGCACCACAATATTCAATATAGGCAATAACAGGAACAAAATGATTTTCAAAGTCAACAGCTCTAAGAAGGTCTTTCTTTACCAACTCAACTGTTTGCTTCTCTTTAATCTTAGTAAGATAAACAACATCATGTGCAGCATAAACTATGACATCTTCTGTTAATCCAGTATTAACAATCTTACCCCGAATACTCTTATCCAAGTCTAAACCTAAATAATGGTGTGCTGCAGATTGTAAAGACAGGCTATGAAATTGGGCTGGATATCCCAAATATAATAGCTTCTCAGCTATCATTCCGTCCCATACATTTACAGGGACTATTCTGTGATGATATAAAAATTTCAAATCAAATGAAAGATTCCATCCTAGTAATGTAATATCAGGATTCTCAAACACTGGTCTAAAATAATTAACATCAATTGTTGTGGTATCTACTACTATTTGGTCCTCACCTAAGCCAAATTGAATACATAATAAAGCTTTAGTGTAAGGGTCCAATCCTTCAGTTTCACTATCATATTCAATCCATTTGTGTTTTAGGATTTGCTCTAAAGCATCTTCTTTAGACATGATTTCATATGCATCGGACTTAAAGAATCTTTGCTGCGTAGTAACTAGATAAATCATTAATGAACTCCCACACTAATTTCATCCAAATCTATATCTCCATTTGATGCCATAAAATCTGCAATCCGTTCTTTTAACATTCTTGCAATCTCAAATTCATCAGTATCTAAGGTTCCTTGATATTCATAATAGAAGTCTCCTGTAATCTCTACAGAAAACTTGAATACTTTTTCATTAACATTAAACGGAGCTCTTTCGTCTAGTTCTGCTCCTAATGGTAGGTTTGACATTCTGTTCGTCTTTTAGAATTGTACATATATCCTTCATCTCTTGTAATGTATAATGTAACATCTTCTCTATTTGGATACGTAGTTCGGCTGGAAGAAATTGGGTACAAAGACTAACTGCTTGTAAAAAGGTGGTTACGCTTTTCAGCTTAGCCACCAACAATTCTTGGTTCATGATAATACAATAATGTAGGATTGTCTCTATGAATGTCTAGAGCATCAATTCCATTAATTGCTAATTCTTGTTGACACTGTTCAACATCGAATTTAGATGTAATAAGGTGATAGCCATGTAGAGTGGGAACAACAAGCTTTACTTTATTATCCTCATTACCTCTACATGAATTTACAATTCTTATAATGGCGTTTAATTTCCATTTATCACAAGTATCAACATCTACTAACCTTAATAGATTTCTCCCACTTTGTGCAGGAAGTTCCCCACAGACATGGTCCCAAACCCTTGGAGCTTGGAAGGCATTTCCTTCCATAAGCATCCTTGCAAGTTTCTCTTGAGCTCCACATGCTGTCTTGAAGTAACTTCTTTTATTAAGATGAATGTATGCTCTAGCATTATTGTTTTGGCACAGTTCAATTATCTTTTGTTTCTTTTCCTCAAGATAATCAATACTGTGTATATAATAGGCTTTAATGAGTCTTGCCCCATTATTGCCTCTCCCAGTTACATTTCCATCCTTCTTTCGTTGAATTACTTGAAGAAAGTAGAAATCATCATTAGATTCAAACTTTAAGTTTTCCTCTATTAAATCAAAATTATCAATTGTCATACACTTTCTCAACTTTGCAGTTTCCATAATAATGGCTGCCATCTACTGAATAAGTTAAATTCCCTTTAGTAAATGTAGCCCAATAATCCAAATCCCAACCGTTTGTTTCATGTTCAAGCTCCTCGAATCCTAGCTGTTCCATTACCTCTAGAACTATATCAAAAGGACACTTACCAACAAAACACTCCGGTAATGTTTCCATGATAGCTAGGAAATTAGCTTTAACATCTCTAAGAGATTGAGTTAACAATTCTCCGTGATTTATATATGTTTCAGTCATTTGGAATTACATCTAAGTTTGTTAAATAAAATCCGTCATCGTTTAGGTCTTTCTGTACGAAATACCCATTAACTTCGACATTTTCTCCATTAAGAGTATGTATCATTACTACTCTATCTTGGTCGTATTTCTGGAGAATTTCAATTAATTGTCCTACTAGTATTCCCATTATAATAGTGTTTCAATATATTCCCTTCCTTCTCCTGTAAAGATTGGAATTTCATCATCAATAAACCAGTGACTTCTCAAAACTGAACCCGTGGCTTGGTAACATTTCTTTATGCAGCAACTCCCTCTTTTAAATTTGGTAGGATAATTGTTCCAATTAATTCCTTTTTCTTGAAATAATAGCTCTTGGATTTGTTTAGAATCCAAACCTTCTAATCTTTTATGGGAGAAATTAGCCTGTCCTACAGAGGAAATACTATTCCTAATAGCGTCTTGTTGCCGCCATAAGATACAATTAGTTACTTCCTCCTTTGGAATGTTAAAGCATCTGGCATCAAACACTGCTCCAGCTTTAGCAGAACGCTTGTACGAATTAGTTAGTTCGTCATTATCTAATTTCCCATTATAGGAAAGCTCTACAATTTGTCTCTGGAATTGTCTATTGAAAGCAAGAGTTGCCATAGATGCAGCTACACTACATACTTTCTGGACGTTATAATCGAACCAAGCATCAGTAGTAAGTTTCTGATAGTCAATAAGTACTAAAGTTATTTCATCAGATTGTGTATATCCTAAAACACATCCCTGAATGTTCTCACATAAATATTTCATTGTTTGTTGCATAGCACTACACATAACTTCATCAAAGGGCTTATTAAAACCCTTTGTGAATGTATGAAATGCTTTTCCATCCAGCCTTATAATAACTGGAGTACGCCTAGTCAAAAATGTTTTAGAACGATTCTCATAGTAAGATTTCATTCTATCTCCCAAGTTGTCTATCATACTAAAACTTTCCCTCGTTTGGTTGTAAACAGGTCAAACCTTGTTCTCTCCACATCTCTACACATTTGTAATTGTCTTCAAGAACGAATTGAACATTATATTTTCCCTTAATATTGTCCTCGTAGATTTTCTTCTTACATTCAGCTCCGGGACTGTAATCCTTAACTGGACGGAAGAATAGTTCATCAACCTTAATATCATGCTTAGCCAACCATTCTTTAGTAGCTGCTACGATTTCAGGAGTGCCTTCTCTACCAGTGACAATAAATACTTTACACTTCTCATACATACGTCTAACAAGTGTACAAGTACCTTCAATAGCAATATCATTCAACATGCCTTCAGCCGCACCATCGCCATAGTAAGGTCTACCAGTAGTATTCAAACATAAAGTAGCATCCATATCCACCAATATAACAGGGTGACCTCCGTCTACATGCTCGGCACTCTTACTTAACATATTTTTAATATCCTCTTGGATAATAAAATCACGGTATCTTCTCCAAGTGTCTTTAATTACCTTAGCTCCCATTGGCTGCTCACGCATTGCATCACGACGAATACATTCATCAACTGAAACAAAGAAATCCTTAAATTCCAGTTCATATTCAAATTCTGTAATGGAATTAGCAACTTTAATGATGTCTTCCCACCACTTTACCTCTTTGGGATTAAGATTCATGTTGTCTATAACAATGTTATATCCTTTTCTAGTTGCTTCACAAGCAAAAGAATGCTTAAGTTCAGTTACTAGCCCTTCTCTGTTCGGAACCCAATATTCTCCAAGCATGTTACGAATATCGTCATTATTGAAACGGACTCTATGTTCTGGGTCTTCTTTAGCCCATGCCTTTGCCCAGGTTGATTTACCAGAGGCTTGAATACCTCTACAAAGTATTAATTTTCGTTTTTCCATTACTCACGGTACACTAATTGATTAATTACTCCTTCTTTACCTTCGTATGTAGCTCCTACTATTTGTTCGAGATTTTCATCTGGATACTCATCCCCATTTTGTTCTCGAATAATCTCCATAGCCCTAAAAGCATTACGAGCAGCGACTATAATTATCCCTGCTTCGTAATTCCCATAAAATTCATTAGTATATAAATACATTACTTTACAGCTCTATATAGTTCAATTACACTGTGCATAGTATAGTTACGGTACGCTTCTTCAACAAGCTCTTGAGCTTTAACTGTCTCTGTTCTAGACAATTCTGGAACCATAAACATTCCATCCTTGGTTTCAATAACAAAAGTAATTCCTTCTACTATTGGATTCTTCTCCGCATCGGGATATCCATAGAACATAAAGCCACCAAATGGTATTGCACTAAATCTATACAAGTTGTCTTTAATGTTGTCAAATGGTTTATCGGTTAGTTTGTCTGGAAGAGGAGTTTCACAATCAAGTTTATATTTCTTTCTCCATCTGATTTTTACCACAGATTCATTTACGGTATATTCAAGGTAGTCATCTCCTACCATACTTGGAATTTTAGGCAGTAAAGCCCAAAATAATTTGCCAATGTTTTCGTCTACGATTTGTTTTACTTCTTTACTAGTCATTTTATTAATTTTTTAAGATTCTGATTCAATATCAACTTCCCCCTTATCAAGGGCTTTACCTTCTCCATCTAAGAACTTGAAACACTTCAATTTAAATGCTTCTGATTTCATGTTCTCAATCTTGATTACAATTCCTTCATGTGGAACTTTATTATCACAAGTTGGAGAGTTACATTCCATATAGAAGTTCTTATCGTTAGCTAACTTTGACAAGAAATTCTCATTCCAGTGTTCAGATGGGTCTAAGTCAGGGTATAAATCCTTTGCATAACCATAATAATATTGCTCAACCGGAACAAGACCTACCATTTGAGCCCATAATTGTACTTCACGAGCAGAGAACTCATGTACTTTACCGCTCACATCTGTAATAGTTACACGATAAATTTGCACTTTAAAATGCTTTCCATGTGTATAAGCTTCATCTCCTACAGGCGGCAGACAACCATAATCATAATTCTTTTGGATATAACCACCATTAGGTAAGAATCCAATAATTTCATAATAAGCAGTCATACCTTTAGAAAGACATGGACGAACAATGTCATCAGCATACTTCCATACATCGACTCCGTAGAATCCACCTTGAACACTTTTGTTGTAATACTGGTTCTTAATTACAGAGCGAGAAGAATATAAATAATCATACTTATCAAATTCTTCTCCAGTTAACCAACGAGCAATCTTCTGCTTCCAGTTTAATTCCTGTTTACACAATACATAAGCAGATATTCCAGAAGTCCCATGAACTTTAGAAGTTATACTGATAAGGTCACTGGGATGTAAAACATGTGGACACTTTTTGATAAGGACGGTATCATAGTGGAATCTGAACTGATTCTCGATGATTTTATCAAGTCCCTTAGGCTGTTTTCCTTTACCTGAATTTCCTGAGCCCGGTGCTCCTGGAGTGCGAGTATTTTTAGGGATATACTTCTTATTAACCCAAAATGTTTTTCCGTCATGTTCAATAGAATCAAATTCTGTTCCTTCTTCTACTTTAAGTTCAACATTTACTGTTGACATTACCCAATTTTCAAGAACTACAATAGGGATGATAAATCCTTCAGACAACTCACCACGCAATCTGATAGCCTTCACACGACCATTGTCGTCAAACATTCCAGTCTTCGTCTGGTCTACATTTAGCTCACCATGACGATACAAATTTGCATAGCTAAGGAATTTGGGATTGATACAACAAGCTGTCGGGAAATATACATACAACCCCGGTTCGGAATCAATACCAGTAATGATATTAAATCCATCAATACAGCAACATTTTAACTTCGTAACCTCTGGGTCAGAGTGTTTATGGAAGTTATCAATTTTTACAATCTTTGCCAAATAGTTTACATTGGCATTTTTACTTTGGATTAATTTCATAATTCAATTAATTGTTCTGGTGTTATAAAATGAAAATCACTGTCCTCAAATGCAAGGTGTAATTTGTAGGTTTCAAAGCTTTTAATTGCTTCAATGTAGTCTTCTACAGTACAATCCTCATCGAATATTCCTGAAGACCATACATGTATTTCTCCATTTGCTTTAAAGAAACTGACAAACTCTAAAGTATCAGTTTTTATAGCTAAACAGGAGTAACCAACAGGCTTAAGAAATTTATCCTTAGATATTTCTCTATAGCCCATGAATAAGGCAGCTTTCTTAAGGTTCATATATACTCCATTCTTTAGACAAGACTGCATCAGTGTAGAACTTGGTCACCACATAGTTTACATGTGAATCCTTGATTCCACATATAATTTTTCCGTCTTCCATGAAGTACATTCTAGTCTTGCCTTCTATAGTTAAACAAACTGTAAGACCACTTTCCATAAAGGAGATAGCATCTCCAAATCCAAATTTTTCCATATTTTTATCTTTCTTTTATTAGTTCTAAAAATTCATCCCAGTTCTCTGTGCTGTCGTACATAGCTTCAACAACATCGCTAGTAAAACGGCTCATTAACCGAAGTGTTTGTTCGAATACGTCTTTAAACATATCGTCCTGTTCGTCCTTACTAAGCGTTTTGCCAGTCATTTCGACCAGCAATTCGCCTACTTTGGATGCAATGTCTATTTGTTTTTTATAACTCATAGCTTCGTGTGGCTCTGTAAATATACCCATTAAAGATTACTTCATGTTTGCTCATGCTTTTAGAATTTATAGTCAATGCAAGTTATTTCATATCTATTACCTGCAAAATGGTATATCCCATCCTCTTTCAAAAATCTGCCAAAATTTTCATCCACAGCTTCTTGAAATGTTTTAGGGAAACTTAAGTACCAATAATTGCCAGTGGGGGCTGGGGCATTTTGAACTAAGTTTATAATTGTTTGTAGAATAATTTCACTATTAGTCATAATCTCTAATACATTTTAGTACTGGCTGCAGTGGAGTTCCTTCTTCTGAATAATAGAAGAACTTAACAGTAGCCATCTTTCCGATAATATCATCGAGATTGTCTCTATATTCCTGCTTTAATTCTCTACTTCCCATTGGCTTAGCCTTAAATTCTATCCCATCTTCAGTTACACAGGTGAAACACATATCTTCATCACGAAGACCTTCTGAAATACCAGTGATTTCAAATTCCGCATCCTGATATTCCTTGATTTTAATCATGTCATTAGTTCGTTTACCAAAGCCATATAGCTTACTCGGATTACGAATAACAACACCTTCAAAACCTTCACCTACATACTTATCATGTAACTTTTTAATATTTGCCCAACCACTAACTTCTTCTTGAGGAACAAGTCTTATTTGTAAATCCTTAGTAAGAATAGGGGCAAATAAATCAGAAGTAATATTTAACTCTTCTGCCATTTCAAGCATTTGCTCATTTCTTTGAGTGAAATCAGCTTCTGCATCCATAATGTCGTACATCCAAAACTCTAATTCTAGAGTTCTAGGGTCGTCTTGCTCCAATCTTGCAGTACCAGAAATCCATTGAAGTGGTCTACCATGAGAATATAATTCTCCATCAATAGACACATCTGGATGATTCCTAAACCATTCGATTAAAGCTGGATTATTTCTTATGTGTACAGTAGCTGGGTCATAGTCTCCTCCACCTCTACTTGAAGAATGAACTTCACCATCTTTAAAATAGAAGGAACAGCGGACTCCATCAATCTTACGAGATGCTAGCCACACTTTGACCTTATCATATACACTTGTTGCAACTTTATTAAAGTCTTTAGCAAGCATATGTTTTTTACAACCATTAGCATCGGTCTTATGCTCTGGAAGAATTTCATCAAGTTGGGCTTTAGTATAATCTTCGATTTCTCCCTCAATTAACTTATAGCCTTTATCTTGATATTTTTTCAGGTGGGAATTATATTCGAGTTCTGCCTGTTGTGTGACAGTTCTCTTTACCTTACCTTTAGTAATAGTTATATCTGGCTGTGCTGTAACCTTACCTTGATATTGGTAAGTGTTTCTTTTAATTGTAAAGCCAGAGAGTTCACTTCCTTCACAGGAAATCTCAACTACTCTGATTTTACCCTTTGAGTCTTTAGAAATTAAGGTATTCCTCATTATTTCTCTCCAGTATGTCCAAATCCACCTTTACGTTCTGTTTCATTTAATCTAGCTACTTCTTCCCATTCAGCCTTAGCTACCGTTGCAAATACTAATTGAGCAATACGTTCTCCATCCTCAATCCACACCGCTTCGTGACCTTGGTTAATGACTATTATACCAATTTCGTTTCTGTAGTCAGCATCAATTGTACCTGGAGTGTTAAGTATAGTAATTCCCTTCTTTAGAGCCAGTCCGCTTCTAGGTCTTACTTGGCACTCATAGATAAACTCACAGTCTTGGTCAGTAACTGGAAGAGCAATCTTTAATCCAGTCGGAATAAGTGCCCTAGCACCTGGGTCAAGACGAAGCATTGTAACCTTGTTAATATCGGATTTAAAAAGAATTTCACAATCCCCGAATGCTTTAATAGGATTATCAACTGTTACTCTACTAAAGTCTGCACGTACATCCATACCTGCTGACATAGGAGTTTCATACTGTGGAAGTTTATTGTTCGATAGATTAATTACTTGTACCTTCATTTAAATAATTTATTAGGGAGTTTAATACGTCTTTATCTGCTTCTGAATAGAAAGCCTTAATTAGTTCATCTCCTTCATAAACAGCAACAAACGGAGTCATTCTGGCTCCGCATGATGCTTTTATTTTATATGCTTGCTTTTTTTCTTTATAGCTGCCTTCATCAAACAACTCTAAAAAGATTCCAGATAAATTTGCATCTAGTATCCTCTTTGAATCAGAAGGATTACTATAAACAAACTTTACTGTTACCATGCAATTGTTATGTAAAGATACTTAGTAGTGTAAGGACCTGTCTCACATGAGAACTCAATTATGTCACTATCATCGAATAAATCATAGATACTTCCATATCTGTCTTCCCCTAGTGTAGTCCAATCAACATAATCCCTTAAATCTTCTGGAATTCTATGTCTCTCATCCATTATGTAGTCTTGTCTAGCGTCATAGAGCATATCATCAATATCATCGTCATTATATACTCTATATGTCTCTTCGGTACCATCTTCTTTCTCAAAAGTAATTTCTCCATCATCCCACTCATCAACTGTGATTTTTTCAAGGATATTCTGAATTTCTTCTTCTGGAGTGTCTTCATCAAAATAAGCTTTATACAGGTCTAGGACGGCTACAACTTTCCAAGGGTTATCATATTCTTTATCTTCTAAGTAAGTAGCCATAAAATTGAGTTTCTCTTCTCTTTCAGTCATTTTAGTAAATTTTTATTGTAATAAATGAACATCTTTTCTTGTCCGAGACAATGCTACATACTGCAATTGTCTTCTTTCATCTTCATCTTTACAAAGGTTGATATTCTTCATATCAACGAAAACCTCTCCATAAGAACTTCCTTGAGACTTATGTGTAGAGCAGGCATAGCCATAATCAAAGGACTTCTTTCTAATTAACCTATTTTCATAGAACATATCTACTGGAGTTGTGAAACTTCCAATGACATTGTAATATTCCTTCCAAGCGGTTCTAGATTGTTGAAGTCTACCATTCTCCTTCAAGTTAATGGCTTGTAATCGTAATCCTTCGATACGTGATGCTAGAGCTTGCATATAATCAGAATCAATATCTCTTGAAATCATAGATATTGGAGTTCTGTCATCTGTATTAGAATCATACAGTGTAAGCTCATATCCTGGGACTTTCATAAACCCAGGAATATAAATATCACGCTTTTCTGGCTCGTCTACTATAATATAATCCATTGAGTTCCAGAATTTAATACCATTAAACTCGAGATTCTCATATCCAGTCAAGAACTCAAACTGATGATATTCAACAGTCTTTGCATCTTCCCAGATTACCCTTCTGACACAGTTGTTATAGCTAGTAACCATAACATTCGTATATGACAATATTTTAGTTGCCAATATGTCTCCATCTCTCATTGCTTTCTTATAAGCTGGCACAGCTGCCTTTAGAAATGGAATAACATCAGAATAACAATATAGAGAACCCTCCTCTGACTCTGCAGAGTGGAATCTATCAATAGTATTACTTCTTAAAGTAGTTAATATAGGCATTAATGCATTATTCTCTGCTTGCCTATAAATCTTAGTAAGAATATATCTATCCTCTAAGTTAAATACTTTAGAAGTAGTGAGTGAATTAACAGGACGTAATTGACATTTATCTCCCACAAATATCACCTTACAATTAAATGCAACACACTTCTCTATCAACAAATCAAATAAATCATCATTTATCATAGAAGATTCGTCACATATAACTACTCCACCTCTCGGTATCTGTATTCTCTTGTCATTCACTCTGAACTTTAAATCCTTAAAGTCCAACTCTAGGATTTCAATATTTGGAGAAAGCTGTAATAATTGATGTAATGTTATAGCATCCCTATTAGTAAATCTTGAAAGTACTAACTTAGCTTTATGAGTTGGAGCACATAAAGCATACTCCATTGTAAATTCAGAATCCATATACTCAATGAGGGTTCTCATTAAGAAACTTTTTCCTGTACCTGCTGCTCCAATCAATGAAAATGCTCTCTTGTTCTTATTTTTTAAGAACTCTTTCATTGCATCCAATGCTTCTACTTGCTGTTCTCCTAGTTGAGGTTTTTCTGTTTCTACACCTATATTTGCTAGTGTGAAATTAAACATACTAAGCAAATATTAGTGTGAGTAATACTATCACTGTAATAACAGCCTTATATGGGTATCTATCCATTTCTTTTTCAATGTCACTATGTCTCTTGATATAATCTCTTCCTACAGGATTGAGTGTAAATATAGAAGTTAATACTACATCTGCAATCCATATCCATGCAATAATTTGTGCTATTAAAACCATAATAAATAAAAAAGAGCAACCTTATGGCTGCTCTTTCCAAAATAAACGTGTAATATCTTCTAACACATAAAGACCTGTTTCTTCATAGGTTTTATTAACCTTATACATCTTTTGATTGGTATTAGGATTATCAAGTGGTCCACATTCTTCAATGTAAGGACCAAGCTTGATATAATCAAAGTTTTTTAAACAAATATCCTGGGGTATTTCTTTTCTACCACTATACCAAGCTATCTTTACATCAGCCCAACTTCCAGGAGTATCATTCATACTGCGCATTATATCAGCTAACCAATTAATGTATGCTGGCTCTGAATCCCCTCCCATGAATGCTACACAGGTAATTCCTTTATTATCAAGCATTAGTTCTACTAGAGAATCTTCGTCAAGAGGTTTTCCAATATCCTCTGCCAAGTAAGAGCTATGACAGCCCTTACAATGACATGGGCAATTGGATATATTTATACAGAGAGTGATTTCATCTGGAATCTCCCTTAAAGTTACTGCTGTGTCTGTGTATTTTATCATACTTTAATCAGATTCGTGTAATACAAATACAATTGGCTTGCCATCTACTTCACATACTGATAACACCTCTTCATTAGGGTCACAATCATTCATTTCTTTCAGCCATGTATCTAATGTACAAATAACAAAGCCAGACCAGCCATCTGGACCACCTAAGAACCAACCCTTTTCTCTAATGATAGAGAAATCTCCATCAAAATCCTGTAGATTATTTCTAACCTTGTCCAACCAATCGTCCATGGATTTATCTCCATAGACTGAACAACAGTAATATTTAGATGTATCGAAATGAGCTAAGATAATTTTCTTAGCCAATTCTACGTCGCACACCCAACCATTCTCTATACCTGTCATATTATTCATTTACTGTATACCCTAGTTTAGATTCATCTACTGTATATGTAAGATGATTATATACTCTATGTGTTTGCTCCTCTTGTCTACCTGCTGACCAATTTCTTATTTTAGTAAGATAACCTATGATTCTATCGTAAAGGTCAATGTGAGTACTTCCACACATTGGACATTTAGAAACAGGAACCTTAGTTATAAATCCGCAGTCTTGACATTCAGAATTAGGAACATTGAATGTTAAATAGCTACATCCAACAGTTGCAGCATAGTTGAGTAACAGACTTGCCTGATTCTTGGTAGGATGTTCAGATAGATTGATGTGTGCGGCACTTCCTCCGTCTAACCAATCTCCTACATATTCACTACCATGTAGCTTGATTTTCTCAAGAATAGAACTATTTGATTCTGGTAGGAATACATAAGAAGTGTATAGATTTCTGTCTTTAGGAACCCAATATCCATCAGCTTTATCCCAGTTGTAGTTCTTTACAGCTAAAGATTCAGCAGGAACTAGTTCAGTATTGAACATGGTTTTCTTAGTATTGTGAAGTTGATTTTGTTCCTTGATAGTTCCAAATATAAAGTTACAGAATTCCTTATATTCTTTGTTGTCACTACATTTTATCCCTAAGAACATTGCAGCTTCATTTAATCCATTTAGACCAATAGTTAAATACTGGTTATTTAGATTAATGAATCCGGCTTCATAAACAGGAAGTAAGTGCGCGTTATATAAATCCCAAAGTAATTCATTATAAGCTGTATGGTATTTATAGACCCTTTCAAGAATATCCTTTAAATACTCTCCAAGTTCCGGATAGCATGAAGGACTTAATTGAGTTCCGGGTATCGGACAATCATCCTTGTATTCTCGGATATAATTCTGAATAATTCTATTCAGGTTAAGAGTAATTACAGATTTAGAACCAGTTTGTTCTCCAACTAACCCATTGGTAAATGTAAATTCATTGGATTGTAATTTATTCTTTAGTCTACAACAGCTTGATAAAGAATCTACACTGTCACTTATATAAGTAAAGAATGAATGTCCTTCCGCATATTCTTCTGATATAAAGTCAGCCCATTCTTGGTCTTCGAATTTCCCATCTTTATAAAGAAGAGATACAGTTTCAACTGGGAATGTGAGCATACAACGAAGTCTCTCTGCATTAAACCATTTCATGAATTTCTTTTGCAGCCAATTTAAAGAATCCCATTTTGGAGTATCTCCATCCGGGAATACGAAATGTCCGTACATTCCTTCAAAATAAGGTTTATCAAAATAACTTACATTCCAGAAAGCTGATTGGAAACCCCTTGCTGCTGCTGGCTGATTTACAGAATATACAATTTGTTGAAAGTACTGCTCTATTTGCTTACCGATAGTACCTTCGTCAATCTTATTTCCATTTTCGTCTTCGTGCCACCTACGCTTAGCGTTATCACCATCAGCATATTTAAAATAATAATCACCCCATTTCTTACGAGCAAAGTGGTCAAACATTACTAAGAAACTTGCAGTTGCAACAGCTCCCGCAAATTGGGAAGATACAGCAAATATCATATTTACAAACATTCCACAAAATGAATCAAGGTTCTTTGGAGATGCAGATAAACCACCAATTCCCTTAATTCCGCCTTGCAGGAATGGATAACAGGATAAAGCTACACAATATGGGAATCCAAATGTAGAGTTCTCATCATGCTTGTAAAGAATATGATTCTTCAAGTCTCTTTCATATTGTTTCGAATCGAAATCTGGATAAAGAACTTGTAATTTTTCCTTTACTCTGTACCTATTAAGGTCTATATTATTGCTTTTATACAATTCATTGTTAAGTACAGCAATGTTCTTATTCGCAACGTTTGAATTATCGTCAACTTCAGAACCTTCTGCTGCATTAGAAGCTCTCATAAATTCCTTTATAAATTCTTCTCTTTCTCTCACATTCTCACGAACACGAGCTCTATTTTCTCTATATAATATATAGGCTTTAGCAACATCGGGGAAGTCAAAGTCCATAAGAATTTCTTCTATTTGGTCTTGAATATCCTCAATAGCTATTTCATCCCATATCTCAATAGAATCTAAAATATCATTAACAGTATCTTCTTGTGGTGTGTATCCGCAAGCAGTAAATGCTTTTAGGATTGCAATTTTGATTTTAGAAGCATTAAAAGCTTCGCTTGTTCCGTCTCTTTTTACTACGTTCATAAATATATAATTGTTTATATTGTGCCGAAATGCTTTACAAAGATAATAAAAATTTTCGACACCTCAAAACAAATCACTATACTGTTAAGATGTCTTTTAGTAGCAAAGTTTTCTCAACCTTGTTCATTATATCTTTTCCTCCATCATTACTAATTAATTGAGTAAATGCATTATATACAGTGAACATATTTACCGGCTGGTCTTCTGGAATGAAATATTCAGATTTCTTATCGAATAATAATTTATAAGCATCTATTGGAGTACTAGTTGCCAACTTTACTTTTCCATATCCAGAATCATATGCCATATTAATAGAGTTTCTCACCCACATTCCAAGATTTCTCTCGATTTGTTCATCAGTTCTTGCAAACTCTGTATTGTGTAATTTTTCCAACCATACTTTCATATCATTAGTCTGTTCCATTAGAGTGGTTACAGGTCTATAATTGATAGCTTTTTCTGGTGATAATTCTTGAATACTCAAGAAAGAAGGATTGAATACACAGAGATTTGTACAAGCTCTATTAAGTCCACCTCTATAAATCTTTACTATTGGCTTACGTACATCTAATCCATATATAAAACCAACTACTTCATCGTGATTATCAAATGAATACTCTTCTGGCATTACTGCCTGTATCCATACACGATTATAAGTAATATCTTCCATATCTATTCCTCCATCTTTGGTTTTAGTTATCTGGTCTGGCATCTTTACTTGGATTCTGAAATCATCAGTAAATTTAGACATTCTTTCCAAGAAAGGTGTTACGTAAGCTTCAGTTTTAAAATACTCATTGTCTTTAATAACTGTAGCTTTACCTTTCAATAATTCAGGCAGCGTTATTTCCATTTATTATTTATTTATCGTTATTGTTAAGCAGTTTTTCATTCAAAACTTCCCACACATCTTCATCATAACGAATCTCTATCAATTTTATGTCATTGTCTTTGCAATATTGTCTAACATACTCGTCGCGAGCCTGCTGTTGTTCAAATTTAAAAGTTCCTCCAAAAGCCATCTCAGGCTCATAATGTTGAATACCATTATATTCAATGAAAGTGTTATGCTCTGGTAAATAAAAATCAATATAAGCTCTGCCAGAGGTATTAATCTCGTTTGGTATTTGAATAGTATACTCTCTTACAAATTTAATTTTTTCATTTAACAATACATTGCATATTTCTCCTTCTCCTTTAGAACTAGAACAACTGGGACATCCTTCACCTTGTATATGGGAAGCAGGAGTTTGCCAAAATTCACCATGTTCGGGACATAAAATGCAAATTTTTGTATGGCTACCTGCATAGTTCACCTTTGAATAATCATATCGTTCTCCGTGAACATATTTGGCGTCTTTTAGAAAGTCATCTAGGGACTTTCTTGTATACTCACTATGCTTTTCAGCCGAACACTTGGGACATCCCACATACTTATGAAATTGTCCAGGAAGAACTTCAAAATCACCGTGCTTAGGACATGTTATAGTTACTTTAGTGTCCCACCCAGTATACACAGTTTTACTATAATCTAATTCTGGGTGGAATTTTTTAAACTCTTGTATATAAGTATCAGTAAACTTTCTAAGCCTTTCTTCTTCTTTACATTTTAAGCAGCCAACTCCTTTAGATAAGGTGCTAACAAGTGCATTGAATTCTCCATGATTCGGACAAATCAGGGTAACAGAACCTCTATTTCCAGTATATCTTACTTTGGAGTAATCATATTTGTCTCCAAATGTATTATATAAACGATTGATAAATTCTTCATTCGATAATCTAAGTTTAGTACTTTTAGCTAAAGAAGCACACTTATGGCAGCCATCACCTCTCCTAACATGCATTTGAGCTATAACTTCAAAGTCTCCATGCTCTGGACAGGTGACAGTTATTTTGTTTTGACTGCCAGTATATATAGATTTAGAATAATCATATTTATCCCCATGCTTTTCTTTAGCTCTAGCTATCCATTCTTCGGTGGTGAGCTTTTTGGGCATTTATTGTAATACAATTCTTCCGTCAATAATTTTTGCTCCATCTACAATTGAATAATCAGTACAAGCCGGAGTATTTCCGAAATTCTTGTGAATCCATTCAGAACTTCCGAATAAAGAGCCTACTGATTTATATGTAAACCTACGTCCATAGGTTGTTGCAGATTGATGTAAATCTCCCTTTACGAATACAACCTTATTTCCAAATATCTGTTTGTTATCAAGATATTCATTAATAAAGTTCTCTGTCTTTACATCTAAAGTCAGAGGAAGATTCTTAAACATATCCTTATTATCCTTTCCATGACAGAGGACAAATGTTGTGTCTCCTACATTGAACTCTCCAATGAACTTATCAAAGATTGTACAATCTACACCTTTATGAGTAAGAATTGCTTCTAAAGCTACATTAGCAGCATATCCAAAGTCTCCATCATGATTTGATTCTCCGACACAGATATACTTCATTTTGTTATAGTTCAGGTGGTTTAATGTATCAAAGAACTTTACCATACATTCAATAAATGTGTGGATTTGTTCCTTATTACACATGTTTTGTGGTAAAGAATGCCCACCACGAGTAGTCTGACCATTGTATCCGTCAAGAGAATCTCCAAGATTACAAACATAGATGTTATTAAATCCTCCATATAAAGCATTCAATCTGAACAATTCATCAGTAACTAGTCTCAACCGTCTTTCTACTTCAGCCTTATCATAAGGATTAGAATAGATTGACAGCGAAGATACATATGCTCCAATATGCATATCTGACAGATAAATGATTATATTTTGTTTACCACAAGACTTCTTTGGGACATACTTAGTAAGATTTGTGAGATTCAATCCATCTAATTCAATATGGATTCCTTCTTCTAGTTTTCTTTTCAGCTCAACATTTTCAAGAGCATATTTCTTAAGAAGAAGTCTGTCATTTTTAATGGATTGTTCCTCCATTGTTCTAAGGAAATCATTTTCCTTTTCACGCATTTGCATATTAACCAACTCTTCTTGAGTGTGTTCCTCAATAATATGAGGCGCAAATGGAGCTACAGCTTTAGTAATACTGAATACTCGAAGAATACGTTTGAAGTCAATAAGAGAATATTCTGGGAAATATCTACTTACCTCTCTTTGAGTAATAGACATTCCATAATATGAATACATACGATGTATGTTGTTCATTTCATCCCTTGTAAGTCTTCCTGTAAGAGGAGCTTTATCCTTTCTTAGAACTTTAAATTCATAGAACTTAATCTTTCCGTCTTCGTCACGAATAAGACTAACACTATTTCTATCGTCGTCTGCTTCAAGTTGGACTTGTTCCAAAGTAGTATCATCAGATACTTGTTCTTCAACCGGCTGTGAGAATATAGAACTCTTATCTTCAAGAGATTTTTCCCACAATTCATTGATAGCATCCATATCTTCTTTACTTACCATTCCTTCTTTGTAATGATTGGAGATATTTTCATACGTATCTTCAAAATACTTTTTAGGAAGTTTATTGGCTTTAGTAAAGTCCGACTTTGTAGTTTCTAGTTCAACTAACTGTGATAAACGTGTGATAAAATTAGTAATTGTTTTTTTGTAAATCATTTTTCAATGTTTTAAGTTAAGCTGTTACGCCTTTAAAGTTTATTAAAATAAAAAAGGAGTCCGCCTAAATTAATAGACGGACTCCTCTGGGGCTGTATTGATACATAGAAATTATGCTACAATACCAAAGCAAAGGTATGTTCCTTTCTTAGCACTCTTAGAAGGAGTATATTCTACCTCAAATGCGATAGGTTCACCTTCAAGTACTTGTTTTGTGTAAGTGCAAACGATGTCACCTTTATAACCTTTATCAGTGTAAAGGGATTTTGCAATTTCTTTAGCCTTAGCTTTTGTTTCGCTAGTTTCTGCGATAACAGAGCCAGATTTCTTATCAATTAACTGATAAGTAGTTTTGTACTTTCTCTTACCTTTTTCGTTCTTTACGTCATTTACTTTGTAAGGACGTTCACGAGTGTCAGCAGCTCCGGCTTCGATTGTAATCATACAACCTGCGTTCTTAACATTCTTAGTGTGTTTTGCAAGATAATCCAGACAGAACTCTTTGATGTCCTTTTCTGTGATTCCACCTTCGTGGTTTTTCTTCCAATTCTTATACGCCTGAGTTGCGTCTTTCATTACTTCAAATGGTAATTGAGCCTTTGCTTCTTCTTTAGTAAATGCACATACTTCTAATTTCTGGAAATTCAATACTTGTGTTGCCATAATTCAAAAAATTTTTTAAACATTATTCTTATTAATCATCTTCTATTTATTGTTACAAAGATAGTCATTTTTCTGTAACTTACCAAATAAGTTTGGTAAACAAATCTTAATAAAGTATAATCTAATTCTTGAATTATCTATTATGTTCTTCCGAAGAAGTGATACAAAGATACTACATTTTTTCGAGGTTGCAAAACCTCACTTGTTAAAAAGTGTGAAAATAAATTTATATCAAATTTCTTCTTTAGAGTTTGGAGGAAAGCAAAAATTGTTGTGGCACATTTGCTTCCAAGTGTCCTCACTTTCCTCGTAGAATTTATCCACTACTTTATCATCACGCCTTTCCATAAGACCAGCAGCCCATAAGAGCTGGTGAAATCTCATCTCTGGATGCTCTGCCATCAAATTTGTCAATTTAAATATGATAGCTTTATTATACATCAATCTTTGTGTCATGATTAAAATGGTAAATATTCGTGAAGTATCTTTCCAATCTGTTTTGCCATCTCGGCTGGAGTTTTAATTCCAAATGTGGGGAACTCTGTACAGCCATACATAAAGTCCTCACACATAATAGCAAGCCCCTTTATAAACTTCTCTGGAAGGGGGTCTTTAGCAGTAATCTGCATTAATATCTTATAAGGAGTGATATCTGGCTTTTGCTGTTTGGCTTTCATAGTCAAATGGCAAGTCAGAGCAATCACTGCAAACTTATTATTGACGTCAACATTCAAATATCCGAGAGAAAAATTCTCGTTATAAATGTCTTTCATTTCTTCATACGTCATATCGTAATATTCCATTAAATAGGTGTCTCCCATGGATTTACTGTATAAAATGCAACCATGCGCAGTAATTTAGTAAATTCTGCAAATCCTCTTAACATTTCTTTCTTTGTGACTTTATATACTCCAGCAAAGTAATTGGGAACTGTAGATATTAATAACATATTAGCTTTCATATCTGGATTTTTAAGTCCATATATCTTTTCAGCAGCCAACATTAACATCCAACCATACATTCCCATTTGTCGATAGTAGTGATATTGTTCCCAACTTTCACTAAATCGAGTCAAATAATGACCAGTAGTTTTTAAGTCATTCAATGTGATAAGGTTTTCATCTGGACATATTGTATAATTATCCAGTTTAGCCTTTAACTTTAATATGAACGGTTCGTGTTCAGGCACACTTACTTCAACATCAATCAGAACCGCTTGCTCATTTAAAGACATAGGTGGAGTCATTATATAAGAAGGATTTAACAAAGACTGTATCTCTGTATTTCTTCTCGCTGAATCCAAACAGGCTTGTAACCTTTCCCTTGATTTAGCATCCAAATAAATTGGAGTTCTGGCTTTATCAAAACTCTCTCCGTATTCATACGCCTTACGTTGTACGAAGTAGTCATCACATTTAATTCTAAGGGTTTCTATTCTTTCCTCTGTCATTTTCCCTTTGTAGTAGTCAATTTTATCAGACGCGGCTATAATATCATCTTCTGTGACTACATCATTTTTACAAAATGTAGGATAGAGTTCATCAGCCATAAATCCTGCTTTTGCTGTCGGTCTATCAACCGATTCTACTAAGACAAAATCATTAGGCTGCAATATTAACTCATGAACAGCAGAACCAAACACCAAAGAATCGGAATAGATAGTTTTTATTCCTTCGAAATATAATTTAGGAGACCCTCCTTGTTCAGGGTTTATATATTTAAGTCTCGAATTACTGATATAATCTCTATATCCATTTCCGAAATACTCATCATCACTGATGTCAAGTATTCGGAGTGTTTCTACAAGGGGACGTAACTTAATATCCTCAAGCTTCATTTACCTGTAACTCAAGTTTATAGGTTGCATTGGGAGCATCTAATTCATCAGCGGATTCATATACATACATAAGTCCTTCTTCGAAGTTCATATCAATACAATATACTTTGTCTCCCGCTTTATATTTACCAATGTCCTTGATAAATACACAATTCATAAAAGCTATAAAAAGATTATCGCATAGGTCCCAACTTCCCCAAGTAAATAATTGTTTTTCCATTAACCGTAGGTTTTCATAAAGCAGTAGGCATCCATAATTTCGTCCTTACAAAGAGAGAAAACCTTATACATAGGAAAGTCAGAAGTTCTTTCAGTGTGATATACCAATGCAGGAAGTCCTGAATTGTGACATTTCAGTACATTACTAATTGAATCGTCTATAAATACATCAACTTTACCTTTAATCATATCAGCTTTATTGCCATGCTGATAGACCATTTGATAAATTGGAGCTTTAGGGAATCCATTCATCTCCAACCACTTCTTAGTCCATTCTTTGTTATTTACTCTCTTTGTGCAATACAGAGTTGGCTGGAAATCCGGCATATTAATAACCTTCAAACCAAGCCAGAAATCTCTATCTTTGGATAATACCTGCTGCACGTTTTTAGTAATTATACTATCTTCGAGCATACGTGGATTATTCTTTGTATCAAAATATTCACAATATGCTCCCCAAAAGTCGGCTAGACAATCGTCAATGTCCAGTCCAATTCTAAATCTCTTCATGTAAAAATTTAATTCGTTTATAAAGCGTCTATATCAATGACATCGCCTACTTGAGCATTAGCTGCTTCAACGATATCAACAAACTCATTCCAATCTCCAGGATAATCTAAATCCCAGAGATTTACATAAGTTTCAATGATTTTATCCTTAGCTTCCTGAAGACTTCTGGCTGTAACTTTTTCAATCCAGACGCTATCAGATGTGCCAAAAGGAACTACGTATGTGTTCATTCACAAACATCATCAAAGGTTTCAATAATATCAATCATCTCCTCTGGAAGAACATCCCATACTTGGTCAAAGATAGTTTGTGGCATTTTTTCGTAATAAGCATAAGCAATACTTCCGGCCATAGCTGCAATAGTATCACTATCTCCGCCCATAGAAATAGCCAGTTTCAAACAATCTTCATAGTCTTCAGATTCCAGAAATGCAAGCAAAGCAATTGGAACGCTGCCTTGACAAGTAGAGTCAAAATGGTATCCCGGGCGAATTTCATCAAGAGTTTTTTCGGTATACTCAGGATAATAGTTATCCAAAACGTACCAAATTTGATTCTTAGTAATAGAATCATGCTTGGCTCGATAAATAGCTAGTGCGATAGCTTGAGCGCCCTTTACTCCCTCTGGGTCATTATGAGAACACAGGGCAGAATTCTTGGCAAGTTCAAGACATTCTTTTGCGTTATGCGCATAGAATCCAACAGGACTAACACGCATAGCAGAACCATTTCCATAACTTCCATAAGGAACAGGATTATCTATCCATTTACGGAACATTCCTCCATATCCTCTATTGGGATGTTTCTTACACATTTCCTGAATACATTCTCCAAATTGCTCCGGAGTAGGATTCTTGTATTTCAAAATAGCATTTGCTACTCCAATAGTACAAACTGTATCATCAGTAAAATCATTACCTGTTCTTACTAAACGAACAGCTTCATACAGTTTTGTTCTTCTAAATTTTGCTTCATAGGAGGAACCGCAGACATCTCCTGCGATTGCTCCAAATAGTACATAGTCCATCATTGATAATTGGCTGAGTTTTTAATAGTTATTTCTTTGTTGTAGAAATTGAATCCTTCGGAAGTCCCAAAATCTGTTAATGAAAAACAGTTGTCTATTGCTCCTTCAAAAATTTCGTCATCCGCGTCTTTGTTAAACACTTTAACAATTATTCCTTTAAAACTCTTAAGTGATGGCTCTATTGCGAGAACAACGTAATCGTAACCATGACAGGCATACCTAAGAAGGCATGGATAAGGAAGTGTTTCAGACGTTATAGTAGATGTAATTTTTACGCCCTCTATTTTAGGAGTTGATTTAATCATAATTCAATTGTTTTAATTGGATTTAAGTTAAATGAACTTGGGGTTATTTGAACTTTATCCTTTGTAAGAATTACATTCTTACTTAAAGATTCAGGCGGATAAAGATAAGTAGGAATCCTTGAGTTTTCCAAATACTTACAAAAGTGTGCTCCAAATGCAACATTAGTTACATTCTCCTCAAGAATTTTCTCTTCGAGATATTCAAACACTCCTTCGTCAAGTCCTTTTGAACTTCTACCAGAAGGCATTAACGGCAATAGAACATGATACTTAATATCACTACCATAGCGTTTCCACTCTTTAATAAAATCATCAACAGAGTCTTTGGCAGAAATAATGTGATGGATATTCACATTGGTATCACCCATTGTAATTAAGTTGACAATAGCCATATCAGCATTCCTTTTTAATGCTTTATTGCCAAGACTTACTGCCACTCCACCAACAAAGTTCCGAGTATACTCAAGCAATTCTCTACTAGTTTTAATATTGGACAGTGTAATACCGTTAGTAGTGTAATTAGGAACCACTCCAGTATTATACACAGTTTCCAAGAACTTACAAAAGTCTGGATGAATGGTAGGTTCACCAGTAGAACCGATAGCAATTTGGAATGGCTTGCTAGTAAATACTGTTCCATCTTTTACTTCAGATTGGTACATGTACATCCATTTCTTCCATGTTTCACAAATGTCGGGATAATTTATTCCTTTGTGTGAAGCACTTACATAGCAGAAAGGACATTCTGCATTACATAATGTGTTAATTCCAACATCATAAAATTCAGCCATATCAGCAGGAAGTTCTTTAGCAACTCCACTACCAAGTCTGATTGTTTTAAGATTGAACCACAGTGCATTGTAATTATATGCGGGGAATACTCTCTTTTTGGCACCCCAATGTTTAAAATCTTTCATCTTGTTTTTTAATAATTTCGTTCGTTTTCTGGAAGTTTATCCCATTCTGAATATCCAACAAGTTCAACAACTCTTTTAGTCTCCGGGTCTATTCTGCAATAGCCAGTACAACCTATGACATTGAGATTGTTGATTATCCATTGAATTGTACCTCTTCTAGCCTCGTCAATATCAATCCAGAGACGCTTTTCCAGTTCTTCAATTGACTCTTTAAACATAAGAGAGTATATTTCTTTGGTAAAGAACTCTCTTTTATTCTCTGGAATTTCATCGAACTTGTAACGAGTATATAAATCGTCAAACGTTTGTATTTCCAATTCCCCACCCATTCCGGAAGAAGAATCATACTTATTCATTTCCTCGTCAGGAAGTTTTTCCCATTCCTCCCAAGAACCTTTAAAGTAATTCTTGTCAGCAATTTCAGTAATAAGCTGCTTGAGCTCACTGATAGGCATTTCTGCCTTAACAGTGAACACTTCAGAGCTTGAATTTGTAATGATGTCTGATACAGACTGCAAATCTATTCCTATTCTCATACTATTATTGTATAGTTGTCTTCACCAAATTTCTCCTTTAGAATTGCTCTAATTCCAGCTTCATAGAATGTTTCAAAGTCCTCAATTCCATAAGGAACTTCAAGAGATATAGAATATTCACCGTCTTCGGTATATTCCCACACTCCAGGAGACATTTCGTAATCATTTCCAGGAAATAGTTCTTGCATGACTTTATATATCTCATTATGAGTCTTTTCGTCTTTAGAATCTATCCTAAGAAATACTTCCGAGCTCGAATTAGTGATAATGTCAGAGAGTGATTGAACTTTAAATGTTATTTTAAGCTTCATAATTTTTTTAATGTCTTGATGTCCAGCAAATTGCATCATCTATCGCATCTTCGAGAACCTCACAACAATCTTCGAAATGGTCTTCAATTTCTACAAAGTAAATGTCGTCAAATTCATCAATACGAGGCATTATGTACGAATCCACAAATTCATTCCAGTCTTCAGAGCTAAAACAATCGTCGTCTGGTTCTTCGATATTGAGGAAGTTACATATTAATTCCCTTTCCCAATAATTATTACGAATCCATTCTTCACCAACTGCGTCAATACTAATACACCCGTCTGATGGCAGATTATTATAACGTTCTGCATCTCTCTGATGCATTAGGAATGTTTCAGAAGAGGAGTTCGTGATAATATCGGAGATACTTTGTATTTTTGTTAAAATTTTCATACTTTAATCTTTTTAAATCTACCACATTTTTTACATAAAAAAGTAATTTCTACCCAAGTGGGACGTTTATCAGTCTCACTCCAGTATACTTCACTCTCTTTTATTTGTTCCCATTCATGGCAGCATAGGAATTTCTTTTTAAAGGCTTCTAATAAGTCCCTTAACATATTATCCACAGCGATAGTCAGCACTATATAGATTATCCAAGGAGTTTAAAGCCTTGGCAGCCAAATCGGCTTCCTTATTAGCAATTCCATCCTTGACCCTAATGTTTAGTTCTTCAAGAGCTGGGGAACAATCCCAAGCATCCTCGTTTTCCTGCACACAGTACTCTTTATATGTTAGTGCCCCATTTTCGATTGCAACTCTCTTCATTTCACTGAAAATATATTCAAGTGCTTTTGTCTTACTCTCGCACCAATCACCTGTATTCCAGCCATCTGTGTAGAGCTTTTCAAGAGATTTTGCATAATCATCGTATCCATCCTTGATAAAATCTCTAATGTAATCGTAATATGCATCTTCCCATTTATCACTGAATTTAGTGTCGAATACAAACAGGTCAGAAAACGTAAGGGCACTTCCTGCTGATGCAAGTAAAGCATCCACAATATCTCTAATAATACGTTCTGCATTACCATTTAATATTGTAAATGTTTCAGTGGAGCTGTTAGTAATCAAATCTACAACAGATTGAATTTTAATTTTCATTTTTTATCCTAAATGATAACAGTTAATATTTAAATAATCTATTTCTATAACTCCATTACCTACCCTCTTTAATACTGACCGCATCTTCAAGATTACTATCATCATTTAAAAGAGTCTGGAGATTTTTTACTTCTCGCTCATGGTAGTCTATTTCATCATACAAGTCCATAATTATATGATTATGTTGTTCGATTTGATTTTCCAGAGCTTCTCTTTGTTCGTTTGTCATAATAATAAAAAAGGCGACTATTGTTTAGTCGCCTTAATTAGTTCATAGAAATATTCTTTTGTCATAATGACATATTCTCCAATGGAGCCCATATTGACTTCTTTATTTACTTGATAGTTATGGAATACTACAAGTGGTCTGTCTTTACGTGGGCAGCCTGGGATAATGTCTTGGTACGAGGGCTTATTCTTAGTACATTTACATTGTACATAGAACGGTAACGTGTTTGGAATTGTTTCTGCTATATCTATTTTATCGGCATCAAGGTTCTTAGATTCAGACCTAGAGGATTTTAATCCTTCAAATCCGAGTGCTGTTAGTTCCTTGATAATCTTTAACTCATAGTTGTTACCTTTTCTCTTAGCATACGCTCCTGTGTGTTTCTTCTTTGGTTTCTCTTGTTCTTCTGCCATAATAATTTACTCCTTCCTGGATTAATTCCAAGGTTTTTTTGTGTCCATACTTCTTGTGAAAATCTGAAATATCCTTAGCATCATAGCTACGAGGTATCATAAGACAGACTAAACCAGTTTCTTTTCTAATCTTCTTCATATTAGAAACACCGGCTAAGTCATTATCATATAATACACAAATGTGCTCAAATCTACTTTTCAATTCATCAAAAAGAGTTTGCGGAATAAATAAATTCTCAGAGTTAGGCGCTATGGCAGGTATTCCACACGAATAAAAAGTCATTACGTCTTTCAGTGACTTAGTAATAACCAACACTTTGCCCTTTTTCGGAAGTTGGTCTAGTCCCTGTATCATTTTAGCAGACCAATTAGAAAGGAATCTATACGACTTGCGTTTAGGAAAATAAATTCTCCATAGCTCTAGTCCATCCTTTTTACCTTTATAGTAACCATAAATGGGACTTTGTTCGTTGGAAGAAGCAAAATAATTTCCATTTAAAAAAATGGATTTACAAGAATATACCCTAAACTTTCTAAGTATGGGTAATGTGATACCATAAGAAGCCCACCACTCAAGCTCCTTTTGAGAGAAATCTTGCATTTCAATTTGAATACTGGCTGGTCCAGTCTCCTCAAATTTCTCTGCACGTTCATTAATTTTGCCTTTGTTCTTTTTAAGATTTGGGGAAGATATTAGTCCAAAATCATTGGCTATGATTTTCAAAGCCTGATGATATGTACAACTAAATTTCCTCATTACAACGCTAATAAAATTTCCGTAGAAATCTCCCTTAAAGTCATTAAAGATAACATCTCCAGACTTATTCACATAAAATGAACAAGTCGGATGGTCATCAATTCTTAGAGGCGATTTAAATAATCCCTTCTTAACAGGAATACCCAAATAGTATTCCATATAAGTTTCTTGGGAGTATTTAGATAACAAATAGTCTTTTGTGATTGTAGGTTCAATCGTAAATTGCATATTAACATATTATTTCATTGAACCACAAAGATAATAGTTTTAAATCTCAATTCCAAATAACTCTTAATAAGATTAGTAAGAGCTAAGAAATGTTAGCTTTTACTTTAAAGAATTAAAGTCGATTTCGTCAACTGATTGAGTATCAGAAGCTGCATCAGCCGCACTGTTCTTTTTCTCAATGGCGTCGACATCAGTTGGTTTCTTAGCCTTCAATTCTTCTTTTCTCTTTAAATCATATTCAGTAAAGAATAGATTGTCTCCAATAAAGTTATCAGAAACGAACACTTCACCTTGTTTGTTAAGTGCTAAGAAATAAGGAAGACGAGGTACGAAATTTCCGTCTTTGTCAGTTGCCCCAATCAATTTCAAATTAGTCTCTGTACCATATTTCGGCTTAAGAATTTTGATGAAGTGGTCACACAACTCACCAAAGCTCTTGAATGGTATACCCTTTAATTTTTCAAACTCAGTTGGGTTCATCACTGTACCTACTTGAGCGATAAAGGACATTGTTCTCTCGAAATTGCTAGGGCTTTCAACTTCGTGTCCTTCTTTGTTCTGTCTTGTGGGTCTTTTATCATCCCCTTCTTTTGGGAAGAAAATGCTTTCTTCGTAATAGCCTTCGTTGTTCTCGAATCTAACTTTTAGAATTTCATACACAGCATCAGGGTCTTTCTTACCTTTAAGTGTTTCCACCTTAGCTTCTGCGAGCTTAACTCTATGAATCTCATAAGGTTTCAATCTAGGTTTAGATGTTGATACTGACGGTGTTGCTGAGAGGTTAAAATTTAATTCCATATTGTAGATTATTTTAATGTAAAGTCAAATGATGTAATAGTATCTTCTTCTACTGAATCATCTTGAATCATATTTGCTAATTGAATATCCAATGGGATATCTTCACTAGGCTCTTCATCTACCTTGCTTGTATCAATCTTATCATCCGTTGATTGTGGTTCCTCTGGGGTCTTATCCCCAATAAGCATGAACAATCCATCCTTATGTGCATGGGGAACTAACGTAAATTGAGAACCATATTCACTAAGAGTTTCATTAGCTTTACCTCTGCAACTTACAGTTAAAGAGTTAGTCAGCTTATTTCCTCCCTTAGTTCCAAACGCTTCATTAGAACCTATCACAGGCTTTAGAAGCTTACCTTGCTTTTCATACTTAATGTCAATTCTATCATCAGGACTAACACCAAGTGCTTCTGCAGCGGCTTCATTTAATATATACTTATTATCTTCAAGAACAATTAAAGGTTCTTTACTATCTGGAAGGGAAGACTTAGACTTCTTTTTAGAGGTGCTTTTAGTTTCAGTTTTCTTTGCACCAGTCTCTCCTTCATTTATGATTTCGCGAGAGACGGGAGTATACTCCCCTGTCTCTGGGTCGAAATCGAATACAATCAGCATTTTAATCCTCACCATTATATTCCTTAATACGTGAAATTACCATATTTAAATCGTTATCTATCAATAGTTCGTCAAACAATCCCATAGGAGACTTAGCAGTGCAAGTTCCGTCTGAATTGGTCTTGAACATATACTTAGGCTTATTTTCTTCATCCTTTTCGATTGTAGTGAAAAGTACATAAGTGAACAAACCTTCCAGAGTAATAACTGAATCCAACATCTTTCCAAGAGTCTTAATCTTTAGATATTGGTTAACTCTATCTCCAATATTTTCACTATGAGTAGATACCACAATATACAAATCATCACGAAGATTCATTGCATTCTTCAATACAGAATAAGCATGTTGTGCCATTTCAGTAAACTTCTCATATCCTTTCTCCTTAGCTCTATCCATAGCTTCAAACGCCATGAAATATTGGAAGTCATCAATGATAACATATTTAATCCATGTCATTTTACTGTTAATAAGTTTCAACATAGTTGCAACATTATCAACACTAGTCGTAGTATAAAAGTTTCCTAACTCTTCTGGATTCTTACCAGCAGTATTAAGATTACGATACTTTTTCTTTGCTCCAGGAATACCCGGTCTTTTACCTGTTGTTGTAATGATAAAAGTTTCTTCTGGATTTAAATTTCTGATTGAAGTAGTCTTTCCAGAACCAGACTCTCCACAAATACAAATCATTTCTGCCATTATAGTTTAATACTTATTTGTAAAGGTTTATTTTCTTTGGCATCTATTTTCTTTGGCTGTATCTCTTCATAAGTTTCCTTTACATAGTCGGAAGTCAAATACTTCGCATAATCATAGATTTCGTCAGATTTAGGTAACTCTTTCCAGAGTCCGCACTTTCCATAGAACGTAGTTCCTACTTCTATATCTGACTCACCATAACGATTCTTCAGAACAGTTATGCTTCTAAATCTAGATTGTAATGTCTTTATATCATAACCCTTATATTTATTCAGTCTTTCTCTATGTGGATTGAAAATGGAAATAATGATTTCGCTATCCTGAGCTGGAGAACCACTATCCTTAATATCTGAGATTTGCATATTATCAAACCCGGCTTTCTTTCTGTCCATTGAGGTAGAATCTCTATTCGCCTGCATAATGACTAGCGGACTGATTCCACATCTATTTCTCAAAGTAACCAAATAAGATGAAATTAAATCCATTTCTTCCTTTAGGCTTCTTCCTTGAGATTTACGTACAAGACTTAAGTGGTCTATTACTACTAAATGAATCAGGTCTTCATTATCCGGTTCATAAATAGTTCTAGTCTCCGTTTCAATGAACTTACCTCTTCCTTCCAATTCTTTCATTAAAGACGAATACAGAATCTCTGCATTTAAAGCCTTATCATGAACTGTAATAACCTTTTCCACATCATGTAGCCAAGGTAAAGAGTTAAGAACAAGTTGATAGTTTTCCTCACTTAAGGTATATCCCTTCTCTTTAGAAAGTAATTCTTTAGTAGACAATTCAACTCCATATTCCTCGAATATGTGCATACATAACAATTTGGCAAATAGCAATTCACTACTCATTTCCAAACTATAATATGTAACTTTGAATTTATCATCATGTAAGTGTTCAACCAGTGGTCTATAAATGTAAGAATACAAAGCCAATGAAGTCTTACCAGAACCAGTTCCACTAAATAACAGAGTATAAGTTCCCTTAGTTACTCCATCTATAATACTTTCCAACTTGGGCATACCCATACTTAATCCCCAGTTCTTTCTACTTCTTCCTAATGTGATTTGATGTACTAACGAATTTGTTATCATAGAGACCTAATTGCAGAAAAGTTCACACCATCATAATCTCCACTCATTAATATTTCTATATCCTTCCATTTCTGGGATATTACAAATTCACAAATACCAAAATTAATAAAGTTAGTATTTTCTAATGCCCAGTTCAAACACTCCAAAATGTGTTCATGTTCAGCTGGGTTGTGTCTTATGGATTTACCATAAAACCGGAAGAAATCTTCAAGACTGTCAAATTTCTTAGCAATATTACGTAATCCATAGGTCACCCCATTGATGTTCGTAAATGCTGGATAAGCTTCAAATAATTCCTTACCCATATCAAAAGAAGCTCTATAAAAAGTCTTTAAGAAGTTTACGGCAAAATCGACTTGTTCAGGATAAAACTGTTCTCCTTTATTAGGAATCTTATAAGACTTCAATATTATACCTTTATTTTGTAAAGAGATTAAAGTACTTCTTAAATCTCCTCTCATTTCTTCTGGTATTGCTAAGAATCTAAAAACGTATTCAGGGTTATATTCTTCTTTCGCAAGAAGTAAAATTCTAATTGTAAATAGCTCATTTGGAGAAATTTGATACTTCTCTAAAATTGCCAGCTCATTGTCTATTGTTAAACTTAATTTATCCAAACAGTTAAAAATTAAATAAGTAATTTATTAATCTCTAACTGTAATCACTTTAATCTCCTTTCAGAGCGTTATCAATTACATACGGTTCTAAGAACTCTTTTAACAGCTCGTCTACCCTATGGTCTATAGCTGCTACACTATAAAGTTGGTCGTCGACGGTAAAAAAGTCCATGTTTTCTGTTGCGTCTAGGATTCTAGCTAACAACAGTAATTCTACTTGTCTTTCTAATATCATTTTGAATTGGATTACAAAGATAATAAAAATATTTGACATTTCCAAACTCAAGTGAGATTTAGGCAAATTTAACCTAAATCACTTGGTCGGTCCTGTCCATGTTTTGAGGAAGGATTCGAGATTTCTTTGACACTCGGCTGGGTCTGCGTAGGTATATTTGCTATCCCAGCATTGATATCCACAGTTTAATGTCCAAGACCATCCCCATAAATCGGAATCCTCATCGTACCAATAATTCATTGATACTTCATAATTCTTTCCTGCTTCTTTTATTGTCATACTAATACCTAAACATGAAGGTCATTGGTTTCTTTTTTATTTCTTCAAAAGGTTCTCTCCTTAATACATGCATTAACTGTTCCTCATCCAAAGTTACATATTTCTTATTGACATGTGATTTATTAAACCATTCTTCTTCAACAGTTCCTCTTACCACAAAGGTAAATATTTCTGCACGTTTATTCGGAGCAAACCTGACTACTCTTCCAGTTCTCTGTATCATTTTGGTGGGGCTAGAATCCATTCCTAAAATTATAGCTACAGATAGTCCAGAAACATCCATTCCCTCATCTGCTTTTTTAACGGTATTTAATACCCCAGTATCCATTTTACTGAACTCTTCGAGAGTTATTCTGCTTTTCTTTTTTGAATCTTTTCCAGTATAAACAGACCCTCGTTTTATTTTTTCTGCAATTTTAGTAGTTGCAGAAAATGTGACTATTTTACAATCCTGCCTGTAATCACAAATTAATTGAGTAAGTCTGATTTTATCTGGGTGGTTATAAATGAATTGTTTTCTTTGCTGCATAGTTCTTGCAAAACCAACAGCATGAAATGTGATATCCTTTAGAATTTCAGACTTTATTTTCCCATCCTTTATCTTGTCTCTTTCACATATAAAGTCTCTATAAGCCATTCTATATTTATAACCCTCTTTACCAATCATTTGCATGGCTAAAGAGAAGTTATAATCAAAGTAAGAGAAGTGTTCAGTAAACTCTCTATTATATTTCTGGTACTCAGAGATGTCTGCATCAATATACACTTTATATTCAACATAATCAGAAACCCATCCATTCTGAAGAGCTTCTTCAAGAGAAATGGTATCAATAATTGGACAATATTTCTCAATAATTTTATGTCTTCCATCAAGTCTCTCAAGTGTTGCGGTTAGACCAAGTATCATTCGATATTTTACCTTTTCAAATACTTCGCTAAATGTATCAGCCCCCATTCTGTGAATTTCATCAATAATGAGAATATCACAAGTCCATTCATGCTTTACGACTGTGTTGATTACCACAACCTCTGCGTTCATGAAAATTCCGTGTTTAGTAAGGTTCATAATCCATTGCTCTTTAAGCAAATCAGTTGGGACTACAACTAATATTCTAAACTGTGGATATTTGGCCAATACACTTTTGGCACATTTGATTGCAGTATAGGTCTTACCTACACCAGTACCATATTCTAAAGTTCCTTTACATTTATTATCAATCCATTTAATTCTTCCTTCTTCCTGCCGTTCATCCCTTGTTGGTGGTGTAAATAAGTCCAAATTAGATAATAGATGCTAATACTACATAATTATCTACAGGAATAGTAACAAGTTTTCCCAACGAGAGGTACAAATATAATATAGCTTTAAGAAGGAAAAACTCAATTTTAGAGAGTATACCCATGATATTCAGCAACCTTTTCTATTTGCCCCATTCTGGTTTCCCACTGCTCGATGTGATACTTCACTTCCTCCTCAAGTAAGAACAATACTTTATCTCTCAAAGTAGTCAGTTGCTCGGTTGTTAAATCGAAATACTTCTTACTCTTCAAGTTAATCATCGCTCTTAATTGTCCATATGTCAATCCTCTCGAATTTACATATAGATTAGCAGTAGACTTTAGATTAAGACGTTCCCTCACCACTTCCAATCTATCTCTGATATTACCGTTTTCATCCTTTTCAGTCAAATCTTTCATTTCCTGTGGAGTAAACCATAATCCTTGTTTCAAGATAAAGGTAAGGGTTATATGTTGTTTATTAAATTTACCTAATGCATCTAAGCATCCGTCCAATACTAGTTCGATAGGTATGCTTGCAAACTCTAATGGAATACCATTAGTAAGAGTGGAGATAGGATATTCTTTTAATTTATCCTTAGTAAGTTGTTCCTTATTGGCTTCAATGACTTTACTCAAATCATTTCTATAAAGGAATCTTGGATAACGTTTTCTATCTTCTGTTTCTTTCTCAAGATAGCGAAGATAAAGCTCCGTATTACATTTGTCTCTCTGTTCTTTAATAATATCTAACAATACATATCTTCCCGGATGAGTTTTGTCAGTGTTATACAACATGGACTTACAGTGCTGATAGAACTTTCTCAATTGTTCTTCAGTACAATCAACCAAACGATATTCCGGCTGAATTCTTTCTCCATTCACTTCTTCTCTCTCACCCTTCCATACGAAAGATTTAATATTGTTGTCTTTTGCTGCAAGCGCTTCTTCTAGTTTTTCTTTAACTGTCATAACTTTTATAAACTTTTACTATCCTTAAATTTTCATCATCTATTTGTTTTAAAAGTTATCTATTGTGCTCTTAGCCGTTACATGTACATAACATACGGTTTCTTTTCCTCTGGTTTAGGTATAAACTTTATGAATTGTATGTTATTGTAATTATAGGGAATCATTTTACTCCCATCGAACCATGTATCAATTCCGGCTCTAATCTCTTTATACTCTAGAAAGCCTATTTCTCCCAGACGTAGTGAGCGATGTTCCCAATTCGGGAACTGCACACACATAAGATACTCTTTACTTTCTAAATCCTGAAATACATATGTAACATATTGTTCGGGGTCTGTGTTACTCGCAACCAGTTTCGCAAGTATTGTTATCATCCTCTATAATGTAGTCACGAATAAGGTCTTCCTTATCTGTTTCCGTGTCTTCATCTGTTGGAATTGCACAATACTCAATCCAGTCTTCCATGTAACTATCAAACACCTCATTGGCATATTCTACCAGTTCAGGGTCTTCATCGTCTCTATCCCAACCGAGTTCTCCATGGGCTTCTTCTATTGCATCCGCATAAGTACCTAAGCCATTGGTACCTTCGTAAGAATCATACTCTTCACAAGCTGCTTCCCATGCTTCATGTTCTGCATCTTCATGTGACTCAAATAGGCCAGTGTACTGATACTTTTTTCCACCAAAGCCCCCGCCGAGTCCGGCATAAATGTTGTATTCTTTCATTTTACTTCTATCAATTGTTTTTACTGCCATAATACGTCGTTTTCAGGAATTTCAATACCAATCTGTTTGCACTTATTATATTGAGCTTGAGAAATTCTACCTCTATATCCCGGAGTGTTCCTCATAACACGAATCCAACCTGATGCTTCAAGTTGGTCTACTGATTTCTTAAAGTAGTAATAAGCAAGGTCGTCGTGCTGCATCCAGTCACAAGGATAGAGTTTTCCGTCTCTATCTATCCAACCATTACCGTTCCACTCTTTACCAGTAGGGTCTAAATAAGTGCCTTTATAATCAAGCTCTTCGAAGCAATCTGCTTCTACTTCTTCTAATACATCAAAAGCACTTACTGGGCATCTTCCATAATTCCCGTTATAACATAGAACATCCTCTCCGTCATGATAATCCTCAATATCTTTATCGAGGATTTGTCTCCAGCCGGGTTGTGCGCGTTCTAACCCAACTTCTCTTATTTTTATAAACAAGCCCATATCGTAATAAGCATTAAATAATATAAATATGTTTTCATTTCTTAAATAGCCAATATAAGAGTTTGTTTTTTTCCCAGCCCTTCCATTCGAACTCTATGAGGCTTATTGCAGTTACTAAAATAAATGCAAGAGCCACATTGAGAAATGGAATTATGCAAACAGCATAAAGTAATATCTTTACAATGTTAGGAACTTTAATCTTCTTTCCATCCCAACCATTGTAAGCATACTTATTTGCCATCTTTATCCACCAAGATATTACTATAATGGATACAATTATTGTTATTAAATATGTCATTTTATTTTTCTCTATAATCTACACAACCATACTTCGCAAAGTCACAAATCTTCTTTTCGATTCCTACAAAACAAGGATACTTAGCACATTCTTTACAAGTACGTGCAGGATATTTATATTTAACCCCGTCTTTATCCTTATCTATTGCCTGCTTTTTTGCCACTAGTCTTAGGTTTATAGTTTTCACAAAACTTAACAGCAGCATCTAATGCTTCACTGTACTTCAAATATCCAGCTCTAGGCAATCCATTATTTGAATCTGCCCAATGTGCTGTTGTGACATTACCGATATATACCCCAGCAGTCCACAACCATTGACCTTTATTTTGTTGCGGAAAAATACAGATTCGGAATCCTTTTGCTTCCCATTGTTCAATTATATCAATCATCGGCCAACCATGCTAAAAATATTCCCCAAGTAAGACACATAAAACACATAGCTATTACATTACTTACTAAAGAAGATATTATGGCAGCTCCAACAATTAATCCAATCCAATACCTTACGTCTTTCATTTTATAAATAATACTGCAAATAATCCTGCTGCAACAGTGAATCCACCTATGGATAAATTCCTAAGCTTCTTTACTCGTTTTTCCTTTTTGGCTAACTGTATGTTTAAAGAATTAATAACTTGGTCATTAATATCTGCCTGTAACATACATCTATTCAATTGGGACAGCCTTAGAGAATCCATTGCAACAAGATTCTTATTAACAGTCTCAAGACCGTTTACTTGCTGAATTAATAAATCCACTTCCTTAGAAAGCTTTCTATGCTCTAAAAAGATTAGATTAGTGTGCTTCAACTGTTGAGGAGTTATTACCACCAAAGAATCTTCCGTAACTTTCGGATAGGTAGTCTGAGAAAAACTTGACATCGTCCCCAAGAGGCTGATTAGTAATATCAATATAATCTGCTTCATATTTTTCGCGAATTTTTATTATTTTTACTTTAGTGGTATCAATAGCATTAAGTAAACTGTCATTGACTTTATTAATGTTACTGATGTGATTGTTTAAAGAGTCGATGTCTCGCACCAACTCTTTATAATCATCACTAGGAGATGTCTGAAAGTTCTTCCTGTAGACTCTATCCATAATAGTCATAGTCCCTGCGATACAAAGCAATCCTATTAGTAAATAAAGAGCCCAGTGGTCTTTCATTACAATTCCCCCTTTCTCTGCAATTCAGCATCGTACATAAGGCACTCGATAAGAATTTCAAGTTCCCATTCTGGAGCAGTTAACAGATAATCGTGAACTTCCTGCATCTTCTTGCTCATTTTCCGACGCTTTTCTTCAAGTTCCAGTTCATAGAAATATCTTTCTGCATCTTTTCTGTATGCTTTGATATATTTACCCGGATTTCTTTCAAAGAATTCGGCTTCTTGTTCAAGAATAGCCTGTACTACAGTGGAATTAATTACTCCAAGAGTATCGGCGCGGAGAACAGAGAATGGATTTTCTTTAGCCTTTCTTTCTGCTTCTGCCATACCAATTCCGCGGACATATTCATCACCATCACGTCTTACCGCAATACCAAGACGAAGCTGTTTTACTTCGCTATCACTTGCTTTATCATCACCTTCTTCAATCGGACAGCTCAATGCGCAGATTGTGTACTCACGTTTGTCACCTTTATAATCAATAAAAGTTCCTTCAATAAATTCAGCTACTTTTTTCATTTTGTATAATTTTTAATGTTTATTAATCGTCATTTGGGTTTCTTCCCGGATAATCCAGATAGAAACTTAGGATAGTATCCTGTTTAGTTTGCCAGTCAGTATCTTCATTTGCCATTTCAGCAATAGTACGACTGATTGATTCCTCCTCGATTTGTTCCAGAACAAGTTTACCATGTTCATCGTCGTTACCTTTTAACCATGCTTCTGTAGCCCAATCACCTTCTTGAATAGCTTGCTTAACAATCTTATTGATTGACTCCGTAGTTTCGATTTCTCTATCTACAGTAGCTTCAAATGGATAAGCTCTATTAGGAATGTCCACATTTATGGCTTCAATTCTTGGATACTGAAACTCGGCATCGTTATAGTTTAGATACCAAAGAATCCAGTTGTGATGATTATCTTCTTCGTCAGCTCTTAGAATGAAATATTCTTCAAGCTTAGGAAGTCCTTGACAACTAAAATAGTTGGCAAATGTTCTGTAAAGATTGTGGTTGCTCAATTCTGCACCGAGTTGTTTTACCAACATTTCAATCATTACATGGCTAAGAGTACATACTCTTCTGCTTTTGTCGATTGTTTGCTCGGTCTTTGCCATTGTAGGAGCAACGCTATCGTTTCTTACGACTGGTTTTTCGCTTTCCTTTTTCTCCATTTTTATCGTATAATTTAAATCCATTACTCTCAATATATGACATAGGAGCACCAATCCATGCAACACACTTCATGTATGTGCATGTCTTGGTTTTAACTGTTTCACACTCCTTAAATTTGCCAATAGGTTTTTCTGTTGAGTAGTGTTGAGAGCCTACACATTCAGCTCTATCTTTGAAGATTCTATAAAGATTTACTTCGTAGATAAAGCTGTCTGTCACTACTACTTTAACGTCCCCAGAATGGTAGACTGGTTCCGGTGTAGGTTTTGCCATTCCATGAATAATTTACAACGTTATCTTTATATCGTGCCAAAATCTTAGGTATGTCACTCTGTCCACATTTAATAGACAAAGTATTCTTACCACCCTTTGGCACCTTGTGTAACCTTACTATGAGCTTGTCATAGACCGGGATACTCTTCTTCTTTCCTGCCCATCTGGTAAGGAACTCGGTCTTGTCACGAGCCCGCTCACGCTTCAGAATGAACTTTTCGGAAGGAGTCTTTGTCCACACCGAAGGGTCTCTCGGAACAAGTGGTGGAACACGTATTCCCAATGCAACCATTTCTGCATCGTTATATACATCAACTCTTAATTCTTCGTCACTTTGTTGTACTCTCTTTGGTTTTTCAATCTTTTTCATGATTATAATTATTTATTGATTTGAATTAATGATATTCCACCCTTGTATCCATTACTGGCTACGATATATTCATTACCTTTGTAAGTAAAGGTATGTATAGTACCATCATTTCGTACACTGGAACTGAATGTTCCTATACGATTAATAACAATACCATTATAACTCCCATTTGCAGTTGGAGTTCCACTGCAACCTACCATGAGAACTATTCCCAAGGTAAGTCCTAACAATATTTTTTTCAAATTTTCTTAAACAAAAATTTAAAGACCATACTATATTTACTAAGCTCATCCATTTCGTCTTTGGACATGTCACTTATTGCTCTAAAAATCAATATTAAAAATGCTAAATTAATAAGTGGAATGAGTGTAGCAAGTACTCCAATGATAGCATGAATTAGTAAAACTTCGTCTCCTTCTCCCTTTGCTAGTTTATATGCCGTAATTAATAAGTCTGTTAACAACAGAACCGGCAGTACATAAAATATTAAAATTACAAATATCATACAGAACGAACTGTTTTGCAGATGTTACACTTATAGATTTTGTTCTCGTAATCACATAAGGAGTGACTTGTCTGACCTTGACAGCGGGCACAGAAGAGACTCTTCACTGGAACGTACACTTCTTTTCTTTCTGTCTTTTTCTTGGATTCTTTTTTCATATTCGTTAAATGCTTTAATTACCATACGTTTTACAGTAGGATTGTTCTTTCTTTTATAAAAGTCATTCCACCTTCCTGTTTTATAAATCCAGTCAATGTCTTCGGAATTTATGTAACTTACTAAAATTACCTCACTTCTACAATCTGATTCGTGGTTGACTAATTCTCCACCTACCATTAAAGTAAAATGGTTACAATTAACCAAACTATTTCCACCAACGTAAGACTGCCTATTCTTAAGGGCTTTCCTTGCTTTTAGTCGATTGGTTTTACAAAATTTCTTTGAAAAAGTCCAATCTTCTATTGCAAGTTTATACTTTATTTTACGCTTATCAAGTTCACGAGCTATCAAATAAGCAAAATAACAGCAACCTCCAGAATTTATATTGAATTTTTCTTCACAAGTAGCTGCTACTGAATTTATAGTATTAATTAATTCTGCATACATATTTCTTTAATTTCCTTCTGAATCTGTTTATAGTCTTCCAAATACTCTTTTAAAGATATGGTTTCATCTCCACGTTTGGATTGTATTCTAAAGCTAATAATTCTTTTAATCACAGCTTCTAAAGGCAATCCATATCCAGCAACCTTGAATTCTTCTCTTGGCTCTCCACCTTTAGGCTTTACTATATGTAAGAGCTCAAGGTCGAACATAGGAGAAGAATCATTTACTGGAGTTAATCGAAAGTCTTTTTCTTCAATTATCATGTATTATTTTATCAATTACTATACTTTGAGAGACATAGTTAGGTTCTCCACCCAATGATTCTCCCATGTAGTAAAGAGAACCTTTAGGGATATGACATCTAACTATTACCATCTTTTCTTCATCGGTACTTTCGTAACGCCCATAGCTATCGAACGCATCTTCTAATTCAACAAAACTATGGAATCCTCCTCCGTCTATATGATAATAGTAATGTCCAGTGTAAAAAATTTCAAAGAAATTTCCCTCCACTGTGTAGGTTTTGTTTAGTTGATAAGGAAATTTCCTGACAGCCGAGTAGATGTTTTTCTCGTTACCAATAGCAACAATTTTGAAGCATTTAATGTCTTCCTCTGCTACTTTAGGCTTAAGAGATTTTTTCTGTCTCTGGGAACAAACATACACATAACTATATCTCCTCTACTTTATAAATAGAATTTTTAGTGTAAACCAAATTGTCCTCTATTTTTAATACTTCAGAAGTGTGGAAATAATCGAGTATTCCTCTATCTCCACTCATTTCCAATATCCACCCTACTTTCACTCCGAGAAGTCTTCCTTCCATAGTATAGCCTTCTTCAATACCATTTGGATGTCCGTCTTTATATCTTACGGACTCCAATTTGGTCAATTTTACTTTCTTTCCAATTAAGTCTTCTACCTTGCTCATTTATGCTTTCTTTTGTTGGCCACTGTTACAGAAGGTTCTTTCGGACTTGGCTCTGAAGAGTGCTTGTATGTAACATACGAAGGAATATCGTCAGTGGGCACAAAAAACATTTCCTCACAGGAAATGTTATTGCATACTCCTGAATCATTAAATACACAATCTGCACAACCGCAAGAATCATTTTCCGTGAGACTTGCGGGAATACATATCACTTCTCTCCCATTGAACTTAAAGACTTCGAGAGGAGAATAACTAATCATCAGCTCTCTATAATGTGAAGTTGCTTCCATAATTTAAAACGGATAAATTAAACCTTGGTTAACAAATTGTGTCATTAACATTTCTTCAGTAAGTCTAGGTTCAAATTCTACTCTATTATCCAGAATGTTATTAAACTCTTTTGCAAGAGCTTTAACATCAAGGATTCGACATAGATTTGGATTCTTAACAGCACCAGTAATTGCCTTTACCTCTATTGTATTAGTGGCATGATAATATTTAATCCTAACCTTAATGACATCAGAGAGGATTTTATACTTTAGTACGGCATGTACATACTGCCCATCCTTTGTATCGGGAAGTAGGATGAACTTCTTAATTTTCTTTTTAGTCATAAATTAAGTCAAAAAAAATAAGCCCTACCCACATAGCAAGTGTATATGGATAGGGCTTTAAGAATTTAGTTTTTAGATATTATTCAGCTTATTTGGACTTGTTCAGTTTGTCGGCGATATCCATTACCATCTTCAAACCTACTGCATCCATAGCGTTATTTCCATTACTGCCACCCATCATGACATCTGGAACCCATTTAACCTCTGATTTAGATAATGCTTCTGCTACACCAACAGTTGTCTTATAGTCCCATTCAGCTTTCTCTTGCGGAGTCAAACCTGCTTGAACTTTAAGTTTATTAGCTTCTGCTTCTGCTCTACCTTCAGCGATAATTTTCTTAGCTTTCTCATTAGCTTCTTTAGCCTGTAATTCTGCTACTTCAAATGCTTGCTGTGCTTTAGTTACTTCTACAGCCTTAACCTTTTCCTGTTCCCATTTAGCTTGAGCTGCTGATGCCTTACCTTCTTCTTCAATTTGGATTGTTTTCTGAACGGCTTCCAGTGCTTTAGCTTTAGCGGTTACAATAGACATATCAGCTTCTCTTTGCTTAGAAATTTGAGCTAAAGTTGCTGATTCATACTCAAGGTCGTTAATTGATAATTGAGAAACTTTCAAACCATAGAAAGCAAACGGAGATTCTTCCTGTCTCTTAACACCGTTAGGTGCAAGGCTATCAGAAATCGCTTCTGCCACTTTCTGTAATTGTTTCTCACCAGTAAGAGGATTAATAGTTTCTACTGTTTTAACGCGAGTTTTATAAACACCATAATTCAACTGGTCTGTAATAAGCGCAATTAAGTCAGTTCTCTTCTCACTTACTGATTCCAATGAAGACATAAGAGGGCCACATGATATAACTACTTTACCAAGAGTCGGCTTAACCAAGTCTTTAATAAGTCTCTCCTGTGAACCATAGTGAGTTTGAATACGTTCAAGATATTTTTGCTCTAACGGCATTTCTACTCGAACTGAGCCCAATACAAATCCCTTACCTTTATCATTGTAAGTAATAGCCATTGCTGGGTTTTCCATACTTACATCCACGGATACGTTACCATCTTGGTCTTTCTTTACTTCATTGAACCAAATCTGACTGGTCTTGTCGTAAACAGACACGTTACCGAACTTCTGCCACTGGAAACCACCATTGGTCCAATATTCATACGTACCGGAGATAGGAATTTGATTGATACCAATCTTACTCTTGTCCATGTCTTCCATCAACATCGGGAAACAAGCAATTAACACTACGGCAAAAATGCCAACAATAATACCCAAAAGTTTAAATCTTTTCATTGTTTTTAAATATTTAAAAATTATACAATCTTATTTATAGCTCTCTGGATTTGCTATCCAGTAATAGAATGGAATAATACACCTTACAAGTGTAATTTTCCTGTTAGTTAATTTGAACGCACCGAGCAAGTGGAACACTAACATGCCGTAATATATTGCCAACAACAACATAATTACGAAAACCATAACTTTAAATGCTATCATTCTTTCTTTTTACTTAGAGTTTTAACAATCCAATTGCCAAAATCATCTTGAATCTTCGCGGCTTCTTCTGCTGAAAGATTCAATCCTCCAGTACCAATCAGATAACCCCAACCACGAACCAACATGATTTTAAACCATTTATCCTCCCTTTTAATGGAGATATATCCATCCTCATATTTCAAGGGATGTTCGATATTCTGGCTGTCATCACCGTTAAGAATATTAACTATTTTCTTCTGCGATTCTTCCGCCACGTGCACTATGTCTTCGTCTTCGCCTTTATATCTACGAAGGAAGTCAAATGCCATGTGTCCATTTGCATGAAACACTTTGTCCGTACCTTCATATTTCTCTAAAGGTAGTTTATACACATCTTTAAAATTCATATTTATATTTTTGGTTGAGTAATACTAAAATTATCAAATCCTTGTTCAATTGATTTCTTGAGTGCTTCCTCATATGTAGCAAATCCAAATGGAGAAAATACTCTATCAAAGTGAGGTTTTCCAGCTGTAGCCTTCTCATAATTATAGATAAAGGTTTCAGCTGTAAAGTATCCAGTTTCTTGACGAAGCCCAACTAAAGCTTTAATGTTATAGCTAAATAATTCCTTCTGGATTCTAATAAGTTCACCCAGAGTTGCGGACTGCTTGTTAGCTTCAAACAAATCTTTAAGTACTTCAAATCGTCTCTGCGTGCTCATAGTGTTCAATTAGTTTATTAAATGCTTTAACCCTAGCAGTGTGTCCTTCCTCACTATCTGGAGTCCACCAAAATGCTTTACCGTTTCTGTCCTTTGGAGCATCAAGAAATTTCCTATTAAATTCAGGAAATAGTGCTACTATATCACGTTCGTCATATATAGTAATACCTCTTTCAGTTCCAGCCATAGCATGTTCAATGCAAAAACACATTCCCCAGTATTCTGGGTGTTCTACAAACAACTTCTTAGCCTGCTTGAGAATCTTAAGTTTTTCTGAATTTGTCATAAATTTACAATAATTTTATCCTCCTCTTTTAAAGGTTCTGCGGGAGTATTGTATCCATGTAGTTTACCACAACGAACACACCATACTACTCCATAAGAATTTTCTCTCGGTTTACATTTGCCTTTAGCACAAAACTTGGCAACTTTTTGATAGTTTTCCTTATCCATTGCAATTTAATTTATACAAAAAATCCCCGAACTTTAGTAAGTCCGAGGATTAAATATTTTATACACGATTACTTAGTCTTGCCCCAACTGTTCTTGTTAGTCTCCGACTCCTCCCATAACGTATTGTAGAACTCTATACGTGTGCCCTCCTCATCGTGCAATTCCTATCATTTCAGCAATTTCTTCAAATGAGTGGTTTAGGAATATTCTATCCATATCAGCATCAGTAACTACACCTTTAGGTCTTGGATAAATAAGAGTGGGAGAATGTCCTCTCTCATGTAATCCATACACTACTTCTCTTGTTCTACCGTCCTTAATAAGACGAAGGTCAATGTGTTCTGACATAGAAGAATAGAATCCTATATTGGAATCTTCTACATATGTAGAACCCTTCTTGGACATTACTTTACGATAAGGCTTATATCCCTTACTAATCAAATACTCTACAAATCCAATCATATTATTACTTGTTTTGTACCTTGAACTTTAGATTATTTAGACGTTAAATGATAAGAGTTACATTCACTACAATAGTAATACCTTCTTTCGTTACGTAGAGAATTGTAATTGCCAACTCTTTTACATTGGGATAACGCAAACATCGCTCCCAATTTATCATATTTTCTTTTCTTGCACATTAAAGAATTTTTGCTTCATTTAAGGCATACTTGAGTCCATACTGACTAACATGTGGATTTGTTACAATCCAACCAATGTTCGTTTCATGTCCCATAACATCACCGTAGAAGTAATATGCGTTAGTCGCTTCATTGTAAAGTTTTCTCGCAGTTTTTTCATCAGGAGCTTCTACTATTAAATAAGGGTTACCAAACCTTGGTTCAGGGTCTTCCATAAGACCTCCCAGCAATAATCCTACTAAATATTTCATATCTAATCTTTTAATTGTTAATAGTACCCCGTGCTGGATTCAAACCAGCGACCCGCACATTAGAAGTGTGCTGCTCTATTCACTGAGCTAACGGGGCAGGTGTAGGTATTTATCTCGTTACACCTACGGGTCCGGCAATCCTGTCTTATATACCGCATGAGCTAGCGGTCTCGCCCAGTACAAAGACCATAGTCTCTGTGTGGGACTTTTGTCCATTTTAAAGTGCAGTGTGCTAGGATATACCTAACAAGTGCACTGTGTACTTCTAAACAGCACTCCTATGGAATTACCCAATGGTCTGTCACCTATGCTAACAGAGGTAAGGGTCGAAATACATCTTCCTTACTTATCAGTTTTAAGGTTCAAGGGCTCTGGTTTAAGTACATTAATATAGCCCTTTGTTAAAAAAGTGTAAAGAGTGTGTTGTTACACCAAATGCTCTAGCTGGAGTTACCCGTATCTCGCTTTATCTTCTTCATTTATAGGTAGTTTCAACGAAGACCTTAATACGACATTATTTCATTCTTGATTCGGGGCTATCAGCAAGGCTTTCTACCATAATTACGTCCTTAATCGGACAACCTACTCGCAACTCTTTAAACGATGGCTACTTCCAAGCCTACGTCCTCTTTACTTTATATTTTGGAGAGCAGCCGTTCTCTCCATGTCCGGTTCGTACTCTACAGAGCATACAAGGTTTCGATATTATCGCAGAGGCCGGCTTCCCTTACTCCGAACGGCTTTCTTTCAATTCTTCCCACGGAATATACCAATAAGTTTCAAATTCTTCACCAGACAAGATTACATCGGAGTCTTCAAACTCAGTCCAACCCATGTCGCTTCTAAATCCTACAATACAGTCATCTTCACAACTTTCAGAATTATATCCTACTAAGACAGCTTCCTGACCTTCAACGATAAAGGTTTCTCCAATGCATCTTTTTATTTCAGTAGGAATATGTTCTTCATACAGACTTTCAGGAACCATATACGTACTATCTGGACAAGGATGCCCATCAATTGCTTGGCAGAATATACATTCTCCCCATCTTTCATGTTCCATAAAATCTTGGATTTCAGGGAACGTAACCATTACATACTTTTCCATACTATCTTCCTTTTACTGAACCAGGTTTCTTGTTTGCTGCTTGGTAATCCTTACCTTGTCTGTCCCACCAATCTTGGCGAGCTTTAAGTCTTGCTAATTTCTTTTTATATTTCATGCTTTATAAATTTGATTAATCCCACCAACTTCTCATTCTGTATGTTCTAATGAGATTATACAGATGTAGTGCTTTAGCCTGTCTCAAATCATCAAGATAGTAATCATTAATAGATTCAGGATGCCAAGATATAAATCTCTTCCAATTTTTACTGTTTATATAGGGAAGTTTCTTAGTATTGTTATAGAGATAACCTTTTTGGTCTCTTTCCATAACAACATCGATTAACTTTATACACAGATTGATTTCAGAAACCATTTGTTCCCATCCACGTACCAGTTGAGATTCAGCAAAATATTTGGACATTCTCTTAAGTTTAAATTGCTCTAACTCGAGCATATATGCCCAGTCCCAATCTCTATCTTCTTTAAGAAGTTTAGAGTATTTTTTAACTGTTGTGCTTCTGTTTCTACTCATATATTTATTCGTTCACATTGAATGTTTCCTTACACCACCCCATCCATGTTCTTTTTATATTTGTCAATATATTTTTTATAGAAAGAGATGGAATTTGGCGCATCAAATATATTACATACAATGTATTTACAATTGGACACAAAGTGATTACGAATGAAACAGGGTTAATAGAAACCTCTATTTTTGCATGGTCACAAATAAATGTGTATGAAATGAGAGTAACTAAATACAATACAACTAAAAATAACAATAATGTATTCATAATCTAATTAATTTTTAAAGTTAGTTGGGCTACTAGGATTCGAACCTAGACTACAACAGTCAAAGTGTTGTGTGCTAACCACTACACTATAGCCCAATAATCAGATGGCTTTCTGCCTGTTTTACCTCTGACAGAAGAGGGGTCTACTTATCCTAACTCTAGTATCATTGTTGTTACATTGCTGTAAGCCATCTTTACTATTTTTTAAATAAAGTCTATCGCTTCTTTAAGTCCTTTTTCAAGAGCTTCTTCATAAGAATCATATCTCTCAAAGGAAGAGACACGTAGAGCTCCGTCATACCAAATTTCATAATCCCATTTCTTTGAATATACTATGTCATAATCAACTATAACTATAACATTTTTTCTATTTCGCAACCATGTTTGGGCTTCAGATTGAAGAGGTATTGCATATTGATTGTTTTCAAGGTTTGAATTTGAATGACCAACGAAATCAGCATCTATTGTACTATGTGTTGCACCGTGGTCTTCATAAACCCATTCACACCATTCATTAAATCCTTTTTCTTTTAACAGCTTGGCTGTTTCCAGAGTAACATATGATTTATCCATTATGTCATAAGTTGTTGACTTGCTTCTACTGCTATTTTATCAGCCCTTGCATTAAATTCATCTTCAAAATGGCCTTTTACCCAGCCAATACGAAGATTACCAATAAGGCTTCGCTTCTCTTTAACAATATTATCAAGTTCTTGTAAAACATCTAAATTTGTATTTCTTTTATATTTTAATTCTCCTATTCGAGAAGTTCCAATTGCATACATTGAGTCACTAATAATAGTAACATCTTCCATATAAGAAGTTATACATTTAAATGCAGCAATGATAGCTTTAAGCTCCATTCTGTTATTTGTTGTATTCTTATAGCCTTTAGAAGCTTCTGCAACTTTAATAAGTTTTTTATCTTCTTCCTTTACAAATACTACCCCGATTCCTCCTTGGTTCAGGGCACTACTGTATGCGCCATCAGTATAAATTCTATATTTCAAGATTATTTTTCTTCTTGTGCTTTGCGCACTGTAATATAAGAGTCTCTACCAAGACAGGTTGCGATTCTTAGTAAATCATCGTCACTATCAACAACAATTTTATTAAGAATGTAAGCATCCATTTCGGAGAGAATTACCATTTCACCATAAGTATCAACATACTTCTTTTTCCAGAAAACTAATTGAGGTTTATAACGCCTAACAGCCCACTTCATTGGAGTAAGTTGTTCATCGGGTTCTCCGGTTTTGAATCCATCAGACTGCATTTCTTCGCAAACATCTTGAATAAAGAATCCAAAATAGTAAGCTCTAACTATGTCATCGTCTATAAATTCATCATAGTATTTGTCATTTGCGTACATTTCTTGTACAAAACGCTTTTTCCAATCTTCTGATATTTTTAATGAAATCATAAATTCTTAATCTTTAATTGTTGTAAGTGGAGGGTGTCAGATTCGAACTGACGGACCCCGAAGGGCCGGCGCCTTAGCAGAGCGCTGGTTTAAACCACTCACCCAACCCTCCTTCCATCAACCTAACAAGTCGGTTAACTTGTTGAGTGTAGTTTCATTCTTTTCTGCTACTTCTTCAAGAGCTTTCTTCTCTGCTAGTGCAGCATCAGCTTCTTGTTGTTTGATTGCAGCTTGTTCTCTAGCTTTGGTAATTACTCCGGACAAACCAGAAACAGTGTTCTTAAATACCTTCAATAAGTTGTCGGCAGATGTTGCTAATTCAGCAGCAGTGTTAGCTTTCTTTGAAATAAGTGACATAATCTAAAAAATTTAATTGTTAATAATGTATCCGAGGTGAGATTCGAACTCACACGAGCTTAGCTCATTAGTTCCTAAGACTAACGCGGCTACCATTTCGCCACTCGGACAAGTAGCAAGGAGTCCATAGTGGGCTGCAGGACGTCTAAATCCACAGCGAACTAAAACAATGGAAGATTTCGGGAGACTCCTTGCAAATATTTTAGTTGTGGGCTCTTAATAGCTCCCCATATTTGTAGTGATTGCAATACCTATGCAAATAGGCAATGTAGACGTACTTATCCTTTATTAAGTCATAGTGCTTTTGTTGAAAGCGAAGAACAGAATCTCTGTCTCCATTTAAAAATTCAACATGATACTCTGCAACTGAAGGATGTACAAAGATACTACTTTTAGTCGACTGTGCAAAGACAATCGCTATAAAAAATGTTAAAATCAAAACCAGTATTCTATTAGACTTTATAATGGTCATATAGCAATGAAATTAAATTTGGATTAATCCATTTCTGCGTGTCTATTGTTCTAAACAGATGCAGGAAATCACTCACTACACGTTCATTATCAAGATACCAGTCAATTTTATTTATCTCAATTTCAAGGTCTTTAATAGACCTTTCGTCGGGAAGAGACTCACAAATTTTATCAATCCTGTTATTAAGTCTTCTTGAACACATCACCAAACAGATTAATACTGTCACTGCTCTTACAAAGTAAATTGCAAGAAATAAACATATAAAAAGGTTCATCATAAGCTCATTAGTTTTTCGTAAGCTGCTGTTAGTTCCTTAAATTTCTCTTCACTACCACCTCTATCAGGGTGATAAACAAGAACTAATTTCCTATAAGCTGCTTTAATTATTTTCTTATCAGTTGTTGGAGAGATTTGCAACATTGTGTAAAGAGAAGCGTAAGGATTAACTGTCTCTTGTTGGCGTTTAGCTTGTTCTCTTGAGAAATTATCCCACCAACTCTGATATTGGTGATTAAACCCCGCAAAATCATCATTGAACTCAAATCCTTGATTACCATAGAATCTGGCTCTCTGATATGCATTTTCTTGTCTAACCCTTTCTCTTTCTTCTCTTGCACGCCTTTCTTTTTCTTCCCACTCTCTTTGTGCTCTTCTTGCTGCTTCTTGTGCCTTTCTTATGTTTTCCTCTACTTTAGCGGGAATCTCATAAAATATGTGGTTGAGAGTTTTATCAACAATAGTCCACAAGATACTAATATGGATAGGCTTACTAATAGCATACTTCATTCCAGCATCCCAGAGATTTCCTTTCACATTAACGTATATAGAAATATTTTGCCGATTTTCTTTTAAACCTTTCTCTATAGCTTCTATAACAGCATAGAAATAAGGCTCTTTCTTCCTTTCGAGAAGTTTCAGTATAGCTTTAAATTGAGGAATCCTTTCTTTATCAAGTTGGCTACTTAACAAGTAAGCAAACCACTTAAAGTGATTGTACTTTTTCAATTCCGAGAAATTACACTTTATAAGGGAATGTTCAGGCTCAAAGTCTGATTCTTCAACAAAATGAGCTCCACTAAAGAAACCATAATATTCAAAATCAATATTATATTTCCTACAAGCATATATAAACGCTTTATCTCTACTTGTAATAATGTCTCTTTCTTCTCCCTCATTTAGATTAGAAGAGCCATTAAAGTATTTTAAAGAAATCTTTTTAAAAACATTCATTGTCTCATCTATTTAGTTGTTAAACGTGGGCCCCACCGGACTTGAACCGATAACCTCCTGATTATGAGTCAGATGCTCTGACCGATTGAGCTAGAGGCCCAATAAAAAAGGACAGCGATTAAACTGTCCTTTCTTTTTAATTTCTTCTTTTACAAGGAAAGGATTTCCTCTTCCTCTTGCTTTTTAATTTCTTCTTCTTCGTCTTCAACAAGAGTGATACCTAAGCCCCACACTTCAGCAAGTTCTTTTGGCATACTGATAGCTTCTTCAGGAAACCATTCGTTGTGAGTTTCAATGGCGATTTTCCAATCTACCAATGTGTCACGGAGTTCACTTTTCTTGTTTTGAATTTCTTCCACAAAACGTTTGGGATTGAAATCCTTACTTACCGGAGATAACGAGGTTGTGCTGTTGATAGATAAATCCATCAAATTTGTAAGCTCGTTGATAATACCTTGAGCCTTACGTTTACTGTCAGCAATTAATGCTTCTTGTTCTTGTTTTACAGTATTAGCAATACCTCTAGCACGAGCTGCTAACAATGATTGACCACTACGTGATAATACCTTTGCAAATTTCATTTACGTAAATTTTTTTTTATTTATTAAACATTCCAAACATACCTAGCTTTGTTTGCATAAATGGCATCAAATACCAATTGTCCAAACTGTGTAGCTACATACAATGCAGTTTCTTCATCCTTACAGGCAAGACAGCCCACATGGGCATAGGCATAGCCGACCCCATTACAAGAATAGAAGCAACCAAGGCCAGCACCACTGCCGTTATAAGCGTTGCCGCCAAGCAGATAGTATCTTTCTCCTTCTGATGTGAATTTTGCGATGACATTCTTCTTTTCACTGTCAGGCAATTTACTTTGTACATAGAAACGAACCCATGGATACCATACTCTTCCTTCTGTAAGACTGAAATTGTGACCTCTATTCAAAGCCCGCAATACAGTTTGTAATTCATACATCTTACGAACGGAATAAGGAGCAGAGTTAAGCCAATTTGGATATTCTTCTTCCAACACTTCAAAAGCATCTTCTACAGTTCTTACTCTTGTCTTGATGTCTTCATCAATAAAGCTAATTGTGCGAGTGCTTTCATCATATACAGGAATCTTACCTTCTGGAGCCTGTACTTCAATTACATGTTTTTTACTCATACTAAATATTTAATAAAGTTTTTAATTGAGCCCTCTGTCCGATTCGAACGGACGTGAGATTTCTCTACACGCTTACAAGGCGCGTGCAATCGACCACTATGCGAAGAGGGCAGAAACAGATGTGAATTTTTTAAGACGGATTCGAACCGAAATCTCCTAACACAAGGTTAGGTGTAATAACCCTTATACTATACTTCCTTGTTTGGTGGGAGTTAAAAAGTTTTGCTGTTACACATCTTTACATAACCTTGCCAGGTTGCCGAGAGCGGGGGATTCGAACCCCAACTACCACAGTGACAGTGTGGCGTGCAGCCATTACACTACGCCCTCGATTGTTGGTAGATGTCAGCCGTTTCTATTCTACCATTGCGTACTACGGTGCTGACTACCGCCTAAGATTTCCATGTCCTCACGTTATCTTAGGGTGTGTATGATTATTATTGCCTAACCAATTACTTGGCTGGGAGGATTATGCACAAGAGCACTGCCCACGGGATTCGAACCCGTATTAGCATCATCGAAAGTGATGTGTCCTAGTCCAATTAGACGAGAGCAGCAGAAAGCGGAAGACATTTTTATACGTTGCTCTACCTGACTGAGCTAAATGAAGCAAGCTTCACTATGAGATTTGAACTCATGACCGACGGCTTACAAGGCTAGATTGTTATTGCTGTAAGTCTTCCTTTTATAAACTTAACCTATTTTTCTTTTGGCTTAAAAATGAATCTGGCAGGATAGCTTTCACCAAGACCTGGCTTGTCATATTCAACTTCCCAACCATTTTTACGATATTCATCTTCTACATCTAACCATTTGTTTTCTAAGATGATTTGACTAGTCATACTATCGAGAGGACAAACGGTAAGAATTTCTTTAATAACTTCACCTTGCAATATTATAGTGCCATAAGCATCATAATTCTTTGCAAGAAGATTGTTAAACGCCTGATACACAAAATCAGGAATGGACGCGAGTTTATGTTCTTTAGCATCCTTTGGAGTAAATATTTTCATATTCTTTATTTTTAAGTAGTAATCTTTATTAATCCCAAAACCAAGCTTCACGAGCCATAGCTCGTCTCATTGATATTTTGCCATCAAGAATTTTAAACCATTTCTGATGTCTGAAATGTTGGAATCTACACTTTCCATTCTTTCCTCCACAAACACGATAAGTCCACCGTCTTCCATGAGACCGTTTACCTATGTATTTAGGTGCAATTTTCCATTTCTTTCCGTTACTCATAGTTATTAAAGTTAGAGGAGGAAGTGGGACTCCAACCCACACACCGCTGTTACACGATTACTGGCGATTTTCAAGACCGCTGCCTTAGCATTAGGCTTATTCCTCCAAGAAGACTACTCATGTAGTCTTTATTCTGCATCAACAAACATAGCCGAAAACAATAATAGAACAATCGCAAAGGCAACTGTTATTCCTATTACCTTTAATATGGTCAGTCAGCCAAATAGACAAGCCATCGACGCAATGAAGGTAACAACGGCTGCCACACACCTTGTTATTCCGGCAGCTTCTTGGTCTTTAGAAAATTTACTAGAACCAGTCCATACAGCCCATATACTTATAATAAGCAGAACAATTCCCACTGCTGCTCCGGCTATCTCTTTATACAGAAGTTTCCATACAACAACAGTAATTGCAGTTTTACCTAAATCAGTTTCAGATACTCGCACTACCGATTCTTCTACTGCTTTAAGGGTTTCATTCACAGCTGTTCCAATTTCTTTACCTAAATAAGCATAGTTGGATACTTCTTTCAGTTCTCCTTCAATGGCTTTCTTAGTGGTTACTTTCTCAATCGAAGACCTGGCTTCTGGTGAGAGTTTGTTGTAATCCTCTTGCGAAATTGTTACTTGTGAAAACATAGTCACACTTACTAAAGCCATGACTAAAGCTAAAAATAATCTCTTCATCTTTAATTGTTTAAAGTAAATAATATTAAGGGTGTAGTATGGGATTCGAACCCATGCGTTTCTTATGTACCAGAATCACAATCTGGCGGCATCAACCACTAGCCGAACTACACCATGTATTTATTTGTAAATGTAAAGGTCTGATGGGAAATCTCCGTCACATACGTGCTTAGTTACATTACATAACCAAATAGTTGGAACTGGAACATCCTCATAAAGCGAAATCCATTCATAAGTAGCACCAAACTCGTCTTGTTGTATTTTATGAAAGTGAGTATCACCTCTTTCTGGGTCTGGCTCTGTATCAAATCTAAGAGTTACAGATTCAAGTCCGGCAGCATACCATTCTAAGAAATCATCCGCACCGTTTACCATTTGTAAATCATCAATGCTTCCAATCCAAGGAATATCAACAAACCATCGTTGAGCTAATTTTTTAAATGTTAGTTTAAGTTTCATATTATTTCTTTATTAAGTGGAGCCAGTGGGACTCGAACCCACGACCTTCTGCGTGCAAGGCAGACGTTCTAGCCATCTGAACTATGACCCCAAATTACGATTGAGGGGAGTGTCGGGTTCGAACCGACAACCTATGGGTTAACAGCCCATTGCTCTGCCAATTATAGCTAACTCCCCGAATACGGATTACTGTTTAAATGTGTCGCTATTTTCTGGTGCAATAATTTAAGATAATTGCTGTAAGTAATCCTTGTAATATATTTAATATAAAAAACAGTAGTCATTTATAATCCCTATGTGTAGGAACTTACTCCCCCATTGGAAGTGTTCCCGTTGGTAACCAAGTATAGCTATGTGAAGCTTGCTCAAAGTACCATACAAAAGCTCTCTTTAATAATTTCATAACTTTCATACTTTTTAAGGGTTAAATGAATAAATAAATAATCTAAAAACTCTGGTCAACCACACGCATCCCACCAGTTTGTACTTCCCGCTCCTCTTAGTACAAGCGACTCTGTTGTTCCTACAGATTATCTCCTAAGTATCCAAGCGAGTTATCACCTGCCACAGCCTTGTCCGTTGTGAGTTTTGTGTGCCCTCTGGGTCTCGAACCCAGCGTGGAATTACTTCCTCCGGATTAAAAGTCCGGTGCAGTAGCCAGCTCTGCTCAAGGCACATAAAAGTCCTATAAAAATAGGACTGACTACTTAAGAAAAAGTAGTGTTTTAAAAACAGAACACTATAAAAAGCTGTGTCAAATTAAAAGTTTGATGCTGAATATAATTTGCTGTAAGTGTTCTTTTTATTAACTAAAATTGAAGAGCCCAGAGTCGGATTCAAACCGACGACAGATTTCTCAAACGGTTTTGCAGACCGTCCCCTTAATCACTCGGGCATCTGGGCATAAACAGAAGTCTTTTTGTTGACAATATAACCAATTGTTGTATTAAATTTGCTGTGAGACTTCTTTATATTTTTTAATTGCCGTTTGTTGTAGTCCCTGTGTGATTCGAACACACGACCCTTTGAATGTAAATCAAATGCTCTTGACCAGCTGAGCTAAGGGACTAAGTTACAGGATACTGCGGGTTCTCTAGCGCTCTATCCAAACTGAGCTAAGGTTTGCGGCTCCGACTTCTTAACGCCACACCTACTGGACTCGAACCAGTGACCTCTTCATTAGCAGTGAAATAGAATTTTAATTGCTGTATGTATCCTTTATATTTTTTCTACTAACTAAAAAGCTTATAAAAGAGAACCACTTTCGATAGTCTTCTCACGTACCAATCGAGTTAATTCCCTGTCACACTTACGTGCCTTGTACAGTTTTTTACCTGCTGCCCAGTACACTTATTTCTTGTTGAATAAGTATGAAAAAGTCACCCGAATTTATCGTCACATTCGGTAAACGGTGAGGTCGGACGGGTAGGACTTGAACCTACGACCCTTACCTTATCAGAGTAATGCTCTAACCAACTGAGCTACCGTCCGGATTACGAGACTTGCCTATATGCGTCCATATAAGTAGTATCTCAACCTATCTTCTACTTCGGTCGTTGATAGGATTGATTTCCTCCCACCTTTGCGCATCCATATCCGAATTTGGAGAGGCGTAGGAAGGATGTTTTTTAAATCAGATGTCGTTTGTTTTTTTTAATCACCGCGTCTACCAATTTCGCCATCTCCCCAAATATATAAAGTTTTGTGGGAAGAACGGGATTCGAACCCGCAATGTAGTGATGCCTTATAAACGTTACTTATAATTGCTGTGTGACATCTTAATAATATTCTACGATAAGAGGTCGTCACTCTCTCACCACCGCTTATTTAAGGCGGCTATGCAACTCTACACTATATCGTTTTTATAATTTATAAATTAAAGTTTTGTATTTGTTTTTCATTATTTTAAATCCCAAGGGAAGTAAAGCATATTCATATACTTTTCTTCTTCTTTCGTCGTCAGGATAAACTTCAATAGAGTCTCCTGGGAATTTCCATTTAGCATAATCAATAAAGTCAAGTAAACATTTTTTAGCCCACAGTAGAGACTTTATTCCGTCTTTACCAGTTATTTTACCTTCTTGATAACCATGTTTTCTTTTAGTGGTTATATAAAAAGCAAAGTTTAAAGTTTCATTATAAGTTCTATATACTTCACAAACTATTATTTGATTACACTCGTTGCGTGATTTATAAATGTAATGGTCAAGATATTCCTCGCCTGATTCTCTTTGTACATCATACATAATCCTCACATTCTTCTTTAATTATCTTTTTAGCTTCATATCGTTTTTTACGATTTTCTTTCTTTGCATCATATTGATGCATTTTACTTCTCCAAGGAGTTGTACTATGCTTAAGTTTCTTAGCAAAGATAGAATCGTTGAGAAAATCGGTAATAGATTCACAATCTCTGTGAGTTGCTATTGTGTTTGGATAACTATGTTTAATTCCTCTTATTGGAACATCAAAAGTTCCCCACGAATTGTAAATCTTTCTTGCTCTCGAAATCCATTTATTTCTTGTGCGTTCACGTCTAAGTTCTCTATTCATAAGTAATAAATTTAGTTGCGAGAGCAGGATTTGAACCTGCGACCTCTAGCCGACGCCGACTAGCGAGCTAACCACTGCTCCATCTCGCATAGACACACATAGTGACCGGTATAATGTTATGCCTATATATGTAGCCTTCCGACTACACTTGTTGCGGAGCTGGGAATCGAACCCAGGACCCGAGCTTATGAAACTCGTGAGATACCACTTCTACGCACTCCGCAAATATATTGTTGTTAAATTTCTTTTTCCTTCTGCCGAAATAGTGTGTAATGCAAATTCCTATGACAGTTTGCACATAGAACAATACATTTTTCTAGCTCCTTCTTTAACTTATTGGGAGCATCTATTAGTTTAGAGACTTCACAATCCTTTTCTGAAGGATTAGTATGATGAAAATCTAACAGCCACCATCTACTCTCTCCACATTCAGAGCAAATTAAATGGGATTTGTACTCATTTAAACAATCTCTGCCCGCTTGTCTATATGCCTTAGCTTTATCTTTATAGTATTGTTTATTATTTTCATAATGCTGCTTTCTATAAAGCTTTACACATTCTTTACAGTGGCATTGTAAACCATCTTTTTTAGATTTATTTAATCCGAATTCAAATATAGGTTTTACTTGTCCGCACTTTGTACATAATTTTGTTTCCATAGTGCGAGAAAAGGGATTCGAACCCTCAACTTCCAGTTTGGAAGACTGGCACTCTAACCATTTGAGCTACTCTCGCATAAATCATACAGATTGGAAGTCAGACATGCTCAATAACCATTGACACCATACCCGCTAATTTAAAGGCTAACTTACCTTTTGTTTGTTATACTTTTCAATCCATTTCTTACATTTTACTTCAAGTCTTTCCTCAAATAACTTTTGGAAATCATCTCCGTAAACACTTACTCCCAAGTCTACTACATTAATAAATGTATCAACAAGTTCGTCACACAAATTGAGAGCTTCTGTTTTCTTATAATCAGATAAGCCAGTAATAATACTAACTTCTCCCATTACTTCACCACTCTCTTCTGCCAATTTGATAGCAATGTCTTGAGTTGTTCTACCATTCTTGATAGATTTGCCAACTTCAACAACGTGTTCAATTACATCAATCATACTTTATTTCTTAATTGTGAGTACAAAGATACTATATATTTTTGATGTTACAAAATAGTAACTGTTAATTTCTGTTAATAAATGAACTACTTTCACAAGCAATCCATTCCGTGTCTAATAAAATTCTTACCTATGAGGGCTGAACGGTCAGGATTCGAACCTGAGTGAGCTTTCGCTGATGGTTTTGGAGACCATTCTCGTCGACCACTTGAGTACCGCCCAGTATGCAGATGTCCTTTATTGTATATCCATTAAATAATATTAAATATTGCTGCAAGACATCTTTAAAAATAAGAAAAAATGAAACATAATGTGGGCCCGGCAGGACTCGAACCTGCAGTCCATTTAAGGAGTGGATTTACAGTCCACGCGGCTACCAATTACCGGTTACGTGCCCAAGAAAAAACAGATGTGTATCTTCAAACGTTCAATGGTTGGCAAACATTTTCTTAAATTGCTGTTACACATCTTTGTAATCAATTAACAACTAAAATCAAAACACAATGGTAAGTCTGGATAGCAGGATTCGAACCTGCGGTCTCTTGGTCCCAAACCAAGCATCTTACCAACTCGACTATACCCAGAATTTGGGAGATTAATTCTTCTCCCAATAAGTTTTTAAATCAACGGATGAACTTCCTTCATATAGGACTCCAGCTTTAATGGCTTCATTTAATTTTTCAGTAACTACTTCAACAGATTGTCCTCCAAATTTCAGATATACCAAATTTTTCTTATTAACAGACATAATTTTGGAATATTTAGAGATATTTTTACTTACTTCTCCCCAAAATATAGTCCATTCGTTTTGATTTCTCTTATTGCAGGTACAATTCGCACGATTTACTTTCTTAGAAGCAGTCTTTTTTACTTTAGCTTTAGCATTGTTTTTCTTTACTTCCTTATTTAAATTCTTTATCTCTTTTATATATAAATAATTAGAGATGAAAGTTTTAACTCCCGCTAAATTAAATGTCAATATCTGTGGTCCTTCTTTTACTTGAACCAAATATACTGTCTTAGCATTTAAAGGATTAACAATTCTAATATCACAAGTAATCTTTGAAGCTTCTGGAAAGTGGTCACTCAAACCAATCTTAGCTTTACCAATTGTGTAGTATTTGCTATTAGTAGTTTGAGAATCACATATTGCATCCTTCTTGGTCATTAAAGACTCAAGATATTTACTTATGTAAGACATTAGTGTTGATATTTACGGATTTTACACTTGCAATCAGGGTCATGAACTACTCCCATAGTTCTTGTCTTAGCACTACCTGTGGTAAATGAAATATACGTATGACCACTGTATTCAAATTTCTCAACTTTTGTTGAATACGCTTGAACTTTAATAACAGAGTATTGTGGTTCAACTCTAGTACATCCTACTAAGGATATAATAGCTAGCAGATAAATTACCTTCCTCATAATATTAATCTTTAATTAATAACTTATTTAATTGTGGGACGAGAGGGCTTCGAACCCCCGACGCCAGGCTCTTCAGGCCTGCGCTCTACCAGCTGAGCTATCGTCCCATTTCCTGTAGACATCACAATCTCTTTTTTAGTCTACAGGCTGCTCTCTATCCTCCCATATTCTGGGATTCCACACTATTGTTTACGGATTAGGTTCGTGTTTCCTCTTACCTTTTGGTACCTTTGAGAGCTTTTCCGTACTTATTTATAATTATAAGTTGGTGCTTTGCTGTACCTAATCCTTATTAGAAATTACCTATCTACTTAATCTTTATCTAACCGCTGTTAGAGAGTAAGCATATTCAATAATTCTTGATTCATTGCTGCTTGGAATAATTCCAGAGCATTCTTTGGAATACTTTCAACAGGTGTTTTACCGGTAAGGAATGCAATTCCCGCAGGGTCAAGTCCACTCATGTAGAAAGTGTAATTGTCATCACAAAGTGATTCGAACTTAGGTCTGATGTTGCTTGAATAGAAACCATTAGGAATATCCCAAAGTACCATTACAAAGTTATCAACATACTCTTTAGAGAATCTCGTTCCCAGAAGTTCGCGGAATCTTTCGAATACTGTTTTATTTCTTCCGGCAGAGTTGAACTCACCATCAGAAATACAGAGGATTCCAGTTGGGAAATCTTCCTCTTTATATCCCTTATCTCTAAGTTGGATAAAAAGTTCAGCCACGGATAACAGATTGGTTGAACACCAACCGTCTCCACTGAATTTGGTGAATTTCTCATAGGGAGTATCACCTTGCCATTGTTTCATTAAGCACCTGTCGGAGAACTCAAGAACAGTATTAGCAAATTTCCCTTCGAGTAAGTAAGAGAAATACAGAGCGATTGATTTCGCTACATGATAAGCACTTACTTCAAGACCTCCGGCTTTACAAGTCATAGAGCCAGATGTATCAAGAACAGCAATAAGATTAGTCTTGCGATTCATATCTTGTTTAGCTGTTTCGATAAGAGACATAAACTGTTTATTAACAGTGTCTATCTGGTAGGGTTTCAGAGCTGTTTTTCTCCCATTATAACAATCGTTATCAGGGAACAGTTCATATACAAATCCAGTGAATTTGGCTACTGGTTTTGCTGCTAACCACTCTTCGTATGCTTCGGTAAGATTGTGATTCTCCAAGAACTTACTACTAGCAAGTTTTGATAGTGCTCTACCAGCAATCGAATTGAAATCAAGATTTAGATAGTCTTGACGGCTAATTGCCTGCTGCCATTTATGAGCATTACCAGATGCTTTAAGTTCACGATACATTTTATATGCACGCCACTTACCTTCCTCTGCTTCGCCATAGTCGAATATTTCTTTCACGATTTTCTTAGCAATAAAGTTATTGCTTTGAGAACGTAAAGAAGTACACTTTTTTAATGGTTTGATTTGTGGAAGATACTTTCTCACCAAGTTGGTTTGACCATCGTCAGCTAAACCACCGACAATAAACTTAATGATGTATTTCCAATCCAGAACTTTATTGACTGCACCATTGTATTCAAGGTCTAATCTTAATATTTCAAAGATGTCGTCCCAAGAACCAGCTGTAATGAAGACAGGCAAATTCTTTTTAAATACTTTTGGGTGTGTTGTGGCAAGCCAGATAATTCTCATGAAGAACTCGGATTTAAGTCCTTGTCCTCTTTGAACTCCTAATTTCTTACCTGTAAAGAGTTTTGGATTTCGTGTAATCAAACGGATGTACACTGTTTCTTTGATTGTTATTAAAGGGTCAACTGCCCACAATCTTTCCATAGTTGATGCGACTTCGTGAAACTCTCTAGGTTTCCTGTAGTTTCCAACGGCTGCGAAGTCGTCAACAAATACATTACCTGACGTATCATACTTCAAACTTCCATTACCAGAAGTTGTTTCATGTTCCATTTTATATGCTTCCCTTTGGAAGATATTTTCAAACTTGGGAGCATTTACTCCCGAACCTTTAGTGACTTTAGGAGTCACTTCATAAATTGATGTTCTTTTTCTGTCAAACATATTCAGGTTAATTTAAACATTTTACATAGTAGCTCCACCCGGAATCGAACCGGGACGGCCCTTTCGGACCATCAGATTTTAAGTCTGACGCGTCTACCAATTCCGCCATAGAGCCATCCTTATTTTTTAGAAGCAATCATCGTCTGTATTGTCATTAGTTACATAATCAATCATTGCACCTGCAAGTATGACTAATCCAAATGAAACCAATAGAGATAAAATAAATATTATGACTACTCCTAGTATAAATTCTGCCATACTTTTTCCTTTCTGATTAAGTGATGCAAAGATACTACAAAAAACTGAGCCTACAAACCTTTATTAGTTAAAATTTGTAAATTCTTCTTCATTTATTATGAGTTAGATTTATTTTGCTTATTTCTTAGTTATCTTTAAATATTTTAGTTGATAACCAACAAATAAAGCTAAATCCGGCTGCTATTGCTGCCATACAGAGAGTTCCTTGAAGAAAATAAATTATAAAATCCATATTATATTCCTTTCTTCCATTTAACATACAAGATAGCCAATCCGTATAAAATCGGAAAGGCTATCATACCATAAATAAACTCCATTTTAGTTTGGTGTACTAAATATGAAGCAAACAATCAATATCACGCATATTACCGTGAGGAGTCCCATTACACTTCAACAATTTGAGATTTCATGCAGATATTCGGAGTACTGAGAACAGCGTATGCTTGTGCACTACCGACTCCTACCATTTTGACCTTTACACAGTCAGAATCAACAACAATAGGTGTAACATCATCACCATATTGGTCAGTGTCAACTGTTACAGCAGCAACTCCCAATTCAGAAGAGATGTGACCACAAATATCAGAAAGAACTTCCGGAAATGAATCATTGACCAGAATACATTCGAGCATTCCGTTCTGTGATATAACAGCCACCACCGGAGAATCGTTACTTACTTCAATTGCCAATTTGTTTTCACCTTCTTGTACCTTTGCAAATTCTAATTTCTTCATCTTTAAAATATGATTTTATGGATTAATAAATGTCGTTTTCAAGTTGTGCAGATACACATACTTGCTCAATATCATAGTCAGGATTTTTCTGAGCTATTTCAATTGCAGATTTCACCACTTCGTTGAGACACCCATGTTCTTGAGCGTTCTCCAACATTCTTTCAATGATTCCGTTCATAATTTAATTAGTGTTCCTTTTGATAAGATTTTAACTTTATTGGAAAAACACACAGCAGATATAGGAGCTGCGAGAAGAGTAGTATATGCCCTGCCCATAGGCTCACCTATTGGGATAATAATGTCTTTATATCTTTGTACAACATCCCCAGGCCTTAAATCCTCACTGTGCCAACTAAGAATTTCCGCCACGTCTCCGTCCTTCATATCTGCAAGGCAACTTACTTGAGAGTCTAATACTTTAGCCATTTAGTTTACACTGTTTAATGATTTCTTTAGTAATAATTCCGCCTAATGCACGAGATGCTTTATCGATTGCGTCGAGATTGAATTCATCTTTATCGAATTTGAATTGAATCCATGTTGGCTCATTTGGTCTATAGTCTAAGTATGTTTTACATTTTTTAGTTCCTAAGACTTCATGTACCATATCAAGAATACGCTCTCCTGCTTTCTTAGTTCTTACAAATCCAGATAAGTCATATCCAACACCTCTAGAGCTCCAATATTCTCCTTCTTCTGGACGCTCATCCTTAGGCATCCAATGCCAACTTGGAATACCAATTCTTGGATGAGGAATACGGATTGCTTGTTCCATTACATATTCAGAACGAGGATTCTCTGGGTCTTCTGGATAAGCAGCGTATTCACAAGTCGAATAGACAGTTGAACCTCTTACTTCAAAGTGTAAGCCACAATGTCTACAAGTTGCAGAAGATAGCCCTCCTCCAGATACACAACTTCCTCTTGCTGCATCACATCCACAGTTCGGACAACCAAACTGTTCAAAATCAGAATATAATATTGATAACATTAGTAATTTGATTTAAATACAACTTCTTTGAAAGCTACATATACTTTATCATCTTGTTCAACAAGGCAATCATTCTCCTCTAAGAACTTAGTGATAAAGTATGTAGGAATATCATAGTTATCAGTCACAAACATATCACGTTCTTTATCAAAGTGATAACGTTCATGTCTTTCAAGCCGAGTAGGATTTCCATTAAGAGTAATCTCACCAGACAAAGGATTGTCTTTATCTGGCTTGATTCCCTTTATATAGATTGAATACTTGGCATCCGGCAAATAAACTTGCTGAATTACACTCACTTACACTTCCTCCCAAGTAATTGTTACAACTTTCTTCAGGATTCTGTAGTCTCCAGTCTCTTTAAGAACAGAGATTGCCTTTTCAATCAAGTCCTCTTGGTCCATGATTTCCGGCTGTTGAGTGTTTATGGGAGTTTCGGAAGCAGCCATTTCTGCCTTCTTTTCTCTGCTACGCTTATTCAGCTCATTAGCTTTTTGTCTGTATTCCTTGAGATAGTTCTCCACTCTTCCAATGTAAACTGGGTCATTTGGAAGTTTGTATCCTGATTTTGTTGCTTCGAACAACCCAAACTCTTGAGCAGTTGTGGAATATGTAGGAAGACCAGGCAGGATTCCCTTCAACAAGGTCGAAAGTTCACTAAGGGTAAAGATTTTACCTCTGTTCTCGTCTCTTACCATGTTGTACTTTCTACAAATCTCTTTTGCATCGTTTTTCTTTCCCATAATCTTGAAATTTTTAGTTATTAATAAATTGAATTGATTTATTGTTGACTTAGAACTCTGTGTTCAGTGTGAGGTCTTTAAAATCCAAAACTCTTTAGTTGTTTATAATACCACTCATGGTCGATTGATGCTTCATCTTGCTCTTGAACTGTATTGTAATAGTTCGCTAAGGTAATTTTCTTAGCAGAGTTCTTAGTGCTATGATAAGCCTTTTCAATCGTCTTTAACAGTTTATCTTTCATCTCTCTGTATGTAAGGTTTCTAATGATTTGCAACTACTTAGAAGAGCTAACCTAATTTACCATTAGAATAAAGGTATAATTATGCAGTTATCTTTACGATAAACTTCTTACGGAATATCTTTACGATAAACTGCATACAGAATACCTCTATATTCAAATAATCCTTCAAACTGAAGGTTTTATTTGTTTTGCCATAGTTACGCTATGATTCGAATACTTTATAGTATTATCAACAGATTTAGATTAGCTAATACAAAGGATATCTGTACCTTTGTATCCACTCGATATAGTTTAATTTCTGCGACCGAATCACAAGGTATCGGTAAGGAGATAAACTACTTACCTTAACCCGTCCTACATCAATTTAAATATATATTCTTCTTATTATCATAGATGCGAATCCATCTTGATATGTACTTGAAGTTGTTTTGTGAGCGAAACTTCCTAGCATCCTTCAGTTGGTTAAATGAACGTATATGCTCGCCATCATCAAATCTACATGAATATCTCATTTTGCTTTATAAATTTAGTTGTTATTTTACTATGTAAGGAGCTACTGTATATACAAACTTGAATGCACTTCTTGCAAATGCTGATTCCAGTTTAGCCACTTCTGCTTCAAACGCAGCTTCTGCTGCCTCTCTAGTATCATATAACACGGAGAGATTATTAGTTACAATATATTTCTTCATTGTTGTATGTATTTAAAGATTGTGGACCTGGGCGGAGTCGAACCGCCGTCCAAACAAAGTCCAATAATAGAATTTTACGTGTGTCTCTATTTTATTACATCAGCTGTTGAGTTCAGCATGTAGATAGTTTTACTAAGAAGCTGAGTGTTAATTCACCAATTACGTCTCCTCGTAAGGCTACGACTTAGTTGTTCACAAACTACCAAACTGGGCTTGACCGAACGGTCGCTCCACCACTCCATTTACGTTGGAGAACGGATGATGTTTAGAGATTCGTCACACCTCATGGACCACATCTTCCATCTGCTTTATGACATTAGGAGATTTCAGCTTTACTAACCTTTGGCGTTCAAGTTAAGTGGGCTGCTCTATAATGCTTCTTCCCACACCTCTTCTGTTTCTAGGTCTCTCCCATTAACCCGACTTAGAGCTAATTTAATAGATAAGCCAGCAGCTTAGGCTGCCATTCTTACATCGCTTCTTTCAGCATTTATTGTTTTCCTTCGTTTACAGAGATTGCGCTCTACACGTTCTATTACCTTCTCTATGCTGTCAAAACCATACAGGCCCAGATAAAAGAAAGTAAGCCTTGGCATAGCAGGTGCTAGTAGGTGGCTATCCAAACTAACTATGCTGTACTTACGTTTTGTCCCGTTATTCTGTTTCTAGGATAACTAGCTTACCCCATTAAGAAGAGATTCTTAGTCCTCTTTGTATTCAGCGTTCAATTCTTCAATGACTTCGTTGAGTTTATCAAGAATCAACTGACAATCGTCTTCCTCAATCTTTGAGTCAACAATCTTTTCAATGATTTCTTTTGAACGTTCAGAATCGACATCATCGTCACCGAGAGATAAAAGTAATCTTTCTGTGCGGTCAGCAGAGGCCGCTTTGTCTTCTTCAGCATTTGCCTTTGCTAATCCAAGTACTGATAATATACGTTTCTCTCTGGCTTCTGCCAATGATTTACCTGTTTTCTTTTGTAAAATTGCTGATAATTTTTTCATGATGAAATATTTATTTGTTAATATTTAAAACCTTACTTTAGCTTTTAAAGCTTTTTTGGCTTTTCTGTGATGAATTGGGAGTAGCATCCAAGCCATCCATGACCAACCACTTCCATTTCTATCTAGCACATCAATATCGAGATGATATAAATCTCTTCCAGAATAATGTGTATCCTTTCTAATGATTGTTGCAACTTTACCACAATATTTTTGCATTTCTAAGGTAAAGCACACTGCTTCTCCACAATAATCTGCACGATACTTAAAGATTTCTTTACAATCTTTTCTAATATAGACTTTATCTCCTATCTCAAACTTTTGGAGATTTCCTTTTTCATTTCCTGGGTCTTCCATAATTAAAATCTTACTTTAGCTTTTATGATTCTCCTTCTACTTTTGTTTTCAATACCTCGCATTGGGAGCCATACATATGAGTACTTACCATTAATGTCTTTGTATTTAACATATACGGAATTATCTTTGTTATCTACGTCAAATATTTCGACATTTTTGTTTGCAACTCCTTCAAAGAAGTCTCTGTCCATAACAAAGTTCTCTTCGATTAAGTGATTATCAGAAGAGTTTTCATCAAACCATCCTAGTGATTTGACTTTTACTCTTTGTCCAGCTTTAAATACCATGATATTATGTTTTTAGTTAATAATGTTCGTCCTATCTGTATTTATAGAGGCTTTAGACTCTCATACCTTTAAAGATATGGCTACATTAAACGGATGATTTGCCCTGTATTCACATACAAGACAAATCTTTACTAATAATTTTAAAAAATGAAGTAACAACATGAATTCTTGAGGGAATGAAGAGATTCGAACTCTCAACCTTACCGTTCGTAGCGGTATGCTCTAATCCAATTGAGCTACATTCCCAACCAGCGGATTTCCCGCTTTGTCATATTAGTTTTATAAATGGTTGTAATGGTTACCAACCCGGCTGGATTTCGTCTTGGCCTTCGACTACTTGGAATAATAAGTTTGCATGTAAAGCTTCCCTCTTCGCTCAATTTACTAGGCTGCCGTCCTAACCCTAACTCTTCTTATCGGGTATGCAATTATTCCTTTCTCATTACCACTATCTTGGAAATATAAATACACCGCTTTCATAATACTGTTTCATCCATAAACATCGTTGTTTAGCGGGCTGTATTATTAAATAGTATGATAGTCAGTTTCTATCAGAGTGTTGCGCACCACTCAACAGTGTATTGAAAGTCATACAAGGCCTGACTTCCTTATTGGCACAGTTTATAAATATAATGTATAACTAAAATACGGAATTGATTATGATTTATTCATCAGCTTCGAGAGCTATTGGAAGAGCAGCTCTTACTGTTTGCTGCAAATCAACAGTGTTAACACCGTTATTATTTGCATACAGATAGAGTGCATCAATAGCATCTCTGCATTCATCCCTTTCTTCTGGATTCTCTGACTGTGCAAGCTGCATTTCATAATCAATGATACCTGCAAATGCAATTCCTGGGAGATAAGTTTTTTTGTCTTCTTCTGACATTGATTCCATTACGGAATATACTGGAAGTTCTTCAAGATTCATAACTTTGTTTCTTTATGTAAGATTTGAGCTCTACTGGTGACTACAAATATCCTTTACGGAATCTTACGGTTTTACAATTCGTTTACTAATGCAGTTATTTCATCCTGCACATCATCAATACACTCTCGGAGATTTAACATACTGGCGAGATTTTCTTCGGATGGGTTTTCAACCCAAGCAAGTTCAGCCTTCTCTAAGTAACCAAGGAGTTTACGGCGACGTTCATTCAATTTCTCTAATCTTTCTTCGGGATGTTCTCCTTCCAAGATAAGAGCAAAAAATACTGATGTTATAACTCTTCTTTGCATTGTTTAAAGAATTTATTACGGATATAGTTAATGAATAGGAGAATTGGAGATAATGCAAGTATGTTCATACAAACAGTATCAAAAAGGTTCCAATTCCAGTGAGTGATTTCGTAGCCTGCAATATACTTGATTGCAACTCCAGTTGTAGCTAACAGGATTAAGGCACTGATTAACAGACCAAGGCAAACAATCCCAACTAAGATTAATGCCACTACATTCTTTATTATATTCATCTATGTTTATTATTTAAAATAAAAAATAGGATATAAATAGGGTTAAAAAATACAGAATGAGAGAATTAATTGTAATTGACTACATCCACTGTATTTCTAGTGAGTTTTTGAAAATTGGAAAAATTGGGAAAATAGTGGGCGATAAGCAGAGTCCTCTCGCGCTCCTATCTACCCTCCTCACACCGGCAAGACTCGAATTATTTCCCAAACTGTTGCTTTACTTTGCTTAAAAAGAAGTAAATACATTAAGGGAGTTGTGGGATAACATTGTGAACAAGGGAGATATTCATTTGTCCGCATGTCACGAATCCGCTTAACCTTTTCATCTGTAACATATCCTAGAACAGTTTTAAACTGTCCAGTCTTTTTTCCATAGTGCTTCGTTGCTGTGTACATGGCTACATGCTGCTTATAGATTATAGGAGCGCTACATAAAGGATAAAAAAGGATAGTCATTTCTGACTATCCTATGTGTTTACAGATTAACAGATTAACGGGTAAACGGTAAATCCATGTTTGCAGCCGCAAAATGACTTTTCAAATTTTCATCCTGTGACGGCTCAAAAGATTCTTTCATTATTTCGCCAATCTTTTTAAAAATTTCCTCTTTTACTTTTGGCTCAAAAGTCCACCGTTTACGAACTGTCGCCCCGTTAATAGTCGGTTGTCCGTTTTCAAACTGCAAAGAAACGACATTCTTTTGTTCAAGAGCTTGCAAAACTTGTTTGTTATCAAACCACCCTTTCACTGTTTCGTATGCGCTTTTTCCGTTTGTGCGCGAACTTCCTGCAATGATTTCAATTTGTGGCATTGCGCGTACCATATCAAGCGTACACCCTTCCGGCAAATTTTCAGATTCGCAAAGGTTTGCAGTTCTTTGTACTCCTGCTATGGAAACACTACCAAATTTCACGAACTCCAAATTTTCGGGATTAAATAACATTGTCATAAATGCGCCGAAAGTCACGCCATTTGTGCGGATTGTCTTTTCCTCAATGATTGGCAAAACGACTGTCAAGTAATTTGCCGAAAGTCCGTTATCACTTCCCGCACTTGCTGCCGTTTCCATAAACTTCTTTACCTTGTCACTGTTAGCACTCAAAACGTTAATTTTTGCTTTCATAATCTTTTTTTTTGTTTAAAATTGTTACTAAATAAAATTTCTATGTTTAGGCGGATTTTCACCGCCTTATGTTTTTACATTCCGTAGTTAAGTTCATTACACATTATTACAGTGTTAAAAGCGAATTCAAAGTAATGTGTATCTTGTATACGTGTTTCTTTCTTTGCTCTGTTATTGCTTTTAATGTATGCAACTTTCTTAACTTTTTTTGTTGTTGTTAAATTAATCTTTTCCATGATTGTAAATCTTTTTAAATTAGTAATTTTCCGTTTGGAAAGAATGAATTTATTTTCATTTTTCTCCAACTACCCTCGGGGGGCGTTAGAGGGTACTCTACTCTCTCGCTTGTAGTTATTACGTAAACTCTCTCATTTGTAGATTGCACAAAAATCATTTCCCAAATTTCTCTATATAAATCACTATATATTATTTGAATCCCGACTGGGACAGGGGGGGGGACTATATTTAAGTACCTATATATAATGTACGCGCGTGAAGAAGAAAATAAAAAATTTGAGTAAAAACATACATAGGCTCAAAATACTGTTCGCGAGATTTTGTCTGCCGAGAAAAACGAAGTTTTTCGAGATTACGTATAGTTCTTATTAAGTATAGATTAAGTATAGTTAGAGTCCACTTTTGAAAATAATCGGTTCACTTTTGACATCGAATGGTACATTTTTGAAAATGGTTTAGTACAATTTTGACAAACCCTTGATTTTCAGCACTTTAACAATTCTTAATGGTACAGATTTTGTACTATTAAAAAATTGCCGTATCTTTGTACTATTAAATAATAAGGCATGGAAAATAAACCACAACACATTCAAGTTCCAAATGATATGTGTAAAGAACATAACCTAGACCCTACTGATGTCTATGTTTACAGTTACTTGAAAACGTATATGAATAAGGATACTTATGAAGCATTTCCATCCATGGAAACACTAGCGAAAGATGCTGGAGTGAGTAAAACTACTGTTAATAAAGCTATTAAAAATCTTGTAGCTAATGGAGACATTTCAGTTAGAAAAGAGGGAAGAAAAAATGTCTATAAATTTAATCCCTCTTCTAAAAACTTTGAAATGTTTACATATAAATTTATGAGAGATGTTGACCTTACTTCCCAACAAAGAATATATATTATATTGACACAACAATATATGTATAAAGATGAGGAAGGATATGGCAAGCTCACTTACTCAAACCAAGAACTTTCAGAAGAAATTGGATTAAGTGCTTCCACTATTTATAGAAGAAATAAAGAATTAGAAGATAAAGGAATATTACAAGTAATAGATACAGATAAGAAAGACCCAGAAACAGGAGTAGCAATACAATTGAAATTATTTGATTTATCTAAAATAGCACAAGATGTACTCTTTATAAAGAAGAAACTAGAAGAACATGATAAAGAGATTAAAGAAAACAGTAAGACCATTAAGCTCTTATCAAAAGAAGTTGAAGAATTAAGAGCAGAGATAAAGAAATTGAAGGGAGATACAGAATTAAAAATGATAATGGATTAATAAAATATGAGTACAAAGCAAGAAGTACTTTGGATGATTGATAATTTATGTGTAACACATACGGGATTTGATACACTTGCACTTAAAAAGATGGTAGAAAAACTTGATGATAGACATCTAATATTAGAAGAAGACAATAACGGAGTTGTTACTGCAACTATAAAAGCTTATCCAAGTCCAGCAAAGTATGTGATACAAAAAGGAAAAGTATCTTACATACAAGAATATAGTGGAGGAACTACCAAATCCGAACGCTTAATTTCTGACTTAGAATCTTTCCTAAGAGAGTTTGAAAACCCAAAACTAAAAGAGTTAATATTTGATAACTTTCAAAACAGGATTGATGATATTTATGTAAGAGTAAGAGAACATAGAAATTTGGATGTTCTAAGAGAAGAGTTTTGCCATTTACAGCAGGATATTTTAACTAAGCAATCCGAATTTAATAATAATACTGTTATTGAAGTATTAAGGAAAGCAGGATTTGAGATAACTAAAACTACTAAAGATATTATTACATGTGCAATAGATAATTACTTAGACATTAACGTGAAAACAATAGACAATTTAGACTAATGAATCCAATTATAATTATACAAGCAGACTTTATACAGGAACAGGAATTTACCTTTGATAATTTTGATGAATTAAAAGGTTATCTTAAAGGTAAAACAATTTATGTAAGAGAGGAATCTTTACAAGAAGTTAGAGACATACTAGGGCTATTAGGCTTTAGACATGAAAAACAAATGGTAGAATATCGCGAGGATACCAGTAGAGTAATCGAAGTAGACAATACTACTTATACAGTAGACTTTAGTAAGAATTATGAAGACTATGACATTGATGGAGAGGAACTTATTGAGGATTATTATAAACTCAAAGAAGAACTTATCTACTCTATCATTCCTTGGCCCATTACTATCTCGGAAGCAAGAGAAATGAATAATCTCAAACTCTCTAAGATTCAAGCATTGGCAGAAACTATGGTAGCAGTAGTACATAATCTTGAGCTTACAGAAGACGATATGGAAGTAGAATGGATGTTCGGAAGACATGGGATTAAGGATGCAGCCCAATTCCTTGAAGACTTAGATATCCAGCACGATAATCTTAAATATATATGGTAGAAGGAATACGTAAGTGTATTATTGAATTAAAAAATCTTGAGCAAGGGATTGAATATGCAGTGGCTGACATTAATAAAAGAAATACAGCCCTCGCATCTCAAGAACAGAATATAATTCAATTAACATCTGAATTAGAGACTCTTAGAAAAGAGAATGAATCTTTAAAGAAAGAAAACGAAGAACTAAAGAATAAAATAAAGGAATTAGAGAAAGATGAATCAAGAAATCAACCTAGTTGAGGAAGCTTTATATATAGATGCATACATAGTAGAAGAATGGATTTATTACCTTCCAGAAATGGAAACAATATATTTGAATTATGATTGAAAATTTAAGAGAAATTATCCTTAATAGAATTGCTGAAGTAATCAAGAGAGAGGATTACGAAGAAGTATATGCTGATGGCAAAAGACCTGCATTAGAAGAATTAGAAGTATTAAATAAGTTGTTACAGAATGTCTCTGAAACTGATTTAGTAAATGTTCCAGATGAGGGCATCAAAGAAGGAGATGTATATAAAATATCTGATGGCAATATTTATATCAAAGGATGCTTTGAAACTCCCGAAGTTTCAACACCTTGTAGTAAATGTCCTAACTATCTTGAATCTTTACGGACAGGAAAAATGTTAGTATGTAACTGCACATTGGGATTACCATCTATAACTTGTAATTATGAGTATAAAGGTAACATCGAATAAAGAAATAAGAGACACAGTTCTCGCAGGACTTAAAAGGAACAAGGAGAAGTATGGTAAGAAGTACTGTCCTTGTTCTTTAATAAGAGAAGATAATACAGTATGTATGTGTAAAGAGTTTAGAGAAATGGAAGAAGGAACTTGCCATTGCCAACTCTATATAAAGACCAAGGACTAATGGCTATATTTAATGGAAAAATAAAAACTCGATATGGAGAATATACAATGTCTACAAAATATAAAGCTTTGATATTACTATCTAAAAATGTAAATGTGAGTAAATGGTTTACAGATACATATAGTAATAGAGGATTTATATTTATGGACTTGGACTCTGATTTTGGAGATATACATGATGCATTAAACATTAATTGGCCCGATAGATATATCAGCGTTATTCTTGTTGGAGATGCTGAAAACGATTACAAAGATAATTCTGAATTTAGAAAATTGTATGATAAGTATTTTAGATATGTTAGTGGTATTTATCTAAATAAAGGATTGTTAGGCCCGTCTCAATGGGAACGTGTTGAAGGAATGATAGTGAACAGTCCATATGTGCAAGGAGAAGTATTTGGGTGGTTTAATTGTGCAATAAGTAGAGACAATGAGTTATAGTAGTGCAATATATCCAAGTAAGTATCTTGAAATACAATTTACTTCTAGAAGACCTAAGAAATATGAAGTAACTCTTACTGGACTTAGAGGATACGGAATTGATTATGGCATAATAGAACTCTTTACTAACCAATCAGTAGTATGTTCAGAGAATGACTTAGGACAAACCGTATTGGATTTATTAAAGAAGAGTCCAAGTTTATGGGAGGATTCAATTATAAGCGTAAGACAAATATAAAATAATGCAGACATTTGAATTAACATATCCAGTAAGTAATATAAATGGAGTATTTATAGAAGAGGAAGATTTTGAGAAAGACCCAGCAAGAATAGCTTTAAATATAGGACATGTTTCAGTAGTATTTCTTCCAGAACAATATAAGAGTACTTACATGAATACAAATCTTTGGCATAAACTAATGCCTTGTGTAACTATTAATGGAGTCTTACATGCAAAGATATTTTTTTATTCACCCTCATTTAATCTTGATTGGGAATGAAAAGACCTATTTACATAGGCGAAGGACTAATCCCTCAAGTAGAAAGACACCTTATGTTTGAAGCAGTAAACACATGGAATGAAAAACATCCAAATCAGTTATTAGTATTAAATAGATATGAAAATATATTTATCCTATGTCTTTATAATAAGAAAGAAGATGGAACTCATGAAAAGGAATTTTCAGTATCAGGAGATAGCTTTAGAAAGGCATGGGATGCATTTATTGAAGTAACAGAATAATGGAATATGATATACGCGAATTTGAAATTCTGCATGAATTAGAAGGAGAAACTAAAATATTTGAGGATAAATATCCTACATATTTTCTTGTTATATTATGTGAGAAAGATATAATGTTTCTTGGTAGATATACAGGAAAACTATTTTCTGAATTTAATAAGTCAGAACCTATTGGTTATATAGGAAGAAGAAATTCAGCACGAGAGGTTAGAGAAAGTGCAGAAAAAATGATGATACAAATAAAGGCGGGCACCAAATAGGTACTCGCCTTTTTTATTATATAAGAACTAATAAAAGTCCTATTACTATTCCAATTGCATCTGCGAGAATGTCATACCAATCCCACTTATTACCCGGAGCTTTACTATCTCCGTATTCTTTACCTATTGATAAACCTGCTGCTAGACCTATACCTAGCCAAATATTAATACTTCCAGCAATTAACATTACTAAAAGATTAACTAAACAATGTTTTAGTTTATCACTTTGTTTTAGGAAGTTTACTATTTTCTTCAGAATTTCCTTCATTGCTTTTAAATTTTTTCCATATTCCAGTCACAGAATCTATACCTAGTAATCCCATGCAACACAATAAGACTGTGTCTATCATCAGTGGAGCTTGGATTACGTTTATTGCACAGTAAATTAAAACTCCCAAACAAACGAACCATCCAATCACTCCGCAGAGTCTTTTAGAGGATACGCCCGAGTGAGATGTAAGTGCTTGTCTAAGGAATGTTATAAATTTCATTTTCTTCCAACTAAGGTTTTAGCAGCATTCATACTTCTTTGTTGTAACCATTTTTCATTCTTAGCTGCTGGAGCTTCTACTTCTGTAAGGAAATATTTAGCAAGACTGTCAACAGGAGCAGATGGATTATTCCATACTTCCTCGTATCCTTTTCTTCTAATAATATTCCCATTTTTATCTTTACCTTCATAATCTCTCGATGGCATATATTCATCTACTGTATAATTTAGTTGACTTTCTAAATTATCTTTTAATCCGTTGGCCTTTAACCATTTTTTATATCTATCATAAGTTCCAGCGGGTTTATCAAATTGCCATAGACCATAGGCTCCCGAACTATCCTTAGTATAATTTAAGTTTGATTCTCTCCATCCGGACTCTATTAAAGTGGCTATCTGATTGTCTGACAATCCTTTTTTCTTTCCTATTTGTCTAATTTGAGAAGCAATATCTGCAACTTTATTAAAACCATCAAAATAGGGTTTAGTCGTAGTATTTCCTAAATTTTTTCTTGGACCTGAAAATTTATACACTCCATGTCCCGCTAAACTTATATAGTTTCCATCTTTATTGAATTGATTTAATTTAGAAGGATACTTTCCTAAGTTATCTAATATAATTGGATTACTTTGGATAGAATCATTTAATTCTGTAGCATATACATTCTCAAATGTGTGGTTAGGCTTTATATTCTTTTCATAGTAGGTTTTAGATTTCTGTCTAAAAGAATCATTAGTTACAGATTCTTTTCCACCAGCTACAGGCTTTCCTTCATTAGAATTAAATAAATTACCCAAAATAGGATTTCCGGTTAATAAAGTTACAAAAGTAGGAGCAGCTTTAATGGCTATATTTTTAACTTCGTCAGGAATTATAGTTGATGGACTAGGAAATGATTTTAACTTTTCAATTTTTTCTGAAAGCCATCCATCTTTTGCCTTAATAACACCGCCATTCTCTAACTGCTCACTTTGAGTAGGTGTAGTTTCTGGCTTAGGTTTATTAGATTTATATCTACTCCAATCGAAGCCAATTAATTGTTCTTCATTTCTGTTAGCAGCTTTTTCTCTATTGAACTGTCTTAATATTCTATTTCTAAGTTCTCCTGCACCCTTTAATTTAGGAATCTTCATTCCTTCTTGGGCTTTAGCTATCTGATTATATACATTAGATAATGCTCTCTTATAATTAGGGTCAGTAGCATATCCACCTTTAACTACTCTATCAATAAAATCTCCACCACTAAAAGCTTGATATCTTTTATTGTTTAGTAGTGATACATGATAATTAGCATAATCATTTATATCTTTAAAGTCTCTAAAGCTATCGTTTATATGGATACTCTTTCCATTAATTACCTCTCTGGTTTTTCTTATGGTTCCTTTCCCCTTTATTCCTCCAAAGTTGAATTTACCTGACTGACTTTTTCCCCAATTACTTTCTAAAGCTGACTGGGCTACTAAATATTTTGCATATTTTGTATCCAAACCTTTAGCTTTAAGCGCATTTTCAAATGCAGGAGTCATTGTCTTTATAAACTCATCCTTTGACTTTATATTGACAGGTGTAGATTCTTTATTTTCTACAACAGGAGTTTCTTCCTTAGAAGTGGGAAGAGGTTTTGTACTTACCTTCTCTTCAACAACTGGCTCCTCCTTTTTCTCCTCTGCTTTAGCCATTACATTCTGTCTATTAGCTTCCAATCTATTTATTGGAAGTTCTTCAATTTCAACAGTAGCTACAGGCTGTTCAAATACTGGGCCTTCATAAGGAGTTATACTATTATATGTAGTAAATATATTTCCTCCTAATTGTCGTTTAAGAGTAGTAGGTTTTTTCAAATCAGATGTAGGAGTTGTTGACTTAACAACTTTCTTTCTCATGTCTCGTTTAGTCCCTGTTAGAATTTTATGATTCTTTACTAACGGAGACTCTTTAAATTTCATCGCCATATTCTTTTAATCCATTTGTATTGAAAGACTTTTCTGCTTTCATAATAATCAACCTCATATTGAGCCATTCTAGCTTCTCTTTCAAAAGAGATAGCTCTATACGCAGTATGCCAATTTCTATATATAATTAACTTAATAAGGAACTCTAATACATATAAAGGATAGTATGGAAGTATTCCAACTTCTAACATTTGTATTGTATGAGTTCCTTCATGTCTGGCTGCCATATCAGTAAAGTTTTTTAGAACATCCTTTATTCTGGTAACCATTATTCCAAAGAAATTAAAATACTTAAAGCTCTTAAAAGGAAGTAACTTGTTAATAAAGAATAAGAGTTTTCTTTTCTTATCCCATACGAATTTCATACTCTAAATTTTAGATAGATTGTTTATAATTATCATCTAACCATTTTCTAAAGGCCTGTGCATCAAAGTTTTCAAGTGGTTTAATTACTCCTCCTTTTTCATGTTTCCATTTAGCAGCATTGCGAGCAAAGTTAGCTCTTTTCTTTTGTAATGGAGTTGCATTAGGATTGTTGAGTACTGAACGAGCATGTTCTTGAACACTCTGTCCTGCTTTCTTTGCAGATGCTGTGAACTTACCTTTGTTTTCAGGTTTTATATGAATTCCACTTCCGCTCTTGTGTTTTGGAATCAATCTACCTCCTCTTTTAAAATAATCTGCTTCTTCGTAGCTAAGTGAATTTACATAGCCTACGGCTGCTTTATGCAGTCTGTCCAATAAAGTTTTATTTTCTCCCATAGTATAATAAAATAATTATTTCATTTTGTAGACTACAAAAATATAGCTAAATTTGCACAATAACAAATGAAAGTATGAATTATATGAAATAATGTGGAAAATTTAAGTAAAGATTTTTAGAACTATTTAACTATTTAAGAATTTAAAGAAACAGAACAATTAGTATGTTAGATTTTATTAAAAAGGTGTTCAATTTTATAAATGGCTTGAATCCTACAGTTAAAACCATAATCATAATGGGACTACTGTTTTGGTGCACACAAGTATGTTTAGTAAATCAAAGTAAGCTATTTATAACTGACTACATCGAGTCTGTTGAGTACAATAACAGAAAATCTGAGGAGTATTCTCTGAAAGTCTCTCCCAAAATTAGGAGACAAGTAGAGAACATTAGGAACAAAGATACAGATGCTTCAAACGTTCTTCTATTATCTTTTCACAATACCAAGAAAAGTTTACAGGGTTTTTCCTATATGTATTTAACGGCATTAACTGACTCTCCAAGGGGTATAGATGATGAAAGTTGCCTTGACATATGGACAAGTCTTCCGTATTTACAGTTCTCGGACGAAGTAGAAAAGATTAGGAGAGCCAGCTATTTAAGAATAGATTCGCTGGAATCTGCAAAAGAAAAGTTTCCGCAATTGTACAAGAAACTAAAGATGAGCGGAGCTTGTGCCGCAGCACTGTACCCGATTGAGGGTATTAATAGCGAAGGTTTTATAGAACCTGTTGGAATGATTGTCGTGATGTACGATGAACCAAAACGCTATTATTTAGGATATTATAACGAATGTATTGCCCCTTATATTCAAGTACTTTCCACGCTATTAAATTATAATACAACGTACAAAAATAAACAATGAATTATGCAAGTTGATAAGAAAAATGGTAATGTATGTTACAATGATTTGAATCATATCTATTGGAACGAAAAGGACGAATCTAGATATATATCAGTTACTACACTAATACACTCTTTTACTCAACCTTTTGATAAGGAATTTTGGAGTGCTTATAAAGCATTAGAGAAACTTATACCAAAAGAGAATTGGGCAATAGAAAAGAAATCACTTCTATCTACTAAAAGATTTGATACATCTATATTGGAATTATATAATATTGATGCTGGAGTATTTAGTGATACGCAACAAGATATACTAGACGAATGGGATAAGGCTAATAAAGACTCTTGTGAACGAGGTACTGCAATTCATGCAGAATTAGAAAATCAATATTACAAGAAGCCGAAGGATATAAGCCTTAAAAAGTACGGACTCGGAGGTAAATTCGAGTGTAAGAAAGGGTACACAGAATTAGATATGAAACAGGGAGTTTATCCTGAATATCTAATATCATACGAATCAAAAGACGGAATGTTAAAAATTGCTGGACAGATAGACTTATTAATAAAAGATGGTAATGACATCTATATTGTGGACTATAAAACCAACAAGAAAATTGACCAGAAATCTGGATTCGACACATCAACAAAGAAAAATGCAACAATGCTTTATCCACTTACTAATCTAATGGATTGTAATTATATGCATTACACTATGCAATTAAGCACATATGCTTATATGTTACAGCAATTAAATCCAGAGTTTGTAGTAAAGCAATTAATATTAGTGCATTATGACCATGATGGCAACGAAACTACATATAATCTCGATTATCTAAAAGAAGATGTAGAGAGAATGTTTAGCTTCCATAAGAAAAACATGATTAAGGAAAAACAACGAGCTAAAAGACAAAGGATAGAATATTAATCTTAGTAGAGAAGAATAAATTTAAGGAGCATTTTTAAAGCCTTATATAACGCTTTAAATGTTAAGCAATGTAATAGAGATTCGAACGGATTAATATATCCTTATTTATAGACATGAATGTAGGACATATTGTAACTGGACACTTAAATGAAGTTCTCAATTTGAAACAAGATATTTCAAAAAAGAGACTAGAGATATGTAAAACATGTCCCTTATTTACTCCTAAACTAGGAGGAATGTGTAATAGAAGATTATGGTATAATGCCCAGACGGGAGATGTAAGTACAGTTAAATTAGATGGATATGTGCGAGGATGTGGATGTAGACTAAAAGCAAAAACCACAATGTCAAGAGAATCTTGCCCCGCAGGAAAATGGTAAAAATTTTAAAATGTAAATGAATTATGGCACACAACCCAGGAGAATACGAAAAAGTAAAAATAGCACAAGAATTAGTAGGTCTAGACTCAGGTGACCAACACTTTGTAATGTCAGCAGAAGAAGACGTTAAAGAAAGAATGGCAAGAGACGCTGCTGTCAAATTTAATAATAGTGTTGACGAATATACAGCTAAAATGGATGACTATATTAAAGATGTTGAGGAAAAGGCAAAGAGTATTGCTGAAAACATGAATGGATTAGAAATCATGCCAGTCTTCAACTATATGATAGTTAGACCTTATGACCAAAATCCTTATCAGAAAATTAAAGTTTCTTCATCAGGACTTATTTATGATTTAGGTGGACACAAACCAGAGTTTAAGAACCCTGATAATGGACAATTAGAAGAAGAAGAAAACTTCATCGTTGTAGGTAAAGTAATTGAAGTAGGTCCAGAAACTAAGTATGTTAGAGAAGGAGACGATGTATTCTTTACTAAACCTTCACAGACTCCAATACCATTCTTCAAGATGGGACTTGTCTATGTAAGTGAACAGCGTGTTCTTGCAGTAGTAAATGAAAAATTAAGAGCTCGTTTCCAAAGAGCTACAGAAGGAAAACTAAAAGCATACAATAAATTTTAATTATGGAAGAAAAAATATACTTTTTGCCTGGCGATGTGGTAACACTACGTCAGGCAATTCCTTATAAACCAACTATGATTGTTGTAAAGAAGGAAACTAAGATAATTAGCCCACGTAAATCTACTGGAATAGAAGGATTTACAGGAGGAAAAGAAGATTGCCTTAAAGGAATTAAATGTAGATGGTTCACATCAACTGGTGAATTACAAGAAGCAGTATTTAACACAAAGGATTTAATAAAACTATAACAATGGTTTCTAGAAGAAAACTTAGACAACAGACTGAGAGAAACTCACAAGCTGCACAATCATCTTTAGCTAACTTTAAACCAGCAGCACCTGCGACACCTTCTTACCCTAATTTGGGAACTAGAATTGGACAGCAACCTCAAGGACTTTCTTTCAGTGAAAGAAGTGAAATGAGAACTAAGTTAAATAACACTAATGGTAAGAAGATGATACAGGAAACAAATGCTAAATTTAGAGGACAGCCAAGTAGATTTACTGGCTCATTTAATAATGCATTTGCGGCAGCTAGACAGAAAGGATTGCAACAATTTGAATGGAATGGTAAATTGTATGGAACACAATTAGCTACTCAACAAAAGGCTCCTGCACAGCAACAGGCTGCTCCTGCTAATGAACCTACCTATCTCGATTCTATGAGAAGAGGTTCTCTACCACAGGTAGATGTAACAGCAAAGAGAGTTTCAACCGCTCCTATTCCTGCCCCAGTACAGCCAGCACAAAATACTCCAAGTGCAGACTCTTTAGGATGGGGAAGTAACCAAGGCCCTTATCGTTCAGCAGGAACTATTGCTCCTACACGAGGATTTGATAATAGAGGAGCATATTCTACGACAGGTGGTTCATTTACAAATACAGTTGGAAACAATCCAAATTACGAAACTTCTCCACAAATAAGAAGGTATACTCCTTCTTTCAGATTTCCTGGAGTTAGAAATAACGAGAAGGGAGGAAATCTTGAAGACAAACAAAAAGCATTTGTTGCATACTTAATTCAAGCTTCTGGAGTAGATAGTGAGGATGAATTAAATGATTACATTCAAGATTTAGGACAAGAAGGATTACAAAAAGAATTGGAGAAATTTGAAGAACTTATGACACAAGGAACTGAACAAGTACCGGCAGCAGCTAAAGGTGCAAAATTAAATTATATCAAATCATTAAGAGGACAATGTCCTGATGGATTTGAAATGCAATATTTCAAGAAAGGTGGAGTAATGTGCAGTCAATGTATTAAAAAAGCACAAGCACAGAAAGCTACTAAGGCAGAAAAAGGAACTAAAGTAGTTCAAGACTTTAAAGCCGACATGAAGAAATGTGGCGGAAAGATGAAAGGCAAAATGAAGAAAAAAGAAGACGGAGGAAAAGTAAAAACTATTCCCGGAGTTTTAGATACGAAAGAAAATAAACTGTCTCCAAAGAGTAAAGTACAAATAAAGAAACATTACTTTGGAGGAAAACTCTAAGTAACTTATGCAGAAAATATTTCTATATGATAATGTAAATAATAGAATAGAGTTAAATGTTCCGGAAATTTTACTCACTCGTGAGTTTAAAGCCCTAATGGATAAAAAAAGAAATATTACTCCCAAGGATAAAGAAGGAAAACTTGGAACTCAAGCATTTAAAGAATTTACATATATATGGCTGGCATTAGATTGGCTATCTCCTTATGCTGATTATGCAGAACAAGAGAGACACCAAGAAGCTTTAAAGGACGCAGGACTTACTCAGGCAGAGTTTGATGACCCAATATTTAGGGCAGCTTGTAGAAAATACAGAGCTTTACAAGAAGAAACTCGTTCAATAAAGATGCTAAAAGCAGCTCAAAACACGGTTGATAAATTTATTGACTATTTCAATAACATAGACCCAGAAGAGAGAGATTTACAAACTGGCAAACCTATCTTTAAAGTAAAAGATATTATGGCAGAAATCTCTAGTTTATCTAAAGTTAATGATGAACTGAAGGCATTAGAAGGTCAGGTTAAGAAAGAACTCGTTGAAGATTCTTCTTTACGTGGTGGTGCTACTGATGGATTTATACCTAAAGACTTTTAATTATGGCTAGAGGAAGAAAAAAGAAAGTTGTTGAAGAACCTACTTTAGATATCCTTCCGGAAAGAGTCCAACGAATATTACAAGAAGTAAAACAGAAAGAGGACCAAGAGTTCAAGGATGAAATTACTTCTCTAATAAAGGCTAGAAAAGGAGAATGGGATGTCACTGTAAATGATGATATCCCATTTTTTGATTCCAATCTATCTTACGAACTTACAGGATATAAACCCATTGATGATAAACACGGATTGGACTTTGACCCAGCTTGGTATACTGAAGCTAAGGATACATTTATGAGAACAGGACATTACTGTACTTATAGATTTGGAACCAAGCCTTATAATGACTTCTGGACGCAAGAATATATAAGATGTAGAGATGGAATGACAGTTAATGGATATACAATTACTGGTGATAATTATTTCTTCTTGAATTATTATCAATTAATGGACTTGACATCGGCTGACAAAGCCGGTGGTGGTAGACTTTATGACTTCCCAAGATTCTTCGTAAAGCAGTATGAATATTTCCATTACGTTGAATTATGTAAGAGATTAAGAAAAAATGCCATAGGACTTAAAGCCCGTGGAGTTGGATTCTCTGAAATCGGTGCTGCAATTGCAGTAAACACATATAATTGTAGAAGAAACTCTGTTATAGTTATTGCAGCCCAACTTGAAAATTATCTTACTAAGACTCTTAGTAAATGTTGGAAACAGTTGGACTTTTTAAATGACTATACTGATGGAGGATTTTTCAAACTAAGGCAAGTAGAAGATACAGCTCTTAGTAAGAAAGCATCTGTTTATAAAGTAATAAATGGACAGAAAGTAGAAGCTGGATGGATGTCAGAAATCACTGGTATCAATGCTGATAAGCCAAATAAGATTCGTGGTGACCGTACCGATTTATTAATATATGAAGAAAGTGGTTCTTGGCCTCAATGGAAAAGAGCTTTCGAACAGGGAGACGCTCTTGTAGGTATTCAGGGAGCAAAGTTCGGAATTAAAATGGCTTGGGGAACAGGTGGAGATAAAGGTCCTTCACTTGAAGGATTAGCTAAAGCATATGAAGAACCTGATACATACGATGCCCTTCCTTATAGACATAAATACACTCCAACTGGTGAAGAAGTTATTACAGCTTATTTTATTCCTGCATATACTATTATTAATAGACCAGGACTTATCGATAAAAGAGGTTGGACAGACCCAGTTAAGGGTAGGGCCTATTATGAAAAGGAAAGAGACAAGAAAGCAGCCGACCCTGAAACTTTAATTATACACTGTGCTGAATATTGCTTTACAGCAGACGAAGCTCTAGCTTTAGAAGGTACTAATAAATTCAATAAGGTGCTTATTTCAGAACAGATTGCAAGAATTAGAGTTGATAAACAAGGTCAGAAAATTAGTGTAGGTTCTCTTGAATATAAGTTTAATGGCCCAGTACAAAAAGAAAATATAGTTGGCTTTAAATGGATAGAAAATTCTGCTCATGGTAAAGTACATATATTGGAACATCCTATTTGGACTATTGATGATAAACAACCTAAGATGAGGGATATGTATGTGGCTGGAATAGACAGTATTGATATTGGACAGAAGGAAACTTCTGATGCTACTAAAGACCCTTCTGATTTCTGTATTGTAATTAAGAAAAGAATTAGAGGTCTTACTGACCCTATGTATGTTGCCTATTATAAAGACAGACCTCAAGACGTGAGAGATGCATATAAAATTGCACTTAGACTTATGGAATATTATAATTGCCAATGTGTAATTGAAGCATCTAAAGTTGCTATGATTACATGGGCTAGAGAAAATAAATGTCTTAATAGGTTTATGCGAAGACCTAGAGCTACTATGCCTGATGTTCAAAATGGACAAAGTAAACAGTATGGTGCTCCGGCAACAGTGGCAGTTATTGATTTACAAACTGATTTAATTGCAGACTTTGTAAATGACTATTGTCATACAATATGGTTCCCAGAAATGCTTGATGAACTTAATCGCTATACTGATGAGAATAAGCGAAAGTTCGATATTGTGGCAGCTATGGGTATGGCTGAACTTGGTGACCAAGAGTTACAAGGAATAATACCTAAAGCTGTTGAGAATGTTGATGATGCATTTCAAGACTTTGGATATTATAGAGACGAGAACGGAATTAAAAGGTGGGGAACTATTCCCAAAGAGAAACCTAATATTCCTAAGTATGATTTATTCCCTTATCATTATGACAACGACAGAACTAGAAGCAGCAATCCTCGACATAATCCGCAGATGCTACAAGATGGAATATACTAGCAAACTTATAGTGAAAGAACTTCCAGAAGGAGGTTATTCAGCTATATTTGCAATGAATAATATTGATAAACCATTGGTAATCTCTGGACAATTGGGAGCTTGCGACTTTTTAAAATATATAGAACAAGAACTTAAAGACAAATGTCTTTGGAGAGTTGAATATTCATTAGGATATCAATCATTCCCAGAGCCTTGTCCAGAATCACCTGAACAAACAAAATGTAAAAATGAAAGATACTAAAAAGAATGAAGAGTTGATGGAAGCTACCAACAGGGCAATCAGCGAGCTGGTTTATCCTAAGTACAGGTTGCAAAAAGCATACAACTACTATAACTGCAAAAGAGATGCTGAGCAGTACAGATTTCTTGAAGAAAATTATGGTATAGGTCAACCTACATCAGTAGAATTCATACCTCTTATTAGGAAACATGTGGATGCTTTAGTAGGAGAGTTTCTAGGAACTCCAATTCTTCCTAAAGTATCTTGCAAAGACTCTGCAACGATAAGTGCCATCACTCGTGAAAAAGAAGTCGCAATTTCCTCTGAGGTATATAGTCTTCTACAAAAACACTTAAAGAACTCTATGCTTAGCTTTATTGATGGAAGAGATATTACAGATAAAGCTATAGAACAACAAATACAAAAGTTGATTGATGATTTAGACCAATCATTTATCTCCCAATATGAAATGGCAGCTCAAAATGTTATTGAATATATCATGCAAAGTAGAGACACAGACCTTATGACTAAACTAAGAATATTGTTCTTAGATTTACTAATAACTGGTTATGCTTTCTATAGAGTAAAGCCATCTTCAAGTAAAGGGAATATTGATATAGAAGTACTCAATCCTTTAAATACATTTATTGATAGAAATCCGGAGTCTATATATATTAAAGATTCTTATAGAGTTGTTGTAAGAAAATGGCTTACTAAGAATCAAATCTTAAATATATATGGTAGAGATTTATCAAGAGATGATATTGCTAAAATTAAAGACTCATGGCATCAGAGCTTTGATACTTCACATTACTATGTAAGGTCATTTGCTGATGTAAAGAGTGGCGCTCCTATGACAGACGGACTTGAAGCAGGAAGAGAAATAGTTCCTGGATTTCCGGATGAAGCTATTCAATCTTACAATTATAAGTTAATTCCTGTGTACGAAGTAGAATGGACTGAAACTGATAAAGACTATAACTTACAAAGATATGAAACTGTTCGTATAGGACAAGAGATTTATATCTTAAGAGGTAAAAATGAAGAAGTGATAAGAAGTAAAGATAATCCTTCTTATTGTGGTTTATCAGTAAATGGAGTCTACTTTAATGATAGAAACAATGAACCTTTCTCTCTAGTATTAGCTTGTGCTAATCTACAAGATAGATATGACTTATTACATTTCTATAGAGACAATTTAATTGCAAATAGCGGTACTACTGGAGACTGGCTAGACTTATCAGTGCTTCCAACAGCTCTTGGAGTTAAACTTCCTGAAAGAATCCAGAAATGGATTGCTTATAAGAAATCTGGAGTTGCAATTATTGATACATCTCAAGAAGGAAGGCAATTTAATAGTAATACTACATACTCTGGATTTGATGATACAGTTAAAGCACAGACTATTCAAGGTATTCAGATTGCAATTGATGCTACTGAAAACACAACAAGTTCTATCACTGGAGTCTTTAGAGAGCGTTTAAATGGAATCCAACAGAAGGATGCAGTTACTAATGTGCAGACAAGTGTTAATAATTCATTTATTATTACTAAGAAGTATTATCAACAAATGGATTTAGTAACTAATGAGCTTCTTCTTGATTGTCTTAATATAGCTAAAATAGTATATAAGAATGGATTGAAGGGAACTCTTATTCTTGGAGATAAATATCAGAGAGTCTTTACTGCACTTCCAAAATACTTTACAGTTAGTGATTACGATATTCATATTGTAACAAGCACTGATGTTATTAAAGATATGGAATCTATTAAAGCTATTATCCCTGAATTTATTAAGAGTGGAACTCTGGAGCCAGGAATAATCTTTGAAGCATTAACTGCTAAGAGCTTGACTGAACTTAAATATAAAGTACAGAAAGCACTTAAAGTACAGAAGGATGAGAATGGTCAGATGCAGCAACTTATGCAGCAGAATGAACAACTTCAACAGCAAGTACAACAACTTCAACAACAATTACAGCAAGCTCAAAGTAAGGTCGAATCTCTTAATGAAGCTAGATTGCAAATTGAAGATAGAAAGGCTAAAGCTGATGAACAAATCGGATGGTATACAGCTAAGACTGATAGAAGGTCTAAAGATTCTAAAGCTGAAAACGACGATAAAAGAACTGAAATTGAGTACGCTCAATTATACGATGGCAATTCTAATAATAACGAAGTAAGAAATATATAATATATGACTCCTGTATTTAATGTATGTAAATCTAATACTTGCGGATTAACAATCACTGGTCTCTCAAGAGAGGCCGGTGAGTATCTGCCAGAAGATTCTACTGAAAACATAATTAACACTTTTAAGTACAGTGAAACTGTAACTGTAAATGTTATACAATTAGATAAGATAGACGAACCTGAATTTATTAAATCTACTGTTGCGCCTCATTTAACTAACACTGATGAAGTAAAAGTAGACATATCTAAAGATGGTAACTACCGTATCTCACATATCATAATTCCCACTACAGAGTGGTTGCAAAAAGAAATAGATAATCCCAATAGTTCTCTATCTTCTTATGCAGTTGTGTATGTTTCTGACGGTTCTACAATATATAAGTACATCAATGAAGGTCTTGTTGAATGTCCTGCACTCGAACTTGCTGAAAGGAATCCTGACGGAACTACAATTTCCATAAGTGAAAAAAATACCTTTTCCATTTGTTATTTATCCAAATGTTTTGTTACTTTGTGCAATGAAATTTTAAACATGAACCTTCTTAAATGTAAGAGTAAAAATGCAGATTTAGACGACCTAATATTCAAGAGAGACTTTGTTTGGATGACTATTAACGTAATTAAATATTCCGTTAGCCTTGGTCAGTATGCAGAAGCCCAAAGAATATTAGAACAAGTAAATACTTGCAATGGTTTTTGTGATTCAATCAATAACAAATATAAAACTTTAAACAGAAGTTCTGGATGTGGATGCAATTAGTTTACTTAAACAGAAAATAATTGAGGATTATAATTCTTACGTGAAAAAACTATATAAAGGATACCGAGAAGACTATTCTTTAATTTTGCACGAAATAAGTTTTATAGAGACTCATACTAAGTTAGATAACTGTGACTTTATTTATCAACAATTAATGTTAGCATAATATATGTCAAAATATAAAGTACTAGAAGAAGGAGTTCTACTTGATGACTGGATGGATGATAATCCAGAACAGCCATATATTCCTAAGAAAACTCCTAGCTGTAATTGCAACACTTGTCCAGACGAAGACGGGCATCTACTAAAGGATAACTTCCTTGGGGAGTTCTTAACTGAAGCTGATAAGAGAAGAGCTAGAGAGAACCTAGGACTCAAAGATATGGAAGGCGATGCAGCCAACATTACCTATAAGACAGACACCGACCCTGAAATAGAGTCAGTTAAAGATGCCTTAGATAAGTTGTTCTATGTTCCAATAACTATTAGCTCATTTACTGTTTCTCCTAATGAAGCAGAAACAGGTTCAGAAGTTAATACCCTTACATATAACTGGAAATATAACAAAGAGATTAAACAACAATACTTTGACGGAGAAGAAATTAATGCTTCACTTAGAACTAAAACTATAACTGGAGCATTTAGAACTACAATATCTAAAACCTTAACTGCATCGGACGGAACAGAATCCAAATCTAGTACTGCATCTTTAGTATTCAAAGATGGAAGATATTATGGAGCAAGTGCAGCAGACCCAACAGTTTCAGATTTAATATCTTCTTTTACAAGAAGTCTGAATCTTACTAGAGGGAATAGTTTTACAGTTAATGCAAGAGAAGGTCAATATATTTATCTTCTAGTTCCCTATTCTTTAAAGGATATTTCCTTTTCAGTAGGAGGATTTGAAGGTGGTTTCTTTATAATAGACGATAACTATCAATTCACTAGATATGAAGGAGTTACACTAAGATGTGTCCTTTTTAGAAGTGATAATCCGGGCTTAGGAAGTACAACAGTAACTATTAAATAACATGGCAGTAGAGTTAATTAGCGAAATAGTTCAAAAAGGTGGTCAGGATTTCGCTCTAGTTGATGCCAATAACATTCGTGGAGGTTTTTACCAAGTAACAGAAATGAGCGAAAGAGATGCAATACCAGACAAAAGAAAAAAGAATGGTATGCTTTGTTTCGTACTCAAAGACCCTGATAAAGTCTTTACTTACCAATGGCTTAATGGTTATTGGATTAAAGCACAATTAGGCGGCGGAGGTGGTGGAGACGGAGACACTAGAGTTGAAATAGTATCAACGCCAGAAGAGCTAGCAAATAGAGTAGACTTAGAAAGAGCTGGACAAATCGTATATGTAGAAAGTACAGACGAAGTTGCTTTTTGGTCTAATAAAAATAAATGGAGCTCTTTTGACCATATTAGAATACAAGATACAGAACCAGTTGACGATGATGCAGTATGGATTGATACAAGTCAAAAATCACTTCCTCAATATACCAATTCAGATTTGGCTACTATATTAGAGGCAGTAGAAGCATTAAGAAAGCTGGTAAATAAGCATGAATATGCTTTTACGCATGAGATGTCTAGTGGAGACTTTGAAAACAGTGCAAGATTAGATATGATGAAAGCTGCTTCTCCTCTGGAGCCAGGAACGGAAACAGAATCAACAGCAGAAGAATATCCAGAATACACTGAATATGAAACTCCAAATTTAAAACACTTAGCTATTAAAGCAGGAACTTACTCAAGCCTGCTTGAGAACACAAGAAACTTTGTAAATAACGAATTACTATGGTGTACAGACACTAAACAATTATATATTATGAGTAATGGTAGTTTAAATTGGATTAATAAAAGCGGAAGTGGAGGTGGTGGAACCGAGTGGGACCCATCTGTTCTCGACGAACTGGATACCATTGGATTTGTTACCCCTAGTGGTCAAACATACAGGGTTAAGATAGAGAATGATGGAAAGATGGTTATCTATAAAAAGGAAATGGATACACCACAAACTAAGCCAACTGGAGGTCAAGAAGACCCTTCTGGATGGGTTTATGTTACATCACTATTTTTACAGAAGCTATACATAAATTCCATATATTGTGGAGGATTAACATCTAATGAACATAGTTATAACTATTGTTCACATCACTTTGTTGAACTCTCAAATCTAACTAATGAAGATATTAACTTGAATGGTCTTTCTTTGCAATATGCGACTGAAGGAACTCAATGGCAAGTACTTCCGTTATGGGGAACAATTAAAGCACAATCTACATTCTTAATTAGAGGTGCTCAATGTTCAGTAATGGATGCAAATACTACTAAGATTAAAGTAAAAACATACGATATGGAATGGAGAGATTCAAGCGGAAACTTAATGAAGTTTGATAACAACAAATCCAAATTCTTTCTTACTTGGGGAACTACTCCTTCAACAGTAAGAAACCCATATTCAAATGCTGACGGAAACTACAGAGTATCATTGGGATATATTGACTTAGTTGGATTCAACAAGGAAAATGCAGAATCCTCTGATACAATTGATGCGAGTGAAAACAAACCATATACATATTTAAGTACTGATAAACTCTTTACTAAATATTATGCAATGGACCCAGTAAGTCAGGCTACTAAAGCATTAGATAAAAGAAATAATGCTAATGACTGGTATTTTGTTGACCTCACTAAAGAGTTAGTTCCAAGTGTTGAAGCTTTTACTCCAAGAGCTTCATTTGAAAATAAAACAATATTCTATAATAAATCTAAACTAGTAAGTTTAAAGCCTAATTTAATATCCTGTACTTTTGGTATGCAGGCGACTGCTCCAGATGCCACAAGATGCTTTAACTGGGTATCTGTAGGATATTTTGATGAATATTTATGGCATAGACCAAAAGGAGATGTTGATAGCGGCCCTTGGACTAAGGTAGAATCATTTAAAAATGAGATTGGTATTAGAAAATACTATAACCGCATTAGAATGGAAGCTACTGATGGCACTCCTTTTACTACACATAAAGTAATACTTAAGCATTTAGGAGTAGGTACTTATGAATATAGAGTAGGTAGAGCTGATGCAGATGGCAATCCAAGTGAGTTTGCAAGTGATTCCTACACATTTACTGTAAGAGGTACTGATGATATAAAGGATGATTTTACATTTGTTCAAGTAAGTGACCAACAAGGTTTTAACTGGGATGAATATAATGTTTGGAGAATATCAGCAGAGTATATAAAGAATCATGTTCCAGAAGCTCAATTCACTATTAATACTGGTGATATGACGCAGAATGGAAATAGAATCAATGAATGGATTGATTACTACAATGCTCGTAAATCTCTATGGGGAGTTGAAGAAATGGTAACAGTTGGAAATAATGACTTATGTCCAGCTAATATGTACGTATTAGGAAATGGTGGAGACAGTTCTAAGATTAATCCCTCTAATATGTCGTTCTTCTACACATTTGAGATGGATGAAACTAATCCTCCTGTATTTACTATTGAAGGAAAAGAAGTGTTCATTGATTCTCTTTACTCATTTAATTATGGTAACGTACATTTCATGTGTGTAAACTCTGAAATTACTGACATGACAGAAACTAATATTTATGGATTAAGCACTGGAAAGATAACTTATCCATATATAAAACAATGGTGTCAAAAAGATATTGATGCTAATGCTTCTGCTGCTTGGAACATCGCTTACTGTCATGAAATGCCCTTTACTATTATTACTCAAAATGTTATCCAACAATTCTATTGGAATGACACGGAAAATGATAAAGTAGAAAGAAGTGGTAGTCATTTAAATTATAATGTACCTAATTCTGACAAATACTGGTTTAGTAAATTCTGTCAAGAAAACAATATAAGACTTGTCCTTGGAGGACATAAACATACATATAGCGTTAGTTGGCCTCTTAAAGAGAATTTCTCACAAGACGGAACTCCTATAAGTATGAAGCCAATTATTCAAGTAACTCAATCTGATTTAACTACTTACTTTAATAGTGATAGTTTATATGAAGAAACAGAAGGAGACTTGGCTGGACAAAAATTCCCCTCTGCTTGGAAAACTGATAATAACTTTAAACAGCATAAACACTTATGTACATTTGAGTTAGTTGATAATATTACTGCTCCTGTATATGCGATGTGTCAAGCTACTGGTTATAAACATACATCCAATAAGGAATTACCCGCACCAAATATACCTTGGTTAAGACGCTATTTCCCTGCTACTGTTAAAGTTGTAGACCAAACCAATATCACTGCAACAGTTAACGCTGGACAGAGATATCCATTCTATATTATATGGAATGTGACTCCAACTCAAATAACAGGTACAGTGAAGAAAATTAATTATGTATTTACCTCTGCTGGTAAATTCAATATTAATATTCAAAGTAGTGTTAACCCTCCGGAAGCTATTGGTGGTAATGGGGAAGAAAACAACGGAAATGATTTAATTATCATAAAATAATGTCAGGTAAAAGTGTAAGTATAAAAAACAAAACTACTAATGAATGGGAAATCGTCGCAGGTAGCGACGCTTCCCAAATTAGTACTTCTAATCCTGACGTGCTAGTATCTGGAGAAGTAAATATCTCTGTTGACCAAGCACTCAGTAGAACCAACAAAAAGATAGAAACACTTCAACGTAATGTTTCGTGGTTAGCGGAACATGGTGGAGGTGGCGGTGGTGGAGGAGATTTTACATCTTCTATTAAGTTAACTAACGGTGGTATTACAACATCAGAAGGAGTTAATATTCTATATTCTACCACTAAGGAAGTTAAATTAGATTACTTAATCACAGCATTAAAGAATAATCAGAAATTTACAATAACTGTTTCCCTTGACGGAAACAATGTTATTTCAGGACAAGAAGGATGGTCTGGAACCCCGGGAAGTTTAATTATTAAAAACATATCCCAATATTCGTCATCAAACAGTCACTCTATTGTAGTTACTGCTACTGATGCAGAAGGAATTAATGCTACTCCTTATATGCTTACTGTAATTGAATCATCTATTAATTTATCAAGTAGTGTTTCTTCAGTTACTGCAACAATTGGATTAGCATATAAAATAACATATACAGTTACTAATAAAGTACTGGCAGCAGACACATCTCTTATTGTTAATAATGTTACCAATGGTGTTTCTAAAACATTCGAACTTGGTAAGTTTACATCTACTGAGCCTTTGTTATATGATGTTGATTTCTTCAGTTTATTTACTGGAACACCAACGGCAGGTTCTTCTTACACTATTGAAGCATTTGCACAAACATCTATTGACGGAAAGACTATTACTTCTGATAAAGTAACTAACAAGGTTGTAGTAGAAGACGGTACTTCTCTTGTAGTACTTGTTGATGGTATTACAACTAAAGATGAAGTAGAAGCTGGAACAGCTCCGACAGAGTTCCCTCAAGGTGGTAATATCTCATTTTCATTTACTCCTTATCTATCAGGAATCAGTATTATTTACTATGCTGTAAGAATGAAGAGAGGAAACATCATAAGAGATATTGGGACATTTGAACCTGATGCAGAAAATCCTTTTAACGAGAACCAGTACGTACAAAGAGGTAAGCAACAAATCTTTAGCTGGGCAGTAGCACAGAATGATGATTACTTAGGTGAGTGGGAAATTACTCTAAGATGTTGGTCAGAAAAAGGTTCTCCTATGACTGATACTGAATTAAGATGTATTGTAGTAAAATCTGCGCAATCTTTAATTGCTGACCAAAACCCTAGAAATACTAGATATGCAAGTTGGAATATTAAAAACGAATTCCCGACTGCTCCCACAGCAACTTCTTGGATATCAGAAGAATTAAACTATATTTCTCCTGGAACAACTAGCCCAGTAGTTGTAAAAACTCCTTTAAATGTATATAATACTAATGGAGAACTATCTGGATTCTTATCTAGTAATGGGCAAACAAAATTAAGACTTAGTGGTGAATCTTACGGTATAGTGGATTTACAGCCATTTAAGGATGATATAAGTGATAACAATAACTGGTCTAGACTTGGATTTACATTCTCTGTAACCCTGAAAACTGACCTACACCCGTTCTCTGATAGAACTGTATTCTTCATTGGAAATTATAGTTCGGATGGAACATTCTCTGAAGGTATTAAAGTTGGGCTAGAAGACATTATATGGTCTTATACTGACGGAAATATCAAAGAAACAATCTCTTGTAAGTTACAACAAAACGTTATAAATACTCTAGATTTTATTGTTGATAAAAATAATAATGAAGTAAAAGTCTTTGTTAACGGAGTCCTAAATGCTGCAAGAGAAATCAAATCTGACTTTACTTGGAAAACTACAAGTAAGTTCTATTTGGCTTGTGATGCTGATGCCAATGGAAACATAGGTAATTATGCTGATGTTGAGCTTTATGATATGAGATTCTTTAGAAGTGCTCTTAATGATAAACAAATTGTAATTAATGCTTTAAATGCGAGAGCTAATTCTTCTTTAATGTCTGATGGTACAGTAGATTTCTCTCTGTACAATTCTTGGAAAGCAAAGAACTTCTTTAGTACATCTGAATCAACAGCATCTTCAACTCTATGGGACGACCAGAATAATACATATGCAAACATCAACTTCGATGCTTTAATTAGTGACTCTAACAAGAAACCGCCCCTTCCAGTAGTTTATATTGACTGCGGTGGTTCTGGATTTACTAAGGCAGTGTATGAAGCTGTAGGTGCAAACCCTACAGAATATACTGGTTGTACATTTAACTACTTCGACCCTAATTCTACTAAGAGTTCAGCAGTATCTACTGGAGAATTATCAGTACAGATTCAGGGTACATCATCTACTGGTTATAGAAGTAAGAACTTAGAAATAATGTTCAGAAAAGAACTATATGATGATACGGGTGGTTTAATTGGTCCAGAGTTATTCCAGCCAAATAATACATGGATGCCTGAAAGTCAATTCACATTGAAGGCTGACGTAGTTGACTCTGCTCATGCTAATAATGCTTCTATTGGTAAATGGATTAATGATAATTCAGACTTATTGTTTGATAAAACTCCACCAATGGAACAACTTGAATCTAGACGTCCTGTTGATACTAGAGACAAGACAGTTACACATCAAAATGTAACAATTAAACATACTCTTGAAGGATTCCCTTGTATCTTACTTATTAAGTTTGATGGAACTGATACTCAAGAAATGTTAGGTATTTACTCCTTTAACTTAGGACGTAATGCTTACTTTAACATGGGATTTAAGTTCTTCAAATCATTCTCAAGAAGAATTAAAGATTCATCCGGAGCCTATCAAGAAAACCCAGTTCCTGCTTTCATTACTACTTATGAAACATATAAGGATAATGAGAACTTTGGAACTATTGACCAAAGACAAATATACTCTTACGAGTTCTCTGAAAATGCCAATATTATTATTAAAGATGATGGAACTAGGCAAATGACTGCCCTGTTTATGCAGGACGACTTATCAATCTTACAGCATGTTGGAGAATTTAGATATAACGGAGCTAATGGCGATAATTCAGATGTATCTGACAATAATATCTGGCAAAGACTTCAATTACTATTTACAGACTTAGCTAGTATGACTGGTGAAGCTGTCGATAAGTATAGATGGAATGTTCAGACAAAAGGATATGAAAAAACTGGAGACCAATACGCTGCTCAACAATCTTGGTCAGCTCTTGCTGATGATTTAACTAATAGGTTGAATATTAGAAATGCTTATTCATATTATGTTATATGTATAGCATTTGGACTAGTGGACTCTCTTGGTAAGAATATGACACTTCGTTCTTGGAACGTTGGAGGAAGTCTTACTGATGAAAATATGAACAAATGGTGGCCTTGTTTCTATGACATGGACACAGCATTTGGACTATCAAATACAGGTGAAGAAAATGTGCCTAAGACTGCATATCTTGATACCTTTGCTAATGCTAATGTAGAATCTGGAGTTAACTCTTTAGTAATTACACAGAATTCAGCAGACGGAGGATATGATACATACTCTGCAAGACTATGGGATGTTCTTAGAGATACAAGATTCATTAATACTGGAGTATATTCAGGAGCAGGATATGATGCTCTGTGGGAAACTTGGCGTTCAGTAGGAACACTTCTTAAAGAAGCTAACTACTTCGTTGATAATTATTTTAGTATTCAAATGAAGAACTGTGGTGAACTTCTTTATAATTATGACTATAAAGTTAAGTATTTAACTCGATATTCTAAAGATGAAGGTAGTGCTGCCACTTATGCTAACATCGAGTTCTTACATGGTCCTCGTGTAGAATTTGTAAGAGACTGGTTAAAGAAAAGATATTATTTTATGGATGGTGTATTCCAATATTCAAATAGTGCACTCATCCAACCATATAATGAGAAAGGTGCTTTTAAATGTGGTGGTGCGGAAGGACAAGCTCCTGTACTAACAGTTAAAGCAAACTGTCCACTAATCTTTACAGTTAATATTGGACAGACATCTGCCGGAGACATTAGATACTTTGTAGATGAAAATAATCCTACAAAGATTACTTTATCTCCTATATCCTCTTTCAATACACAGATTACCATTAATGGTATTTCTCAAATAAGTCAACTTGACGGATTGAAGTATATGAGATTCCAAGGATTCATGTCTACATTAAGACTTCCAAGTTTTGCGAATGTAGATATATCTGGAGTAAAAACATTATCAAGTGCTCCAATTCTATTTGAAACTGCCTTTGTTAATGACCAAGATTTCTCTGATGTAAGACATATTGACCTTAGTAATACAGCTTTCTGGTCTGGAAATAGTGGTGTAAGTACATTTACAGTGAATATTGAAAAGTATACAAAACTTAAGGATTTGAATATCTCTGGTTCTTGCGTTACTTCTTTATCATTACCAAATGCTTCACTTGCTTCACTTAATATTACTAATTCAGATGTAGAAAAGATTACGTTACAGTCTCAACCATTCTTGAGTTCTATTGACTTTACAGGATGTAAGAAGCTGAAAACTGTAATTATAGATTCATGTACTAAGATAGAAACACTTACTTTGACAAGTTTAAGTGACTTGGATTCTGTAACTATTACAGGATGCCCAAATCTAAAATCTGTCGTATGTACAAATAATACTTCGTTATCAGTATTTAATATATCTAACTCTAACAATATAGAAACAATAAACCTATCTAACTGTAACAGTAGGTCTTTACAAATATATATTGTTGGTGCTGCTAAGATAAAGACTTTGAATTTATCAGGAACTACAACGCCAGAACCAATTCAGTTGGCACAAGGTCTGAATACAATTACTTCTCTAGACATTAGCAATAGTTCAGTATCTGCTTTCCAATTTGGTAATGAGCCTATTCTTTCATATAATGGAGAACACGTTCTTGATTTAAGTCCATTTGCTTTAACTTCAGTTTCTTTAAGAAATGCAGGTTTAGTTAAATATATTAAATTCGACAATAATAAAACTAAACCATTTACTGTTGGAAGTTCCTTCTTTGTTGGATGTTCTTCACTTATTAGAGTATTCGGACATCTTGCACTAAACGGACAAAGCATATTTAGTAACTGTAATAAGTTCTTTATACATGATATGCCTAGTACTATTCCAACTCCAATGATTGGACCAAATGAGTGGTTTGGACCTGATACTAGTACAGAATCAGGAAAAACAGAATGGAAAAACAACACAAATTTAGATACTAACTTTACTATTGCCACAACTGCCTTAAATAGTGTATTTAATACTACTGCCTGTACTTTATATGATGTTTATTATATACTTAATAGATGTCAAAATGTGACAAGCTTAGATGGCACTTTTGCTACTTGTAGACAAGTCATTACTACAGTTCCTAATTCTTTCAATAGAAATATGTTTAAATACTGTGGTAATGTAACTACTATAAACAGTCTATTTTGGGATTGTGGAAGTCTAGAAGGAATATACTATAGCCCTTCACACGATGATAGTGGAAACATTACAGCATATGACGGATTACTTTCTCCTCTTGTAAAATGTACAAATATAAATAACGCCTTTAGAACAAACGGAAGAAAGTACATGGATGAATATTTCTTTGCTCCAGTAAATGCTAACGGAGATACTTTAAAAATATCAAGCATTAGTTGGGCTCTCTACAATGAGACATTTATTAAAAATGCAAGTGTAGCAAAACAGGAAATACTAGAATCTGATTATATATATGCTAAGGCAAGTAAGTTGTTAAAGTACCTTCCAGAATTGACTAGTATTGGTTACCTATATGGAACTACTAATTCTAAGATTGAATTTGATTTGTTAACATACGAGGAGAATGGAGTTACAGCTTCTTACTGTCCTCTATTTTACAATAACCCCAAACTCGTTACAATACATCAATGTTTTAACTGTTATGGTAAAGGTTCTCTATTAAATGTATTTGGAGGAGATGAAGTATTTAACTCAATGAGAAATAACTTCCCTCAAGCACTCCAATATATAAGAGCTTCATTCAACTGCGCTAAGGAAGGTTCTAATACCGTTCTTTGGCCTATTAAGAACTCAATGTTTAATAAGATTAAATCTTCTATTAAGTTCATAGGTCCAACTGATGAAGGAAACTTTGCAACAAGCGGAGGTAGCTTTGCTGGAGCTGGTATTGTTAAATCCTATGTTCCGGATTTAGTAGGTGATAAGTTCCCTTACGATGTATTTAAAGGTTGTACAAATCTTACAGAAGCTCCGGCTTTCTTTGCAAGAATGGTATTCCCTTCTGATACAACAACTGAAATTCCAGGAACTACATTTAATGATTGTGTAAAACTTACTAATATTTCATTTATGTTCTACAATATGAGCAATGTGAAATATACTCTAACAAGTAGAGGATTTAAGAATTGTAGGATAGTTGAAGCACAAGCATGTTTCATGGAAGATACAAGTAATTACTGCAAGATAGGAAACATACCTTATGGTTTATTCTATCAAGAAACTGACGTAAGGAAACAATTCGTTGGATGGAATCATACTGACGCTACATCGGCAGGAATTACAGAAACGTTTGGTATTACAGAGGATGGACAGTGGATTCCAGATGAGGAATTATCTACTCCATTACCTAATACTAAAACATACGAATTTACTAGAAAACAATTAAATAGAACTATTAGAGATTTAAATGGATGTCTTAGAGGATTTAGAAGTCCAGATGCTTCTCAATACTTAATGGATTGGGGAAATCTAGAATATGGAGACTCTGGAGATTTAGTTGCAAATAATGAGAATTATAATCCAGTTGAGTTTATAAAGAACTCTGCTTACGACCCAAGAGAAACAATTCCTAATCCGGCATACAATCCTGAAAACCCAGGAGCTGAACCGGAAACAATTCCTAATCCAAATAGGGATATTCGTAGAGTATTGAAGAATACTAACTATGACCCTTATGAAGAAATGTGGAATTATTGGGCAGTTGACGGTAGAGTTGGAATGAAAGGAATTATAGAAAACAGTAATTTATATAGAGATGTATTAAATGGCACTGTAACTACACTTCCAACAACTATTCCAGATACCATGGAAGATGAAAATGATAGTAGGTCATGTATAACTCCTGCTTCTTACACAGCTAAGAGATTAGTTATGAACTACATTTGTCCTCCAGACCTATTTAGATATTGTGAAAACAGTGCAGCTCTAAATGTCAATAATGTACTTATGGGCTCTGGAATTTCTTCAGATTCAACAGGTAATTATCAGTCTTACGGTGTTTGTGGTAGAATTCCACCTATATTGTTTGAACCGATTAATAATGTAACTAAACTTGAAGGTATATTCTATTTCTGCTTCATGGTAAATCCATATACTTGGCCAGATACCACAAATGCAGGAACTATGTATCCTCCTAATTTATTCTCAACTTTGAGAAATTTGACATCTGTTAAGATGTTATTTAGTTACAATGAAATCCCAACCAACATTACTCTATCTTCTTCATTATTTGTAAACAACTTAAGTTTACAAGACTTAGATAGAACTTGGATGTGCTGTAGATGGTATTCTGATGCTACATTACCTGCTCAAGTGCCTAGCGACTTATTCTCAAGAAATGGAGCTCTTGGTAACTTAAGAGGAACTTTCTCAATATCATTTTTAAGCGTTGATGCTAGTGATAATGTAACAGCAAATTTATATACTTATGGAAGAAACCCAATGAAGATTGACAGCAACTTGGTAACAAGAGCTAAGCACGCTAACATATCAAATGTATCTTATATGTTCGGTGGATGTAAGACAACTCAAGGAACTGTTCCAGAATTATGGAATTGGCTGAATAAATTATCGTTGAAATATAGAACACAACCATTCTATCAGATGTCTAAAGCTCTAATTACAAATAGTTCTGGTATACCTGCAGAATGGTCAATAGGTATGAATGATTAATAATTTTAAAACAATATAAATATGTACGGATACGGAAAAGTAGCTAATAGGGAAGGTAAAATATCTTCTGTCCAAGTAAGTATCTTACAGAATGTTCCTGCCGGGGATTTTTTCCCCGGTGTGATATTTCTGATAAAGAATATTACTGACGATAATATAACGGCAGAGATTAGACCAGCAGGACAAGACAATTTTATAGAAACAGTACTATATCCCGGATGGAACCCTGAGATGTGTGAAGAAATAAGAGACGCAGAAGAAGGAACATTACAATATGGGTACTAATATAACTGGTATTGGTAACGCCAATGCCATAGGATTTAAGTCTAGAGTTACAGGTGGGATGTATTTCCCGCCTGAACTTAAAGACGCTCTTGTAGGGGTATGGTCAGCCTACGGTAAATCGAATGATAGTACTGACCGTAACATTATCAAGAATAAAATAAAAGATAGAGGTGGAGACTTTGAGTTAATAAATTTCAATTATGAAGGCACATCTGGATATAATGGTTATCCAGTGATATTTGGTGAGGATAAAACTTATCAATACGTCAATCATTCACCTAATTATAATCAAACTACTATTAATGTAACTCACTTTAATACTAGACAAGCCTTATTATATAGTTATATACAACGAAATGGAGAACTAACTTCATATAATAGAGACTATCCTTCATATAAAATAAAGGTTAGTGGATTGGAGGAAGGGTTCGGTCTGATGTATCAATATAATAGTAAAGCCGATGCAACATCTGTTAATGCACTTAGAATTGAAACTAATGGAATTTACACTATCCCTAAATCTTTTGCAAGTGATGGTAGTTTAACTAACGCTAATATATGGGTAGGATTTGTATTTACAGGTACTGAACAAGAACAATGTAACGTAACCATAGAAGTGCTCCCAGAATATAAGGGCGCAGTAGTTACTGATGGAGTTGATGATATGATTGTCAGTCAGAATACTGTTGAAGAAATGGGTATTACTGATAAATTTACTGTAGTTAGTATGATTCATCAAATAACTTTGAGAGGTGCTACGGCTGCTGCATTAACTAATTATATTAGACAACCTATAGGACATGAGTATGTAAGAAATCATGTTGCCAATATTGGTAAGACCGGAATATATGGATATGCAGTATATGATGTTAATCATTCTAGTGCTGGCAATAGTCATATAATAAATACTATATTAGGAGATAAAAACGATTATTCTATACATATAACCGGTAATTTATCGCAAGGAAAATTTAGTGTACAAGGATATATAAATGGCGATAATAACGCAGTTGAATTAAGTCAAGTTGCTTGGTATTGGACATTTATAGCTAACAAACTCCTTACAGAGGATGAAATTAATCTTATAATCGAGAAATATAATCTTGATAGGCCCGGAGAAATTGTGAAGCCTGATGTTTATTATGACATAAAGAGACAGAAAATTACTAATGAAAATCATTCAAGTTTTGATGATGAACTAACAGATTTTTCTGGAAATGGTCATAATATGAAGTTATACAACATTGCTTGGGAAGGTAATAGTGGTATTGGGAATTATCCTGTCATATTTGGTGCCAATAAGACTTGGGAATACATGCCAACCTATAACTTTATATATAGTAATAGTGGTAGTAAAATACATATTACTAAAGTATTACATGCGGGTAATGGCATGTTATTTAGTTATGCAAAAATAAATGATGTTCTTCAAAATATTAAAGAAATACCTTCTTTTAAAGTTAAAGTAAGTGGTTTAGAAGGAAATAGTACGTTAAGATATTCGTATATAAAAACAGAAGATGCAAAATATCAAACTTTATTTGATTTAAACAATGGAGTTCATGAAGTGCCTAAATCATTAGTCCCTACTGATGCTGTTGTTAATAATACATGGATAGGATTTACAATAATGCCTATTTATGAAGAAGTTAGAGAGTTTGATTGCGATATTACTATTGAAGTTATTCCTTCCAATGAAAACGCTATTTGTCTTGACGGGGTAGATGATTATGGAAAAGCAACAGGGCTGCCTATCTATAAGGATTATACAGTAGCTGCTCTTCGTAAATGGTTATATGATGATTCTGTAACAAGTACTCAAACAGGTTCTATTGTTTCTAAATCTAAATTTGGCAGTGATGGTGCTTTTATCTTTGAACAAACATTAAACAAAAATCCTTCTCGTTCTAGTACTTGGTGTTTTGGTTTAACTAATTCATTAATAAATAATGATAAGTTGTTCGAAGAATCATTTACTTATCAAACTAAATATAGCTACAATAATAACCCTATCCAACCAGGTACTGGATTTGATAGAGATTCTATGTGGCTAGGTTCAGTTAGAGATAATGATTCAAGATATTCAAAAATGGCTATTTGGTCTTTATTATTGTTTCCTTATTCTCTTTCAGAATTTCTACTTGAAAGACAGATAAAGAAAGCAAGAGCAGGAACATTATATCCTAATCAAGTTGAATTTAGACCTATAATTCCAGAGGATGAGAACATTACTAGAATCGATTATTTTGTTGTCAATTCTGGCACATGGATAGTAATTAAACCGGGAGACTATGTAGACGTAGGAGCTAGAATTGTTTTTAATGTATATACAAAACTTCCTTATAAAGTAGAAAAAGTATCTTCACCAGCTTTTACTGGAATGAGTGTTAGACATTCAACAGAATTAAATATTTTTGATGTTGAAGGATATATAAAGGATAAAACTCCACAGAAGATTAAATTAACTCTTGCGGTTAATGAAGATATTGTCCAATGGAATCCTACAATTACATCTAATCTACTCGATTCATTTACTGCATCAAGTTGGTATTTAAATGGTTGGGATAACACCTTAACAGAAGGAACTTGGATTAAGAAAACTGATAGAGTATTCTTCAAAGCTACATTTAAGACGGAATTATATGGTCTTGAAACAGCTACATTTGGTGGAGCTGAATGTGTAGTAAGTAAAGCTGATAACTGGTCTGATTCTACAAACATCTGGGATATAAGAATGCTTGGAACTGTTGGAGACCTAAGTCAAGTATTCAATTTGGATGTGTATGAGCTGATAAGGTTTGAAGATATTGTTCAGCCGTATCCATCGTTTTATGAATTTATAGATGAAAATAAAAACTTAATTACTTGGGGTAGTAAAATAAAAATAGGAAGTACTATAACTAGAATTAAAGGGTTTTTCGATTCTAATCTTTTAAAGGGTTTATATACTATTTCCTACCCAAAATTAAATGGTGTTGAAGCGTCAGGTTCTAAATATGTTGTTGAAAAATCAATGGTATTTACTTGTACGGCTACTTGGATTTTTGATAACAATGAACCTAAATGTGTTTTATCTCCTGATAGATTACAAATTCCAAATAGTTCGTATAGAATACTGAAACATATCCCTGATATATCCGGTCACGGTAATCATGGTAAGATTAACAATTCTGCTTATGCTGAAATGAGTGGAGCTAATGGGTATCCTTATAATTATAATAATGAAGAATTCGCTATACAGCCAGGTTCTGAAATAATAAACGATACAACGTTTATTATTCATAAGTTGGTGCCAAATGTAGGAATGGTTAAAAACACTCCTTTGTATAAAGGAAAAATTAAAATAACAGGACTTAATGATAAGTTGGCGTTGTATGTTTATGCAAAAGGTTATTTAGATAGTGAAATTATTAATAGTTATAAAATATATAAAGATGGAATATACGACATAAATATGGTAGGAGTTACAGAAGTTATATATTTTCATGTTGTATCACTTATTGATGATGTCCAAAATAGAGATGTTAATGTGACTATTCAGCAAATAGGAGAATATGAAGGCTCATTCTGTCTTGATGGCGTAGATGACTTTGTTACTATTCCAACTTTAGTTACCAAGCAGTCTTTAATTAAATGTAATTGGACTACTCAAAATTATAACAAGTTCTTAGTAGACTATCGTAAAGACAATGCTTCTAATGGTTATTCTACAAATAAAACAGGTAGTACAGATATACAACTAGCTTATAATGGAAGAGTTACTTATATAGATGGAATATTAAATAAAAATTTAATTCCAGATGATAATTTAAAAGGAATTACTCATTGTGCTACTATTCAGTATCCTAATAATGTTGAATCTGAAACCACAATAGCATCTGCTTTTGACTTAAGAGGTTATATGCAAATGGCTCTTTATACTTATATAGCATTTTCTGAATTTTCAACTGAAGAAAAAATTAAAGAGTTAAATGAATACGTAGGAACAGAAGGTAATATTGTAGAATGGAATCCAACTATTACTAGTAATATTCCTTATAAGGATATATCTACTTATATTACAACTGACGGAACTACAGACCTCTCTCCTAAAGTTGGAAATCTTTATAAGAAAGGTGACAAACTTACAATAGGTATTAAGCCTGTTAAGGATTTAGATGAAGTAGGAACTGTTACTGTAAATGGAGTTGAAGTTAAACATTCTAGCTTAACAGAGTTAGGTTATTATATTTACAATACTGTATTGGACAGCACTCAAATTATAGATATAACTATTGATAAGTATATCAAATATGAGGATATTGTTCAACCATTCCCGACAGTATTTAGATTATTAGATACAACTAATAATCATGAATATACTTATGGAGATAAATTAAAAGTTGGCAGTAAAGTTAAATTTGCTAGTTTCTCCAATTTACTTCCAGAATTATATCAACCAAATGGAACAGGTCAATATAATGGTGTGACTTGTGTTTCTGGAACTGTTATAACTGTTGAGAAACAAATGGTATTTAGTTGGAGTGCTTCTTTTACTTATCTCAAAACTAATGCTCCAAAATGTATATTCTCTCCAAGTAAATTAAGGATGCCTAATGAGTCTTATAGATATTTAGGTTACATTCCAGATATTTCTGGTAATGGAAATAATGGAGTCTTTAATAACTTTGCATTTAGTAAAATGTCCGGAGTCAATGGGTATTTAGAAGATTTTACTACTTTGCGAGACTATGGAATTAAAGGTATAGTAAGAACTGATAGCAAAATATATCTCGATGAATCTTTTGATTATGACAAAGGATTTTGGCTAGGATATACCAACGTTCCTTCTCCAGCTTATAAGGTTAAAATATCCGGAATACCTGAAACTGGTATGCTTACATATACAGGAGGTGTTTGGCTAAATCTTACAAATGGAATAAATGAGTTACCTGCTAGAACCAATACAGCGGAAAATCATGGATTTGTTGTTCAGAGTCCTAACCTTGATTGGTCTAATTTAGTTATCGAGCAAATTCCTGAATATGAAGGTTCTATATGTTTTGACGGAGTCGATGATTATATCACTATCCCTACATTAAGTGAAGGAGGGAAACAAGTACTAATGAAGGTTAATTGGCAAAAGCAAGATACTATGCTTTATAATCAAAATCCAGGTCAGGATAATTTTGCTATATTTACAAATGATTATAATAATAATAACTTAGTCGTTGCTTATGCTTCAAGGAATAATGGTAATACTTATATTGATGGTGTAGTAAACAATAATATCTTAGCTACGCAATTAAAAGGCATAACTCATAATATTGTTGCTACTAATAATAATATAGATGCTACTATTACTCCAATCATAGGTTCTAATAAAAACCATGATAACTTCTTTGCTCAAATGGCTCTCTACGACTTCATGCTTTTTGATGAAATCAGTACAGATGAAGAAATCAAGGAATTAAACAACATTGTAGGAATTGAAGGAGACTACGTACAGAAGCCAAGTTATTATTGGGATGCTTATGGTAAGAGTAATTTAGATGTTGACAAAGGGTATATAAAAGACCAAGTATCCTTACAACTAAATAATGATACTACTAATAATAATTCGTTAGAGAATTTTAATTTTGGGTATGAAGGAATGAGTGGATATAATGGTTATCCAGTGATATTTGGTGCTAATAAAACTTGGAAAAATAAAGCTCCTGAAGGACCTAATAGTTATATTTGTACTATTAATGCTAATAAATATAATATTACACAGATATTATTAAGTAATGCTTGGACTTATTCTTATATAAAAGAAAACGGAGAATTAACTAAGTATAATAAAGATGTAGGATCTTTTAAGATTAAAGTTACTGGATTAAAATCTGAAATTCCTCTAAGATATTCTTACTTGAGTTCTACGGATGCAACAGTTACATCTAATATTACTATCAAATCTGATGGCACTTATGAACTACCTAAGTCATTTGCAAATGACGGAAGTTTAATTGATAATTATGGTTGGATAGGATTTAGTTTTACTAGAGTATCTGTTGATATTCCTGAAATAATAACAGATGTAAATATAACCATAGAAATTCTTCCTGAATATAAAAATGGATTAGTTTATGATGGAGTAGATGATTACAGTGAAAACGCTAGTATTCCTTTACTTAGCGATTATACGTATATCTTTAAAAGAACTTTATTAAATAAAAAATATAATAGTGCTTCCATCTTCAAAGGAAGTAATCAACAAAGTGGTGGAGGAGCATTTATATGTGATTACAATTCTGTTGAGCCAGATTTGTTGACACAAGGATATTCCTTCGGAGCAGGATTATATGTGGATAGTTTAAACGCTGATAGTATTGTATATGGAACAAGAGGTTCTGTAAATGGAACAAAAATCACTGCTGGTAACAATACAGATACTGAAGGATTGACTGTCGGTAAATGGAGAGCTTATAAAGAAATGGTATTCTACAAATTATTCCTATATCCTAGAACCGTTAATATGCTGAGTATTAATATGGTTAAGAATATGATGGAAGAAGATGGAATTATAGATTTGACAAGTAAGTTATTTACTGATAAATATACAGGAGATTTTTATGAAATGGATTTTAACAATGACTTTTTAATAGGTAACTAACAATGGCAAATTGGAGTAATTTAAAAACAACAATATCTAATATTGTTAAGAGTAACGGTACTCAAGCAATTACCGGAAATTCACTACAATCTGTACTATTAAACATGGTTACATCTCTAGGAGAAAATTGTATGTTTGCAGGGGTAGCTACCCCTGCTACAACTCCTGGAACTCCAGACGGTAATGTCTTTTACATTACAACAGAAGCTGGAACATATACCAACTTTAATAATATAGTAGTAGCAGATGGAGAATTAGCAATTCTTATATGGAAAGGAGCTTGGACTAAAAGTAGTATGGCAATAGCCACTCAAGCTAAGATGGATGAAATTGACCAACATGTAAATGAGGTTAATACTAAACTGGATGAAATGCAAAAAGGTATGGAAGATGTATATGCCTACGGAGTTGAATGGGATTCTACAGTAGCTGACCCTACTCTTACTAGAATTGGTAATTTAACTCTGCATAAATCGTTACCTATTCAGTCACGACTAAAGGGCTGTGTTGCTAATGGAGGGACAATTAATTATTACCTCAATCCAGATGACTGGTCAAAGAAAGAAGATGGTACACCATCAGTATTAGATGGAACTGACGGAACTGTCAGAGTTGAAGTACCTCGATTCTGGGGAAAATCTGGAGTTGCAGGAACAAAAAGATGGGTTAAGATTTCTACTGTATGTATTGATAATACTTGGACAGAGATTCCAGCAATGTTAATAGATGCATATAGGTCTACAACAGATAACACTGTAACAGCAACACCTAAGTTAGTGTCAGTTGTGAATACTACTGCTGCATTTAGAGGTGGAGGAAATAGAACAGCTTATGATACTTATTTAGAAACTGACCCAGTTAGAACAGATTTAGGAAAACCAAGAACAGCAATGAGTAGAGCAACTGCACGTACTTGGGCAACTAATGCAGGTTCTGAGCTATTATGCTATGAATATTACAAATGGGTAATGTTTTGGTTGCCTGTAATTGAATATGCTACATTTAATATGCAAGCATCATTTAATGCAGACTTAACTTCTGAAGGATTTCATCAAGGAGGATTAAGTGCAGGAGTAACAAACATGTCCAATTGGGAATTTTATAACGGATATTATTCAGTATGTCCGTGCGGATACGCAAATGAATTAGGAAATTTTACAGGAGCTAAAGTAATTCCTTCTACTACGTGGGAATACGCGTCAACTGGTTTGACGAATATGGCTTCTTATTCGAGAGATGCAGGTCAAGCTGATATGACCGCAGAGACAAACAAAGTAACAATTACAAACGTTAAGGGCACAAATAGATACTTATATAGAACTTGGGGATATCAAAATGGTTCTACAGTCTATACAGTGTCAGGATTGGCAGAGGGTCAAGATTTAATATTCTATACAGGAAGTACAACACTAGCAACAGTTACATCTGATGGAGATGTTACAATAGATTGGCCTACTAACGTACTATCTGACAGATGTATTAAATCTTCTTTCACTGGAAGTTGTAATATTGTAATATCTATTAAGAGTGCATCTAACGTTAATGTAACAGTAACTCGTCCAGCCATGAGTATTGCAAGATATAGAGGATTTGAGAATATCTTCGGAGACTTATGGACAAACATGGAAGGAATAATTATTCAAGGATATAAAGACGAGGGAACTGACACATACAACTGGAAGAATGTATATACAACTACAAATCCAGAAGATTACGGAGAAACGGAAACTCAAAAAGCTAAAATGAAGCTAATTTCTAGTAGAGAAGTTCATAACGATGGTTACATCAAAGACTTTGACCTTCAAACTACTGGAGAAATAGTACCATGCGCTAATGGTGGGGGAACAACTACCTATATGTGTGATTATCATTACGCAGGAGGTAAAGACACTAGTCTAAGAACACTCTTGCTTGGCGGCGGCGCTCATGCCGGCGGTTCTGCTGGCCTTGGTTGCTTCTATTCTAAGTATGGGGTCGGCGATGCCCATGCCCTTGTGGGCTTCCGTACTTTAAACAAAATTGTAAATTAATTTCTCACAACATACCAGGGCACTATTTACCTTTACCGGTTGCAAGGGCAGCATAAGTTTACTGTGAACAAAAAACTCTTACTTAGCAGCAACGCTAATAACAGCAGTAATGCTAGCCTTAGTTACTTCAATTCTAATAATGGAGTCAGCAATGCCAATGCCAATGTAGGCTTATTATATATTTTCATTTGGATAATTTTGTTTTTAATATTTTGTCTAAATAGTGTCCTTGCCACTTGGCAAAAAATAACGTAGTATTTAACATAAAAGGGTGTTAGTAGGTTAATTCTCGAAGTGCTCCCTATATAAATATATAAGACTTTGAAAAGAATAGGATATTTGCACGAGCAGGTATACAACCTGCCTAATATAGAACTTGCTGACAGAAAAGCAAGAAGACACAAATCAGTGAGATGGGGAATCCTGAAACATGACAAACGTCGTGAAAAGGAAAATTTAAAGTTGGCAGAAACTTTGAGGGATTTAACATATAAGACTTCAAATTACAGCACGTTTAAAATTTATGAGCCTAAGGAGAGATTAACCTTTAGGCTTCCATATTATCCCGATAGAATTACGCACCATGCGATAATGAATATAATGGAACCAATATGGGTAAACATATTTATCAAACATACTTACTCTTGTATTAAGGATAGAGGAATACATGATGTTGCAAAAGATTTAAAATATGTTTTGCAGAAATATCCAGAAGAAACTAAGTATTGTTTGAAATTAGATGTTAGGAAATTTTATCCGTCTATTGACCATGATATACTGTACGAAATACTCCAAAAGAAAATAAAAGACAAGAAATTGTTGACTTTGTTAAGGGAGATAATATATTCGGCAGATGGAGTACCCATTGGAAACTATTTGTCTCAATTCTTTGCAAATTTATATCTTGCTTATTTTGACCATTGGGTCAAAGAAGAGCTTAAATGTAAATTCTATTTCAGGTATGCAGATGATATAGTTATTTTAAGTGATAATAAAGAATTTTTGAGAAACGTTCTTCTATCTATGAAACTATATCTCCATAATGTCTTAAAACTAGAGCTTAAACAAAATTATCAAATTTTTCCCGTAGACAGTAGAGGAATAGACTTTGTAGGTTACAAATTCTTCCATACTCATGTACTGCTTAGAAAATCTATAAAGGTTAGATTATTTAGGCTAATTAAAAGGTACAAGGATAAGAAAATTGATAGGATTGAACTAAGACGAAGAATGCAATCATACTTTGGGTGGTTGAAGTTTTGTAATTCTAAAAATCTGCTCCATAAGATTCAGCTAGAGACTGGATTAAGATTTTCTAACTGGAATGGGAAGAAGGTAAATATTTCAAAATTTTATGGTAAGTATGTTCACATCGTAGAGGTGATGAACTACAGTAAGTATTTTAGAGTACATTGTGTATACAAGCACAAATCATACTATTTTGAAAGTAAGAATAAACAATTATTTTATTCTATACATAGATATTCATTACCTGTAAATTTTAAAATAACACCATATGTTAGACCCAAGAAGAATAGAAACAAACCTGCAACCCGAACCGATTGAATTGCTTGGAAATGGTACATATTACTACAATTACGATATAAAATCAGAAATTGTGTGCGTTCCGCAAATGAATGGAAGCACAAAAGAAGAAGAAAGATGGAATTACATTCAGATACATTTAAGTGGAACGCCAGAATATAAGGCATGTGCTAGAGCAATAATTAGACAATATATTGATGAAGAATCAGAGTTCTCTGTAATTAATGATTTCAATGCACATCAATTAGGTATAAGAAAAGATGAGAAAGCATACTCTGAATATATAGAGTATATTAATTTAGTTTCAGAAATCAAATCAAAAATTAAGTCGGACTTTAATAAATAAAATTATGGATTACGCAATAGTAACAAAAGAGTGGATGACACAACGTGGTTTAATCATTGAACCAGAAATGAGAAAAAGTGTAGATAACAGCAAAGTAGTATTACACAAATCTTGGCTTAGACCTTTCCTAGAAGATGAAGGCATTGAACTCTATTATCATGACGACCCAGCCTTTGTGGCGCTTTTAGCATCTCCAGAATGGTCAGCTCCTGAACAAGAAGTAGAAACTGCAAACATGGGAGAAGGAACAAAAGAAAGTCCATACCAATATGACGGAGTAATGCCACTAGTTAAAGGTAATTACTACTCACAAGATGGAGTTATATATGTATGCACAAGAAGTCTATATGAGGAAAACAGTACCCCTCTCAAGGATTTAATTGGAATGTATGTAAAGGAAGCTGCCTAAATAGCATCTTTCTCATTTGAAAAATAATTTTTAACACTCGTGGCTAAATTACAAGAATTTTTAAAGAAATTTAATAATTTAGTTGCGAGTGTTAATTTTTATTTATACCTTTGTGCTGTTACAAATGGAGAAAGACCGAGACGTCTAAAATTATAATTAGGTCGATTGAAAGGAGTAATAAGTAACTAAAGTCTAAAAAGTTACTTTAATTCATTTATTAATTTAAAAAATTTTTAAACATAGCAGAGTTTTTAACAATGGAAGATGCCGAAAGCAAATTCGGTAAGAAAGGGAGAACAAATGCGGGCCTAACCCTAGGTATTATTGGTACAGCACTAGCTGCACTTGGTAATAACGGAGGTGGTTGTGGCTGTGGAAACAACGGTATTTTAGGTGGACTCTTCGGAGGAAACAATGGTTCTTGCTGCGCAATGCAACAAGCAGAACAGGCTAAAACGTTAGCAATGGTTCAAGGACAACAGGCAGATAATTTATCTTGGGCAAATAGAGTACAATCTATGCAAGATGATATCGAAGTTTATTCTTATCTAAACAGTAGGGATTTAGCTACTAACACAAGAATTGGAAATGAAGTACAGGTACTTACTAACCAAATCTGGAATGATAGAGTTCAAGACCTTAAGGATAAGAGCGGAATGTATGTTGATTTACTTACTAGAGACAACGCACAGAATCTAAGATTATGTGATGAACTTTATAAGAGAAGAGAACAAGACATTCAGGAAAAATCTGACATCTTTGAAAGACTTGGAACCAGAATCAGTGAATTAGAGAAGAAAGAAGCTGCTACATCAGCTGCATTACCTCTAATGTTCGAACTTGCAAAAGAAAAATCAGAAAGATATTCTGACGCTTGCTGCTGCAAGAGCGAGAAAGATTTACTTAAAACTGCTAGTGCTCTTCAAACTGAAGGTATGGCTGTAGCTAACAACTTACAAAGACAACTTGACCACAAAATTACTGGAGAATTAAAATATTCTTATAGTAACTTATGTGCTCCTGTTCCTAGTATAGCTCCTCTTTATTGTAGTCCGTTTACACAATATGGTACAGGCATGTACGCTGGTACAGCTGCTTCTAACTGGAATGCAGTGAATACAGCTATCAATGGCGCTTGTCCTACTTGTCAAGCACAATAAGATATTGAAAGGAGATTATGTAACAGTAGTCTCCTTTCTTTTTTTTATAACCTAAAATGCTCAAAATTATGACTACAAAAATAACTCCATTTGGAACCGAAGATAACGGAAGTCAAATATTAGAGTTTAATGTTTCTATACCTAAGGGAGCAAATACAAGTATAGCTCCTAACTCTACACTAACAGTAACACAAAGATTCGCAGAAGTTTATAATCAAGCAACCACTGGCGCTGCTTCTTATAGACAAGTCACTAAACTAGATGTGGTTCATAACCTACAATATGTTGATTGTAAGGGTACGCCAAAAGTTATCACAAACGTCACTTCAACTATTATCGACACTCCGGCAACTTCCGCTACTCCAGAAACTCTGACACCAGAGATTTTCAAAGTAGTTGATGTTTTAATTCCAAGAGGAAAGACAATAGTAACACAAGATTTAATTAACGATTCACCTACAACTACGTCACAGTTGGCTAATTGTGCATACTCAGTATTTGTAATACAAGTAGCTGCACCTACTCCAGCTCCTGCGCAGTAATTAATTAATTTATGACATGTTTGGCGATACTTTTAGTAACAATAGCTTGGGTGATTTACAGAAGACTTACTACCAACAACTCGAAACTCTAAACAGAATGCAACAGCAGCAACAAGCGACTAACACTTCAATATTAGAAGAGATTAATAAATCAGTCGGGATGCTTAATTCTGAAGAACAATCAGTATTGGCAAGTTCACACGATTATCAGTTGGCAAAACAAACCTATGAAGCTGGATTCATGGCTTACTTAGGAAATAAATTCGCTGGAGAATACGTAAGTAGTCCAGACGGAAAAATAGCTGCTGAAAATTTATTAAGTGCTATTAATAAGTCTAAGGAAAAAATCGCAATAGAATTAAAGAAAAAACAAGAAAAACTTGATACAATGCTTAATCTATTGGAAAATGACCCAGAAATAAAGAAGAGATATGATGAACTTATGTTAAATAAACAGTAATACTATGGTTAGTGACAAAGAAATATTAATGCAAGCTGCTGAGAAATATGCAAAGGATATCGCGAGTAATTTCTTCGGATTATCCACTATTCCAGTACAAACTGCTATCACCTATGTTGTAAGAAATTGGGTTGATAAACACAATACTCTAATTGATTTATTCGTTGATGTTGACGGAAATATAAATACGAAGATTCTAGGAGATGCTGCTAAGTCAGTATTGAGAGAAAACGACGGTTTCAAAATAGGAAAAGTAAAATTCACTGAAGCCGATGTAGATGATTTATTTAGTACTTTCAATGACATCAAGTCTAGAAATTCATAATATAGATACCATCGGCATTTATTTGTCGGTGGTATTTTTGTTTTAATATACTTAATAAATCATGGAAAACGTTAGAGTAGACTCTCTCTTAGGAAACAAAAAAGTAATAGTTGGAAATCCCTATTCTGACATTGTATTAGAAACTCTAGGTAAAGTATATATAAAGTCAGGGAGAAATTGTAAACTATTAGATGATGTTATAAAGGAACTAGCTATAATCACTGAAAAACCTCAGAAAGAAATATATGCTAAAACCATTATAGTGAATAGCATTGACGAGTTGGAGTCTCTCGATTATCCGGGAGATGGCTACTTAATTTACAATTCTCTAAATAAGTCTTTATATATCTCATACGAAGATAAATATATAGCTTTAATAGAATCTGTTACAGATACATCAGAAAGTTATGTAAAAAAGACAGGAGATTCAATGTCTGGACAATTAGAAATAACAGTGGATTCTTTTCCACCTCTTATTGTTCATTCTAAAAAACTTGTAAGTAATCTCAATGCTAATTACCTTGAGAATTACTCTGCAAAAGACTTAGCTAAGAAAAAGGTTGATGAAGTAATCTCTGGAGACTGGGTATTTACTGGAAGTAATATATCTAAAGCCAACTGGAGATTTTATAGAGATATAATAGTGGACGGGAGTGTTACTTCTCCGTTCTTTTCATCTGGATTCTCAGGCTCTGGTTGGAGAATTGATGCACAAACAAATACACTAACTATTGATTACTTGGTGGTTAGGAAAGCTATGCAAGTATATGAAATGGTGGTCAATAAAATCACCGCAACTAACGGTTCTCTTTGGGTATCAAATGCAAGTAAAGTGGAGGATTATGTTCTAGCTTACGAAAATACTACAACAGAGTTCTTGATTGAATTTAACAAGGCATATCAAGACGCTTCTGGTGGAACTATTTTTACAGAACTTGATGACCTTGCTCGGTCACTACTTACATCCTTGCTATCCCAGCGGACTGATATTATCTTTACTGATAAAAATGTAAGGGCTTACATGGTTGGAGACACTTCGTGGCAATGTCCGTCTCTTTTGACCCATATTGTAGATGCTAAAGCATTAGTGGGTTCTGAACTATTTACTAATATAAATTTACTATGGGATAAGTCATTTCTTGATAGTATAAATATAGAAGACCCTCAAACTCCTGCAGCATTAGCTATTAACAATTCAGCACAAGGAATAGATTTATTTGCAGAATCTGGGCCTGAATCTTATATGGAAATAGTATCTACTGATAATAAAAGTATTATAAAGAAACCATTATATTATGATTATTTTTATGGTACTGAAAACATATATGTAGTCGAATTTGACAAAGATGAAATTCCTGTATTTAAGCCCGGAGACATTGTAAGGTGTCAGAAATGGGACAATCAGAATATCAAATACTACGACGGAATAGTGCTGGCCCCTGTAGGATTACACTCTTTTGCTATACAATTAGCTAAATCTGTGTTTGATAAATATACCGAAATATCATACGATGAAAAGGGAAACATATCAGAAATCACAGAGGAATATAACGATAGTTTATATGATAGAACTGATTGGCGCCCATCAGGTGATGACCCTACTTGGGATGAGGAAGACCCACCCGTTGATGAGAAAGAAAGAAAGCTAGGTACAGTAGAAATAGGAGATAGCATAGTACAAGTTGGAAATATAAAACCTGATTCTGGAAGACAGAATGCAATATACCTAACTTCTTCTGACGACCAAGCACCATATATAAATATATTGTCAGATTTAAATAGGCCTGACTACTCTGTACTTTATAAGATACCTAAGTATGATAAGGATGGAAATCCTATTACTAAGAAGGACGAAGATGGTAATTTTATAGAGTATGAATTCGAATACACGAAAACAACTAAAGTAAGATTGGGAAATCTTGGTGGAATTATAGACTATACATTTCCTGCTAATAGGCAACCTAGGGGATACGGACTCTATGGTCAGAATGTATATCTTACTGGAGAGTTTTATTTGAATAATGGAAAATCAATAGTAGATGTTTCACAAGATGGAATAATCCTTAAATATAAAAGAGCAGGATTGGAACTTTTAGATTTATATGATGAACAGGGAAATCCTATATACTTAACCGATAAGGATGGCAATATTATAAAAGATGATAATGGAAACCCCGTTCAAAAGCAAGAAATAAAACTTAATGCCGAGCAAATAAAAGTCGGAGATGAGGAAACCTATGCTTTGTTTAAAGTAATATATGAAAATGGAGAAAAGAAAATCTACCTTAATGCAGATTTAATTCAAGCTAGTGAAATATATAATTTAAAGGAATCTGCTGATGCATCAGTAATTACTACTATTGACAGTTCGGTAAGCAAAACCCCAACTAATGCTGTAACTGATTGGACCTATGCAGCTAAATATTTCTTTCCAGAATATGGACAAACTCCTAACTGGAATGCTAATTATCATCCGGACGGAGGGGGAGATTTTTCTTCTAAGACAAACGGAACTTTTGAATTGACTACTCCAAGTACCGACTTTAATTCCTATATATTAACTAATAGGATAGAAGCAGTAGCAGCTACTATCGGAAAAGTTACTATGGAAATGACTGTAACTCAATTAACGTCTGATATAAGTAAATATGAAGTGGCTTTATTAGATTTGGAAAATCCAGGTAATTATTTCGTTATTCCACTTATTTCTAACGATGGTGTTAATTTTAAATGGGAAAAAACGCTCAACGTAAAAATGGAAGGAGATTATGCTGTTGGTATACAAATTAAAAGTTCTGGAGTATCCGGAACTGATATATATAGTGCTCTTAAAGCTACTATAAGTGCAGAAGAAAAATCCTATTATTGGGCACTGTGGTCCGATGGTTCTGGAGTATTAGCTGAGGAAAGGATACAATGGGATAATTTGGGAAATCTTAGCATAACTGCCTCTAAACTTACTGTGGATGATGGACGATATAAAATAGGATTGTATAGCTCTAATGATGGCTGCTATTTACAATGCTATGGAAGTAATAAGGAAAATCCTTATGCAAAAATTGGCTGTTCTTTTAATGCAAATTTTCAAAGATATCAAGGTTATCTGTCCTTGGTATCAGGACAAGGAGTTGGGGAGTCTTCAGACGGTCTTTATGCTTCTTTTAACGTTTTAACTATAGCAGATAGTTCAAATCCTACCTTCCCTTCTCAAACTACTACTACAAGTGCATCAGGATATACTGTGTCTAGCACCAATTCTATTGGCTCGTTATCTACAATGTATATACATGACCAGGGTTTAAATTGTTTGTTTACATCAGGAAGTTCTGGAATAGTTTCAGCAGGATTTAGAAGAGGTAGAGTTCCTAATTTACAAGATGTGGACTTGGGAGATGTATTTAGAATACCTCTTGGAGATATAGATAGAATATATAATGGGACAGCAGAAGTGCTAATGATTAAAACAGGATAATATGAATTTAACAATAAAAGAAAGACTATCGATATTACAGATACTTCCAGAAAGTGGAAGTTTATCTGACATGGTGGATATCATGGAAATTGTAAAGAAAGTTAGAATTACCCAAGAAGAAAAAACAAAAGTGGAATACAGGGAAACCTCTGGAGCTATCACTTGGAATATTTCTAAAGATGAGGGAGCAGATATAGATTTTACTTTTGAGGAATTAAGTATATTAAAAAAAGCTGTGTCTAAGGTAGATAAGGAAGGAAGAGTAAATATGTCTAATTTGGATATCTGCTTAAAAATAAAAAATTTATGAAAATACTGTTAGACAATGGTCACGGAGAGAACACTCCAGGAAAAAGAAGTCCTGATGGTAAACTTAGAGAGTATCTTTATGCAAGAGAGATAGCTTCTATGGTTTATGATGAACTTTATAATAGAGATTATGATGTTGAACTTCTTGTTCCGGAAACTACTGATATTTCACTCTCTGAAAGATGCAAACGGGCTAATAAATTTGCTAAAGAATTAGGAAATAAAAATGCTCTATTAGTGTCTATTCATTGCAATGCCGCAGGTAATGGTAGTGCATGGATGGGAGCAAAAGGATGGAGTGTCTTTGTTTCCAATAATGCTTCAAGCAATAGTAAGTTACTAGCTGATTGTTTATATGATGCAGCTGAACAACAGAAACTTAAGTTAAGAACAGAGAAACCAGGACAAAAATATTGGCAGCAAAGCCTTGCAATATGTAGAGATACTAACTGTCCTGCAGTTCTTACAGAGAATCTATTCCAAGACAACAAAGAAGATGTAGAATTTCTTCTTTCTAAAGAGGGAAAGGAAGCTATCGCTAAACTTCATGTGGACGGAATCATCAAGTACATTTCTAAAAATTCATAGGTTAAAGTTATTAAAAAATGTAAAATTAGAAAATTTTAGTATTTCACTTTATGTGGAATAAAAAAATGACTATATTTGCAAATAACTTTAAAAGAATGATATATGGAAAAGGGAATTGAGGATTTAGACTTTAACGAAGAAGATTACGGTATAGCACCGGAACCGTCGAACCCTAATGGTTACGTACCAGATTACGAATCATTAGAGCAAGAGAAACCTTGGATGGGAGAGGAAACTCAACCACAGCCAGCAGAAGGTTCACAACAAGAACCTACGCAGACACAAGAACCAGTACAGGAAGATGATATTATTATTTCTATGCTTAAACAAGTAGGTATCAAAGACCCTTCAAAAATTAAATTTGAAAATGATGAAGGTGAAATTGAAGAAGTTTCTTGGGATTCGCTATCAGCGGAAGAAAAGTTAAACATTTTAGCCCCAGAATCTCCTGACCCTAACTATGGTCTTGAAGAACCTGAAATTAACTTTATTAATTTATTACGTGATGCTGAGATTACTCCAGAGGAATATATAAATTACCAAAAGGAACAGGCTATTGAAGAATATAGACAAGCATTAGAAGGTAATCCACAATATGAAGTTGAGAGGTTGTCAGACGAAGACTTATATACTTTAGATTTACAGTCTAGAGTTCCAGATATGACTGATGAAGAAATAGCTGTAGCTTTAGAACATGAAAAATCTAATCCAGCACTTTTTGAAAAGAAAATGCAGGGAATTAGAGCGGAGTATAAAGCATTAGAAGATGAAAGAAGACAGAATGAGGAACTTCTCGACCAACAACAGAAACAAGAACAATTTGAAGCCTTCCAAGCTGACGTACTCGAAGCTATTGAGTCTTTAGATGAAGTTGGAGGTGTAAAATTAAATTTGGACCAAGATGACATGGAAGAAGTTGCAAACTTCATATTATCGCTAGATTCGGCAGGAGTTAGTTACTTAGGAAAAGCATTAGACGACCCACAAACTTTAGCGAGAATGGCTTGGTTTGCGTTGAAGGGAGACGAAGCTTTCGAGACTATCACTGATTATTATGATAAGGAGATAGCAAAAGAAAGACGTTCAGCCTACGAAGCTGGATATGAAGATGCAAAGAAAGGACTTCAACCAAAAGGTAATAAAAAACCTACTGTCGTAGTTGCTCCAAAAACTGCATCTGAACCTAAATCCGAGGATGGAAATCCTCATGAAAAAACAATTAATGATATAGATTTTTAATTAAAAAAGTATGATAGTAGCGAATTTTGTATCAAACAGACCGACTATGTCGGAAACTAGAACTTATGAAGATTTCTATAAGTTTCTAGGAACTAGACCAACTAAATTAGGTGTTGTTTCAAGACTTTACCCAGAACTTACAGCTTCTTACCTAACAGAATCTCTAAGAAACATTTTCTACCAAGATGTTAAGTCTGGTAATAAATATCAAAGCATTGACTCAATGTACTTTGAATGGGAAGTTGAAACCAACTACATTAAGAGAGTTGAGTTTGCAGATGTACCAACAGAAGATGGAGCTAATGGCTCTGAAATTGTAATGGCTTTCAAAGAAAGATATTACGAAAAATATGACATCTTCAAGATTGATAAAACAATGCAGCAATGTATTGTAGTAAGTAGACCAGTTAGAAAAGCCGATAACTATTGGGAAGTAGTTGTTAGACTTATTGATAGTGACTATTCTAGCGTTCTTGACTTTAGTGGTTGCCAAGTAGGTGATACTACTAGATTCCAATCTAACGCAATGCCCGAAATGCACGAAGAAGGATATGTTAAATATCAATCTAACATTGAAAAACACAGAAACTTCATTACAACTCACAGATGTGATGATAGCTATTCTGCACTTTATGCAGCTCATGAAAACGTATTCATCAGTATTGCAGAAGGAAAAGACACTGGTAGCTTAAAAGAAACATTATATAAGATGGACAAGAAAGAAAAAGTTCTTCTTGATAACTTCTTATATGTAAGAAACAACGGTCTATTATTCAACAAATGTAATGTTGACGTAAATGGTAAGCCAACCATTGTTGACCCAGATACTCAAAGACCAATCTACATTGGTGACGGTATCATCCCACAAGTAGAAAGATTTGCATCTAAATATGCGTTTGCAAAACTTTCTATTGATGTATTCCAAACTGTAATTGCTACAATGAATGAAAAAGCAACACAGCCAACTGGAAACAAATACGTATTTATTTGCAACGAAAGAATGTGGTTCTTAGTTCAGAACGTTCTTGGAGATTTCTTAGCTAAATATAAGACTATTGGTACTTATCTATGGTCTAAAGCAGCTAACGATTACATCAAAGTTGGTGCTGCATTTGACAGCTATACATTCGGTGGAAATACTATCTCCTTCAAAGTTGATAGAACATTCTCTAGAGAATACGGTATGGAAAAAGCATATTGCTTATGCTTAGACTTAACTGCTGACTCTACTGGAAATGAACCTCCAATCCAAATGTTCACACTGAAAGGTGGAGACTTCATCACTAATAAATATCCAGGTGTAGGTGGATTAGACGGATTAAGTTCAGGAATTGTATCAAGTCCTGTTGCTGCTTCTAAGCTAATCAACTGGGGATATTCTGGTGTTGGTGTATTCAATCCTTATAGGTCATTTATTTTAAGAGAACTTTAATAAATAGTCAAGATATAGTAAGGGAGTTGAAATAGCACTCCCTTACATTTTTTATATATTATAAAACCTTATGAATTAATATGAGTACTGATAATGCTAACAAACTAATGCAAAGTCCTGCTGAAAATTTTATCATTCTTAGAAGTGTATATGGTAAAGTAGGCATGAAATATTACATCCAACCTAGTAAAGACCCAAGAACTGGACAATATCCACCTTGTGTAAAACCTGTGAATAGTGTTGGGGACATGATTCTCTCTGACCCAGAGAGAAATAGTGGTAAAATCTTTATTAAAGAAACAGAAACTTTCGTTATTGAAGATGGTACTACATTCGACTTAAACAATCCTTATGACGCTGCTAAATGGGAAGCAATCAAGAATTGTATTTTTATTGCTCAATCAAGAGATAGTAAGGACTCTAAAGGTGTAAACCTAATTGATGGTCCGGGTGTTAAAGGAACACTTCGTCCAAGACAAGGAATTGCTGAAATCTATATCGAAAGACCTGGATATGAAGCTGCTAAGAGAGTATCTAAGAAAAAGAAAATTCACGATGCTGGAACTTACATTCTTGACGACCCAAGAGGAGACGAAGGAAGAGTACAAATGGCAAGATTACTTGGAAAACACATGCGTAATGTTTCAAGTGCAGACGTTACTGACTTCTTACTAAGTATTGCTGAAAAAGACCCTGATAGAATCATTAACCTTTACACAGGAGATGATATTAATATCAGACTTCTATTTATGGATGCAAAAGACAAACACGTTATTATAGTTAAACAAAAACTATATATGTACGGAGATAGCGTTTGTTTGGGAGCTACTGATGATGCAGCTATTACTTGGATGAAAGACCCAAGAAATAGAAAAGTGCTCGAATTAATTAAGAAGGATACATATCCTGACTTATATGAAGACTTTGGTGAGGATGAAACTGGTGAAGATACAGCTCAGGAATTTACAGCTTTAACAGCACCTAAGACTCTACAAAACCAAAGAAATAAAATAACAAAATAATTCTACTATGACAGCAAGACAGGCATGGGAATACATGTTAATTGAGATTAATAAAGTTACCGCTGCTACTATGCTGATAGAGGATTTCAATCATCTGATTACTAGAGGTATATATCAATTTCTCAATAAGAGATATGTTATGTACGATATGAATCAGCAAACTTCTGATGATTTAAGGGTATTGAAGGCTTCGGCTATATTAACACCGGAGCTTCCATATTCTGATTTAGCTCTAGAAGGAGAAGACTTGGAAATGATTTCACAATTATGTGGAGCTTCTTATGAAGTAACTCTTCCAAGTGATTACTTTCACATGTTGGGATGTATTTGCCAATATGAGAATGTAAATCCTAAAAAAGGCTGTACAGGAAAATCCAAGTATGTTACATTTCCCGCAAGGAGATTGACTGCTGACATGGAACCCCAAATCATAAATAACTCTTACTTTAAGCCATCTTATAAGACTCCATATTACTATATAAACAACATTAATACTTCAACAGAAGTTCCAACTTATCCTTATAAAAACAATCGTGGGACTGATATGAATGGAACTTATAAAGTAACCTCACTTTTAGGAGATGCAGAAGGAGACAACAGCAATTTTCCTAGAACTATAACAATAGGAGGTGAGTCTGTAAGTACAGTTGATAGAGAAATTGCTGTTAGATATGGAAATGCTTCTACAGTAAGAATGGAAATAAAATGCGGACAGTCTACCGACTACGAACTTAGAAAGGTTCGAATAGACTACATTAAAGTGCCTCAAACGATTCTACTTACTAAAGAGCAACTAGACCTCACAGAGGACACTTCACAAATATTAGAATTTCCAGATTACATATGCTTAGAGATTCTCAAAGAGTTGGTTAATATTGTATTGGAGAACTCCGGTGACCCTAGAATACAAACATATAATCCAGTTAATCCGCCACTAGCACCTCCAACTCAGCTGCTGGCACAAACTAAAAAATAAATTAAAGTATGTTTCAATTTACGACAACAACCTTAATCAATGACGCTCTAGATTATACTACTAAATTACCAAGATGGGTTGCAAAAGACGAAACTCTTCAAATCAAAAGAGTTGGAACTTTCAAGAAAGCTAACGTCACTGCAATGTATAAAAGAGCGTATTCTGCTCCTGTTTTAGCAAAGGCTGTTTTAGATATGACTACTATTACTCAAGCATCTGGAGTATTCAGAATCGCTATGTATATTAGACTATCTGGAAATCAGAACTCTTACTATTCAAATGACTTTGTATTCAAAGGTAAACCTTTATACATTGAGTTTGAAAAGAAAACTGGGGATACAGCAGCTCAATTAGCAACTAAAGTTGCAAATCAAATTAAGAAATATCAACGTGCTTACGACTTCAAACATTTTAATGTTTCAGTAAGCGGTAATAACCTGATTATCGAAGCTGTTGACGAGTATCAAAGATTCACTAAAATGGATATTGAATACTTCGACCCAGATTTAAGAGAAATTGCATGTACTTGTGCAGAAGGTGCATTTGCTGTAATTGCATCTGCAAAAGAAGCTGGTGCAGAAGGATTTGATAGCAAAAACATCCTAACTCAGGGAAGAGAAGGATTTGGAACTTATCAAAACATCATTAAAGACCTTAGAATCCCTACTCTAGATGTAAGAAGATATGAAGCTCCGTTACAAGACGAAGTTCCTATCATCAATGGTAAGTATAGTCAATATACTATCTATTACAAAGTAGATAGAGGACTCATGGGTGGAGCTGCTGTTGGACAGCAAGTAGTATCTCAAACTACTCATGTATTCTATGTACATGATTCTGTAGCTGCTGAATTTGAAGCTGCATTAGCAACTTTAGGAACAGTAACAGAAGAAAAGAAACCTATCGTAATTACAGGTGGGGTTACAGATATTACTGACATGGTAAAAGCAGGAACTAAGAAAGAACTTACTCCAACTATTGATGGTGGAAGTACAGTAGCTTACGTTTCAGCTACAACAACAGCAGATTGGCTAACAGTTACTCCGGGAACTACTAAAGTAGGTTTCACAGGAACAAGTAATGATTCTGGTGCTGCAAGAAGTGCAAAAGCAACTGTAACAGTATCAGCTAAAAACGGAGTTAGTGCTTCTAAAGAAATCACTATTACTCAGTTAAATGCCTAATAACTAATCTTTATATTTAAAGGCGGCGTCCGTTAGAGGTCGTCGCCTTTATTTGTTTTAGCCTTATGATATACAACAAATTAGCATCAGCAATATATAATGATATAGTATCAGGTTTACGTGGAATGCATGGAACAGCTACTGTGTCTATCGAACAATTAGAAGACGACATAATAGATGAAAGATTGCAGATAATTAAGGAATATTCACTAAAGGGAATTCTTCCAAAGAACGATTTACTCTTATCATTAAATTGTATAGATGTAGATTGTAAATCATTAGAAAGATGTAATTGTGGAACAACTGGAGAAACACCAGTAGCTCATTTTGAGATTCCACAGCTTCTTAATGATTATGGAGAATTAGCCATTGATTATATAGGTAGCACAGACAGGCTACTTCCATTTATATACTATACTTCCTCATCTGCATGGATGTATCATCAATACAGAAAAAGAGGAAGGAATAAACCCTACGTTTACATAGATGTAACTCCGAATGAAAATAATATGTACGATTGCTTTATCTTTAATGCTCCACTTATTAAGCAAGTAAGCGTCGTGGCAATCTTTAAAGACCCAAGACAGTTAGAGAACTTTGGCTGCTGTGATTTAGAAGGAATTGATAACTTTACATTTATTAATACGGAAATAAAGAAAAGATTGACGGAGAAGAAATTACGTTATTACAGACAATTGGCTGCTCCAATATTACCTAATGACCAAACACCTGCATAATGGTAAATTTTCATCAAGCAATGTTCCAAGCAAATTTATTATATGGAGTAGAAATGCTCCCTCAAGACTTTGAGGAATTTGGTTTAATAGCTTGGAACTTAATAGGAAACAAAAATGTAAGATTATATAGATACTGCACTAAGATAGAATGTCCAGATTATACAGTAGAACTTCCCTGTAATTGTGACATTATCGAAGCAGTTACTTATGCTTCAGAAGATTGGAAGTATGTGACTAACTATTCTCCTAATGGAGATTACACTTCCCAATTTGTAGAAAACTACATAGAAGGAAGAAAAATGTATGAAGACCCTTTATATATGAGTGGTAAATATGCGAAGTTTGAAAGAGTTGGAGATACTCTTTACTTTGATAAAAACTATGGAACTGTATATATTCTTTATAAAGGAGTTATACTAGATGATGAAGGTCTTCCTATGTTATCAGAAAAAGAAAGTTTAGCTATTGCAACATTTGTTGCTTATAGAAAGAAATATAAAGAAGGATTAATGACTAACAATGCAAATATCCTTCAGACAGCACAATTAATGCTACAAGATTGGCTTAAGTATTGTGATGCTGCTAGAGTTCCAGAATATCTAAATCAAAATGAAATGAATGATATACTGGATGCTAAAACAAACTGGAATAGAAAAAGACACAATTTCTCATATAAACCTGTTTAACAATTATGAACTATGCTACTGGATGTGCGTTCAACATGGACGAAATGTTTATGAATTTTCCATACGACAAATTGGAAATGTCATGTGAAGATTGTAAGAAAATAAATAAAGACCCCCACAGGGATGTATTAGTAAAGAAAATATTTAGAGAGTGTGTAAAGGAAGTATTAAATGACATTGTTGATAATAATGTTACTTTTATACTTCCTACACATGGAAGATTTGCAGAAATGCATGTTAAAAGAACATATGGAGAAGACTTTAAAAGGGCAAGAAGAAGCGGTAAATGGAGAGATGTTGATTTTTTATCATCTGGATTCTCTGGAAACGAAATAGTTCTCAATATAAAAAGTGGAAACTTTATAAAGTCTAAGACTGTGTATGTTGATAAAAATATAAAGAACAAGATTACAGAGAATACTAATAAAGGTAAACAATACTGTTAAATTATGCAACTGAAAGAAATTAAAGATTACTACGAATCACTTTGTGAAAAGTTTCCAGATGTTCCAGAAAAGGACATTAAAAGAATTTTGAACTATGGTTGGAAATCACTATATTTGCATAATCTTTACGGTGGAGATACTTTAATAACTGATGATTCGTTGTGGTGCTATATAGGAACACTTAGAAGGGATTCTGTAAAACACTTTGAATACTACATCAAGAAATTAACTGTAAAGCTGCGGGTTCTCTACAAGCGCAAGAATATACAATGGGATGGATATTACTATTTCGCACTTACTGATTCTCAATATGAAGATTTTCTCAAACAACACAATACCAAAGGAAGGAAAAAGAAAATATTTAACTATGGGAATCAAATTCTCTATCAGATACTCGATGAGTGCAAGATAAGAGAATATAACAGAAGGTATATATTCAGAGTTCCCTTTATTACTCTTGTAGGAAATGTTGCTTATAGGGAAAACTTCACATCTAAGGATGCAGAGTTAATTATAACTAGAGAACCATTAAAATTTAAAGATATATTAACATACAATAATAATTATGAATTTTTGTAAGCATGAGTAAACAGGAAACAGTTAATACGTTTGATGGTGGTCTTGTAATGGACTTAAATCCTATGACTACACCCAACAATGTTGTAACTGACTGCCTTAATTCTACTATGATTACCTATGATGGGAATGAATTTATTCTACAAAATGACATGGGTAATGGAAGAGTGGAAACTGCCAAATTGGATGCAGGATATATTCCCGTAGGTATTAAAGAATATGGAGGAATTATATATGTTGCATCTGTAAATCCTCTTACTAATAAATGCCAACTTGGCTCATTTCCTTCTCCAGAAAGAAATTTCACTACTGATGAAATATCTAAAAGTCCTATAGTTTTACAAACATCAGACTTCTTCACTAAAGGTCTGAATACAATGTATGTAAGAAAGGAATTACTAGACGGAGAAGATAATAAGTTAAGACCTGGAGATAAATTTATTATAGGAAGTACTGGAATCAATGACAGTTTAAACAACATACTATCAGATTATAAAACAAAGGGAAAAAGAATATTAAGACTTCATTTGGCTATACTGGACGATGATAATAACATATCCTATATAGAAGATGAAGTAAATAGTGTGGATGGATATTGGATATATCCTCTTACAGGAAATGAGGTGGATGATACAGAATTACTTGCAGGACAAAATCCAAAATATCCATATAACGTATATAAAAATAAGGTATCAGGAAAACTTCTTTTAATTGCCGAACTTGAAACTCCAAAGACTTTTAATACATCAGTCGATGTTTATAAGGTTGAGGACAATAAAGTTAGTATGGTTGTTCCTATATCTTGGGATGAAGACGAGGAAGAAAAAGCTAAACTTCTTGGAGTTAAAGTAGAATGTGAACATGAAGGAGAAGAAAGTCTTACAAGATTTGTCGACTTCAATGGTGCAAACTACGAATTTAAAATAGAAGATTTAATAAAGGATGATAAGTTATTTACTTATGCGTTTACTCCCTATACTTCATTCGGAACAATAGATTATCTTTCCAAAAGAGGTTCAATGAATCTTAGCTATATAGGAACTGGAAAGATAGATTTAGTTGAGTGGAGATATTATGTAGACCAAAACTCCATTTCGATTTCGTGGGGTCTTGAAGCATATCCGAGATATGGATATCAAATCACAGAAGTGAATATGGACTTTCGTGATGTTACCGACCCTAGTACAGAAAATATCTATAGAACAAGACAAAGAAGGTCATACAATGGAAACTTTACAGAGTATATAACATTTGATGAATCTAATGTATACTTTGATAATTCTCATATGTCTCTTAAGAAAGGAAAACTATATGTAGTTAGAATAGAAGCTGTAAGTAGTAATACTTTAGACCCAACTAATAAAATATCTAATATTACATATAGACTAATGTACACTTCAAGTACATTCAATGAATCGTTTATTGCAAATCAAGTTGATGATTTCTCTTCCTTAGAGGTTAAGTGCGATTTGGATATCTCAGTAAACCAAAAAATAGGAGAAAGGACATCAAGTTCTGTTACTCTCTCTACAGATTTAGTGAAGGATTCTGGAGAAACTACTCCAAAGGATTTGATGTCATATATTTATACTTCATTTACAGAACATCAAGAAATTAAAGCAATTCCAATTCTTAAGAAGAACAGTGATAAAAATTTCTTTATCGGAGATATTGGAGAATCTGATGTAGCCCTCGACATTACTGTTACATCTAAAGGAATTGATGTTACTGACTATGAACCTAAATTAGTAGGCTCTACTGGATTGGAAGATTATTATAATTCAATTCTTCCAAATGTTGGAGAAGGAACTGTTACTGATAGTAGTAGCATAACTCGTAATGATTTGTTACAAGATGATTCAATGAAATTTGAAGTTGTAGGAAGTGCAAAAGATGGAACATGGGTAGGAACACTCAAGGGTTCTAATGTGAAAAAAATAACTAGTGATTTAAAATATACTAGAGAATCTGGAAGTGTTAGGCGGATTGCTCCTTACATGGACTTAGAAAATTTCAGACAATCAGACATTGATGCATTATTTGGACATGAAATTAGTATTCCTACTGCTGCATCTCCTCACTTCCACTTCAATAAAATGATTGCAATGATTTCTGGTAGAAAAAAGAAAAGTAGTTCTCAAAGATATCGCTCTGGAGTGGCTACATATAGTAGTGGTTGGTCTTTAACTGACGTTACTTCAGGTAAAGATACTCACTATGCAGGAGACTTACCAGACAACAACACAAGATTTACCAACGATTTCTACGCTTGTATGAATAATGGTTATTCTGGAAGACCAATCTTTGCAGTTCTTAGAGGATGTGGTAGAGACGAAGACGGTAATGGTCGTTTGAAGGTATTAAATAACTGTAATCTAAGTTGGCCTTATCCTATGGACGGAAATCTATGGAGACAATACCAAGAACCCGATTATGGTGGATGGGACTTAGATTGTAATAGATGGTCATTTATTCTTTGGAAAACCACTGACTCTGACAAATATGTAGCTTTAAATGCTTGTATGTGTATAGATAATTGGGACGGAAGAGGAGGTATATATTTACTTGATAAATTAATGCTATTCCTGTCTCAACTATATGTTGCCCAAGATAGAGAATATTCATCAGAAAAATATATTCCAGATAATATCTATTATCAGAATAATTTTAAATCAGCATATAGATATACAATCAATGCTGAACCTAGTGGAACAGAAGATACTAAAGTATTAAATATTATTAGTGAAGGAAAAAGAATTGATGCCGACGCAATTAATAGTATAATTACTGATTTCAATGATGTTGCTTCTGAAAAGGTCATTGTGGCAGGGCTTCCTTCTTTAAATAATATCAACTATATTGTAGGATTAGACAGACTGATTTCTCAAGACTATTCTACAACAGTTACTACTCCAAGCGCAGACTCTTTATTAATAAGATACACTACTGCCGGAGAAGGTGGCTTTACAGGTCTTGGAGCTGTTAGCCCTAATGGAGATATTTATGAAGCTACATTAAATGGAGAACCTTTTTCAGAAGGAAGGATTTATTGGATGGATAGAACTGCCGGAAAACAAGGATTCTACAGTATTCAAGAAAAGCCTTTTACTCTTTATAGAGATTCATTCTCTGTAGATAGTAATACTGGTAAAATTACTGTTAATAGAACTAGTACAGTAGATGTAGCATCTAATAATTATTCATCCTTAGGAAACATTCTAACTTTACAAAGTACAGAAACTGGAAAACCAAATATATTAGTTAATCGAGCATCATTAGGAGTAGCTGGAGCTACAAGAAGAATTTCTAGTTATAGTGATGATGATTGGTTTAATATATATCAAATAAAAATAAGTAGTGACTTAGCTATTTGCGGATGAAGATAACATATAACAATACAGAGGTAACTGAATTTACTAAGCAATTTGAGCTTGCTGATTTCCGTTTAGATTTTCAGTTATCTCTTAAAAAAATCAATACAAAGGGTAGAATAGTCTATGAATATAATCCGTTTAGAAACTACAGACTTCCTGATGGAACTCTAAATGATTTTGATACGGAAGAACTTGGATTTGATATTAATAATCCAGTATCCATAATTACTCAACCTTCGTATGACGGTTCTGTCAATCTAATATTGAATGACAATAAGAACATTCCGAGATTAATAAACTCAAGATTCTCTGTACGAGAATTAAATACATATGAAGTAGTTGATAGGTCTGGAAGTAATGATACTAACATTTACGACCAAGGAGAACAATTCAATATTGACACTTCTCTTTATAAAAGAACTACAGCTATTCCTAAGCTAGATTTTGGTGGAGTATTTCCAGGCGGAGATTTAGATGTCGGAAATTATGTATTTTATTTTAAATTCTCTGATGCAGATGGAAACGAAACAGATTTTGTGGCTGAGTCAGGAATTGTATCTGTATTTATTGGCACTTCCCCACAATCTATTAGAAGTGGACTGAGAAATGAAAACAGTCATAAATACACCCAGTTTGTTCTTAGAAATATTGATTCTGCATATAACTATGTGACTGTTTACTATACTAAAAGTACTTCTGATGCAAACCAGTCAGAGGTTACATCAGCACATAAGATTGATAAGAAATATCTTATTAGAGGTGATGCTTCTGTAATTCTTATTAATGGAAGTGAAAACACTATTGATATTTCGCTTGATGAAATTAATATGCAGTATAATATCGTAGATAGAGTTAAAGCTCAAGCTACTTGTCAAAATATGCTGTTCTTAGGAAATGTAAATAAACCTAAAATAGATTATACTGAATTAGCTGACTTATCTTTAAGATTTACTCCATATCTTAACACTTCTAAGAAGATAAAAGATGTAGGAACATCTTACGATACTGCCGCTGGATACTATAATCCTAACAATATATATCATTTCTTAGGATATTGGCCAAATGAAATTTATAGACTTGGCATAGTATATATTCTTAAAGATAATTCACTATCTCCTGTATTTAACATAAGAGGTAGAGATGAAATTCCTACATATACAAGTGGAATTTACACTGATACTCCCTTATATGATGCCCAAGGAAAGAGAAACTATATTTCAATAAATGAAAGTGATTACACTATTTCATCTAATGGTTATATAGAAAACTCAATGGGGGTTTGTAGATTTATAAATGAATCTGATACTAATACTGATAAGATAGCTTATGGTATAGATATTAGAATTATGCAGGAATCTAATGAGGTAATGGAAGAATTGAAGAAGTACATTAAAGGATTCTTCTTTGTAAGACAGAAAAGAATACCTACTGTACTTTGTCAGGCACTTACTATCGGATTGGACAGACAAAGCCATTTACCTACCGTTCCAGTTAATTTGGAAAAGGTAACCAATAGAAGTCTTACTGCCGAAGAAAAACAAGAAAATTTTATCTTAGAAAGGTTTGTGAATGATGATAGGACTTTAGATAGTGACTTTGTATCTAGGCTTTATAAAATGAAGAAGTCTGGAATATTGCAGAAGGCAGCTATCTGTCCAGAGTATGAATTAAGAGCACCCTATTTTAATCAACTATTTACAGGAGAAGATTTCCCTGTTGGGGAAGCAGATTGTCAACCAACGGAAGAATATTTCGACTGTGAGTATATAAATAACCGACATTTATATATACCTGCATATAAGAGCAACATAGGAGAATCCAAAAATCTATCTCATAAGGTTAACATTATAGCAGTAGGTGATGATGTAGAACTTGTATCCAATGGAAATCAAAAATTCTCTTCAAGAGCTGGTTCTGCAGAAGAAGCATATAAATTTGAATATGCATATAAAGAAAATAAAGTTAAAACTGCATCTAATCTAATAAGAGGAGCCTATGGCCCGTACCTCGGAATAGACAATTTCGAGAGAGTCATGAAGCTAATAAATATCTATATTCCAGAATATGATGTAGGTAAAAATAAAACATATTTTGATGTAAGGTATAGCGATGAATCTTCTTACTATGCTATTAGTGATAGGATTGATATTGAAGAATTTAATAGTTCTGTAACTTGCTATAGAGGTGATTGTTACATTTGCCAATATACTCACAGAATGAATAGAAACTTCCAAGACCCATCAGCTCCTACTAATGATGAAATTGTTGACATTAATACTTGGAAGAATAATTATGATGTTAATAATAGTGAAACAAACGCCAAGATAAATCGAGGAGATGTTAATGCTATTCAACTAGGACACTGGGTTACATTTAAGGTAAGGTCAAGTATTAACTTAAGTATTAGAGACTTAGATTATTCTTACCCAGCAGAAGAGGGATTGGTCGGACATCCAAGAGTATTCTATCCTTTATATGCTCAAAACGTAGAGGGCTCATACAAAACTCCTGAATCTTTTGTAACAAATGCGGGAATAAGTTCAACAACATCTGATAAATATTACTTTGAGTTGCCCAATGTTCCTTATATAAAGAATAATTATGAAACTAGGATTCTATATTCTAATATACATGTAACAGATGCATTTAAGAATGGATTTAGAGAATTTAAGTTCACTAACTACAGAGATTATCCAAAAACTTATGGTTCAATTATAAAAATGATTGAGTTGTTTGGTAATATCCTATGCGTTTTTGAACATGGTGTTGCTCTAATTCCAGTAAACGAAAGAGTAGAATCGGGAGATGGCATAGGTGGAAACGTCTTCATAAACACCTCTAATGTGCTGCCAGAGAACCCAAGAGTACTGTCGGATACATTCGGTACCCAGTGGCCGGAAAGTGTCATCAAGACCCCATATTTCGTTTATGGAGTAGATACAGTAGGAAAGAAAGTTTGGAGGACTAATGGGCAGGAATTCGAGATAATCTCGGATTTCAAAATACAACAATTCTTAAATGAGAATATTACCCTTACAGAAAGAGAACTCACTCCAATAATTGGAATTAGAAATGTGAAAACTCACTACAATAGATTCAAACAAGATGTAATGTTTACATTCTACGATAATCTTTATGGATTTGAAGAGAAAGTTTGGAATATTTGTTATAATGAGATTCTACAAAAGTGGATGACATTCTATTCATGGGTTCCATCATATTCTGAAAACATAGATAATATGTATTTCAGTTTTGATAGAAACACTTCCAAGCAGGCAGCTAAGATGTGGGCATCTACGCATGGAGAATATATTTATACAGACACATTCTTAATCGAAGATGATAGTCCTGTAAGGTTGTTCTTTAGAGAAGATAAGAAACCTTCAACGTTTGAGTTAACTGTTAACTTCAGTATTGAGAGAGATAATCTAGGAAATTATAAACGCTTTATCTTAGATGGGGACACAATTAAATACAATACTACAGATTATGGAAAACCTGATGGAATTTACTTATTAAACGTAAGAGCTAATTTGGAATATCCTACTGGAGGTTCTCCTGCAATACAGGAATATATAGATTCTTATAAGAGTTACGCCACCGTCAATGCTGGATACTATGATTTAGTTATAGCTTTATGTACTAAAGAATATAGAGACCATTTAACTACTTCATTTTGGAAACACGGAACAGCAGGAATAATTGATATTTCTGACCCGTTAAAGCCATGTATGTGGTATGGTAAACAACATCCATTTGAATTTGAAGTTGTAGTATTAGATAACCCATCGGTTCATAAATTATTTGAGAACCTAGTAGTATTATCAAATAATGTTGCCCCAGAGTCATTCCATTATGAGATAACTGGAGATGTTTATGATTTCGCTGATGATAAGAAGAACATGTATTTCAGACAGGAAGCTACTAAGAACTTATATCAATATAATGGTTCAGATATTTTATTTAATAAGAATTACTTAAAAATAAAACCTGAACAAAGAGACATATTAGGCTCTAAATCTTTATATAAAGAAAGGTCTACAATGTTCCCGTTATATTATACAAGAGTAGATACTGTTAATGAGATAGAGGATTATTATCAAGCAGTAACAGCTCCCAATAAAGATTATCAAAGCTTATCAGGTTCTGAAATAGTATATGATGAAAAAACAAATACATTTAAGATACTTACTCACGTTAAGGGATGTCCATTTAAAGGAATGTATAAGCAGAGATGTAAAGAGTCTGACCCAGGAGCTATAATTGATGATTCAGTTCCATATCCATATATATGGGCACAGTATGGAAGACTTAGAGGAAACATGGACTTTATTGAAGATAATTGGTACATACAAATTCCTCCAATAAATTTCTATCAGAAAAATGAATTACAATGGAAGGTTGGAAAAGAAGGAGCTTGGTATCCACCTCTTAATTTAGTAAATAATCCTTTACCAAGTGACATGCCAATCTTAGAAATAAAGGATAAGAATGACATTCCAGAAGACCTAGTTAGATTAGGTTACGATGTCAATGCTGATTCTTTCGACACAACTAAATGGGAGACCATTAGTAATCATAGAAAAGAATCTAAGATAAAGGATAAAGTTATGAAGGTAAAAATTAGATATACTGGTGATGAGTTAGTGTATATAACTGCATTAAAAACAATATATAATATAAGTTACGCATGAGAAAATATGATATAGGAGGATTAACAGTAATGCCACCATTGCCAGCAATTAATCCTCCACAATTTAGTATAACTAATAAGATAGGGCCCTCAAAACTTCCTTCTATGGATTTCTCCTCTACTACTAAATCTAGTGGGGGAGGATTCTTCAAAGGAATGGGTGGTATGGGTTCTCTAGGTAACATGGCTAGCACAGTAAGTAGTTTAATTCCTCAAACAGAACAATCTGGGCTTACTACTGGGCTTAATGCCGGTTATGATGCAGCTGCCAATGCAGTCAGTGCCATTCCTGGAGTTGGAACAATTATTGGTGGAGCAATGAAGATAGGGGGAATGTTATCAGACGGATTAACTGCTCTTGGAGTAGGAACTGACCAAATGACTACCACTGATAAAATTCTAGATAGTAAATTCATGAAATTAACTCCAATAGGTCTTATTAATTCCTTTGGAGCTAAGAAAGCAGATACTATCAATAAAGATAATGAAACTTTCGAACAAGTTGGAAGCTCATATACTGGAACAGAAGGACAAGTTGATGATGCTACTAAGAAGAGTGGGAAAAAATATGGGCTGTTGAGTGGCAGGGGAAGAAAGAAGGCTAATGCCGAAATTGCAGAAGCCAAAAGAAAACAAAATATAGTTGCAGGTATAGCGGATGAAGCTAGCGATGCGTTTGCAAACCAAAGAGGCTCAATGGATATGCTAAACACAAGAAATTTATTAAATATGAGTGGTGGATATAGACAGAGAGGTTCTTATATCGGAAGAAATGGATTAAAACTTCCATCTGCTGAAGAAATGCAAAGAGCTGTTGAGACTGTTGCAAGAATTAGACAGCAAAAGAAAGAAGCTCCTAAAACTATAGAAGAGTTTAAAGAAGGAGGAAAAATGAATGTAATTCCAGAGGGAGCTTTACATGCTCATAAACACCACATGGATGTTGATGGAATTACACCTAAAGGAATTGCAGTAGTAACTCAAGAAGAAGGCGGAGTAGTTCAGCACGCAGAAATTGAAAGGAATGAAATTATCTTTACTAAAGAGGTAACAGAAGAATTAGAACGTCTTTATAAAGATGGTAGTGATGAAGCTGCAATACAAGCTGGAAAATTAATTGCAAAACAAATAATTGAAAATACTCAAGATAACACAGGATTAATCTCGGAGGTACAGGTATGAAAATAGAAATAGGAGATAAAGAATATAACGTAGAGGTTGCAAGAACCGAAGAAGAAAAGATTAAAGGTTTGCAAGAAAAGGAATCTTTAGGAGAAAATGAGGGAATGTTATTTATATATGACGAACCCCAAGAATTAGCCTTTTGGATGAAAGATACTGCAATTCCTTTAGATATAGTATTTATTGATGAAGATGGGGAAGTAATCTCTGTTCAACAAGGTCAGCCCTACGATGAAACTTTATTAGAAGAAGATGGAGTTATGTATGTTCTCGAGGTTAATCAAAACTCTGGTATTCAACCTGGAGATGAACTTGATATAGAAGAGGACGATGATGACAAACAGCCAGTTATGAAAGTGCTAGCTCCAGACGGTTCCACCCAAATGGAACTTGAAGGTGGAGAGAGAATTTTTAGTAGAAAAAATACTAAAACACTTATCAAAATGGCCAAACGAGCATATTCTTCGGAATTAGATAAGGATTATAAAGCCTTAGGAAAGAAGGTTTTTAAATACTTACATATACAAGATACAAATACTCCAGAATACGTAGATACTCCAAAGAGTAAAGAAGATTAATTATTTTAAATGAACTAAATGTATAAATACTAAATTAATGGATTATTATTTTGATATGTCCATAAATATTGCTAATTTTGTCAAGTATTTAAGTATTTAACGTTAAAACTAAAGAATTATGAAATTAGAACCTAAAGTAAAGAAATTTCAGGAAGGTGGAGCAGCTCCAGCACCTGCTGCTGAACCAATGCCAGCTGAACAAGGTGCAGCACCAGAACAAGGCGGGGGAGGAGATGAACAATTAATGCAATTAGCTCAAATGGCTGCAGAAGCACTTCAAAGTGGTGATTGTAATACAGCCTTAGCTGTGTGTGAAGGATTCATGGGACTTATCCAACAAGCATCTCAAGGACAAGGCGGAGAAGCAGCTCCTCAAGGTGAACCAGTCTACAGAAGAGGTGGAACCTTAGTCAGAAGAGTATAAAAGTAGAAGTTAGAAAGGAGTGTACAAGATTTATGTATGCTCCTTTTTTATTATAAATGTAAAACACATGTCACAGGCGATTAAAAAATTAGAAGGCGGTGGAAGTGTCTCACAAACTGAACAGAAACCAAAAGAAGAAACTCCTCAAGTAAGAACATTTAGACTTGGAGAGAGAGAAATTGAAGCAAACTCTCTATTGAGAAATGCAGACTCCAATGTAGAATCATATCTTGAAAGTACAGGTTGGAGTTCAAAGAAGAAAAATGCGTTTAGAGAAACCTACAGTAAGTACTTACAAGGAATAAACTCTGGAACAATTTCCTCTAGAGATGTAGGAAGAAATTGGATTGACTCTACTGGACAATTAGCAAATACTTCTGGAAAAGGGTTTGATGCTAATGGAGCCGTGGCACATTACTTAGACTCAATAGCAGATGCTATTCCAGATTATGTAAAAGAAGAGAAAGTTCAACCTACAGCTACTAAAAAATCTCTTAATTTTGGCGCAGGATTAAATCAATCTCTTCTGGATAAATTCTTCGGAGGAAATAGATATAATCAATCCGTTTGGTATAGTAGAGATACTTTAGATGAAACTACAAAAAAGAGAGGTGTAGCTAATAGATTAAAAGATTTTTCTGGACAATTTAGTGCTTATGCTGATTCATTGTTAAATGACCCAGAGTTTGATACTAAATATGATTTATCTAATACAGCCTTTAAAAATAAAGATGAGTTTAGAAATAGAATTGAGAGAGCAAAAGCGGTTCTATCAAATGATAAACTTGAAGATGAAGATTGGAGAGCTTTATCAGAACTTGGAATAAATGTTGAAGGATATAGAGACTGGTTCGGAGATACTGATATTCAAGCAGGGGCTCAACCAGAGGTTAAAAAAGATAATTTTAAAGGAACTCCATTGGAGGATTTATCAAAAGTAAATACTAAACTTACTGATGCAGGATATTTAGCAAGAACTGATGATAAAGGAAATGTATTCTATTTAAATCCAGATGGTACAGAAATTAAGAATGGGGTTATTGGAGAAGCATTTAATCCTAAGACCGATTCTTTAGCAGGCTGGTTTAGAGTAAATGGAAACATTTATAATCCAAGTGAATATTCTAATTGGAGTCCAGAAGTAAAGAACGCTTATAATATTATCCTTAATGAACAGGATGATAAAAATATATACGATGACCCTATTTACGGGGAACTTAAAGATAAATACGGATATTCTCATGTAGCAGATGCTTCTCTATTCTTCGATAATTTCAATGGAGAATTAGTAAAAGCATATACAAGACCTACTGTTGAGAATCCTACTGGTTCTAAATCTCAATACTTCCTTAATAAGAATGGTAAGTTTACTCCAGTAAATATTACCTATAATGATATTTTGGGAGAATGGGTTGCTAATGATAATGGCACAACCATTAGACTAGGAAAACAAAGAGAAGCTGGAACACAGCCAATTTCTGGAAGTGATGCAAAAGTAGGATTTAATAAAGTAAGACAATATACCTTTAGTGGTAAAGATGCTTACACACAAGACAATATCTTAGGTTTATTAAGAAGACTTGGAGATAATCCTAATCTTGCCAATGACGCAAGATATAGAAGTTTTATTCAAGGATTATTCCTGCCAGGAAGACTTGATTCAATGAAATCAGAAGAGGGAATACCTCTAACTGACCTTATTAAAGAAGGAAGAATTGACTTTAGACTACTTCCAAATGAGACTAAGAGAGGATTAAGAATCCTTAGGGATAGCCAAGGTAGAGTTACTAACCTTACATTTGACACAGGCGATGGACCTCACAGTTCAGGTTCTCCATTGGGCGGAACAGGTTGGAAAGGATTTAAACCTATCAAAACAGACTATAATGCATCTCCTCTGAAAAGGAAAGAGGGAGGAATCATTAAAGCACAATGGGGAGTAAGTACTGATTACATAGTAGACAGACGTAAACCTGCAACAGAACTTAATGATGAGGAGAAGAAATTAAATAAGAAAGCTACTGATAGTTACGATAAGACTCAATCAATAAAGTTTGATAATAAAGACTTGACTGATGCAGGTGGTATTATTAAGACTTCCGATAGAGTGAAAATGGGGGCAGCTATGGCTGACTTGTTAAGTGCTGGACTTGGATTTGTTCCTGGGGCTAACATTGCTTCTGCGGGTATTGGAGCTGCCAGTTCACTTGCTGAATTTGGTGCAGATGCTTCTGATGGACTTGAATGGGGTGATGTCAGAAACTTGGCCCTTAACTTAGGAATGGATGCAGTATCATTAATTCCTGCAATGAAAAGTATTAAAGCCGCTAAAGCTATGAGTAAATTAGCTAAATTTGTCCCTCTTATAGCAACAGCTATTGGAGCAAGTTCTCTGTTCAATGACCAAGAAAGAGAATCTCTTACATCATCATTGAAGAAAGTAACTAGTGGCAATATAAAGGATTTAAGTACTGACGACTTTAAAAATCTGGCTACTATTTCAAGAGTTGTATTAGGTGGTAAAAACTTCTTAAAGTCTCAAGATGGCAAAATAATGTCAAGACTTAGAGGAACGAAAAGAGCTCCATCTACTAAACAAGAAATATCTGTAGTTGTTAAAGGAAGAGAAAATCCTATTAAAGTTCAAGTAAATAATGCAGATATTGAGGGAAAGGATGCAAACTATATACAAGACTTAGCTAAGAAGAAGGCTAAGAAAATACTAGCTAATGAAGGCTTAGTTGAAAAGAATATTCCTGATGATGCTTTATCGGTAGAAACCAAAGGTACTGATAAGTGGTATAAGGGAAGTTTCTTAAACAAGAAGAAAGTTCCAACAAAGAAAGTGCCGGGATTTGAATATTCTAAGCCTAATTGGGTACAAAGACATTTAGTTCCCCAATCTTCAGAAACTCCTAAGAACTTTGGACAATTCTGGGGAATGAGAGGTATTAATCCTAATGGAAGGCTTGGTTGGCTATCTGATACTCGTTGGTTAGAAGGAACCACTCCAAGAGGTGAAGTTAAGATGCTTGTTGGCAAACCAAATGCTGAAATAAAAGGAAATCTTTTAAATCCAAGCCAAAGAAGACAAAGACTTCAAAATAAAGGACTAACAACCGAAGAACTGAATAAGAGAGGAATATATAAGCAAGGTGGAATCATTAAAGCTCAAGGTGGAAGAAAAATCTCTAATGTAGTTAGTAGTGCCAATTGGGGAACCGATATTTATGGAACAGAAGGATTTAATAACTGGTTAAATAGTTATAATCTAAAGAACTATCAAGACTTTAATAATTTACAGAAATCTTATTATGGAAATCTTTCGACTACTGGCTATAAACCTGGAACTTCTCCAGTGAGTTATAATCAAGGAGTTTATGATAGGCAAACTACCTTTAACAAAGTAGCTCCTGGAGTTAATGCAGCTATTGAGGGTCTCGCTAAAACTGGTAAGATTACGAGAGCTGGAGTATCAGGAGACAATGCAACAAGTAACTTTACTGATGGCTACTTCGGAGGGCAAGAATATTTAAGACATGGTGGAATGAGAGGAGTTACCTCTGATGAACAACTTAAAGCTATAAACGCTTTAGCAAATAAGAAAGGTCTTGAATATTACATTGACGATGCAACTGGTATGGCTATGTTAAGACCTAGTGCTTTACAAGCTCCAATTGCTCCTAAGTTTAATACTCAAACTATTGATACATCTAAAGCTGTTATAAATCCTACTACTGGAAAAGTAAGTGGACTTCCTAATGTTGGGGGAGCTGCCCCTGCAAAGGTTACTCCTTCTGAAACAAGAGGAACTACGTCAGGAGGTGGAATTAGAAGAATCTTAGGTAATCTAGACCCTACTGCATTTATCCAAGCTGGAAGAATGATGGGAAATATCTGGAACAATAATAGAGTTGCAGCTAAAACTAAGGAAGGGCTAAAACCATTACTTCTTGATACTTATGAAACTCCAAGACAAATAGTAGGAGACTTAGCTACTAGGCAAGCATACAATAATCAAGCAGCTCAATTAGAGAGTTTAGCTGCAAGACCAAGAACATCTGATGCTTCTTTACAATTGGCAGGAGAATTAGAAGCTAATTCAAGAGCTAATCAATTAAGAACTGAAGGAGCTTTAGCTGATAACGATATGATTCGTAGAACAGGTGAAGCAGCTTGGCAAAATAATGCAGAAGCAGTTGCAAGAAGAAGTGAAGTTGCTAATAGAAATAGAGCTTCTATGCTTGGAATTGATAAAGCTAAAAAGGATATTGATGCAGCTAAGATGTCAGCTAACTGGACTTCTGTTGAGAACTTTATGAAAGAAAGAGAGTATAAGGCAGCAATGGATAGAGATAGACAAAGACAGTTTAATCTTAATGTTGGAATGAGTGATATTCAAGCTGGAACAGAAGCCAGATTGAAACCACTAAGAGACTACTTAGAACAACAAAGTTTAAAAGGAGTTGATATTAGTACTCTTCCACAATATAAACAATATTCTGACCTTATTGAAAGTTTAGGACGTGAAAACGTTCAGGCACAAAATCAATTATATTCTGATGTATATGGATTGAGGATGCCTAGAGGACGTTGGTCGCCCGTTATCAGAAAAAGAGGAGGGCAATTAACTTATGCTGAACGTTCAAGACTTCAAGCACAGAAGGATACATCTAAAGCTAAAACTGAAAATGCTAAACTCTTTCAGAAAAATATAGAAAAAACAATAGATACAAATATAAAAATGATTAATAATCTATCATCAGTATCTAAACAACTTATAATTAAGTCAATGACATGAAAGTAGAACCGATAGTAAAGATGCAGAGTGGGGGTGGTATGCCCCCATTCACTTATTATACACCACTTGGGATGCAAGACACTACAAATGCAGGTGCAGCTGAACAACCTCAAGCTGTACAAGCAAGTACCAAAGAAGAGGGAATCACTGACAAGGATTTACTTAAAATGGTGGACAACATTGACGGATTACCAGGTGACACTAATGAGATAATTAAAAACTTAAGTTGGCTTTATAAACAAGACAATCTATTTAGTAAGGGGAAGATTAATTCCTCTTCAATATCTTCAAGATACCTTCAAGCATTAAGGCAAATTAAAAATGCTAACTTTAATAAGAAAGAATATGATTCTGCATTAGATACTGTTAAAGCTAATGGGGGATTGAATGAGGTTGCTATTACAACTACTGGAAATGTGGTTGTTCAAGATTCCGAAGGAGATATTAAACAGATATCTACCGAGGAGTATTTAAATAACAGAGATAAATACTTTGCTCTTAAAAACTCTGATTTACTTTATATAAGAGCCCACTCTGATGAAATGGCTAATAAGAATGATATATTTAATACAGTTAGAAATGGTATTGGTATATCAGCCATTAATAAGATAATTCAAGGAGCAATGGGTAAGTTGGGAACTATGTCTATATCTAAAGAAGGTTACTCTTATAAAAAAGAGGGAAACATTATACAGGGTATGGAATATATAAACAACATTGTAAATGAGGGAGCTGACCTTTCAGGTATGGGCTTAGACGGAGTTTATAAAACTGGACTATTAAATAAAAATCAATATCAAGCTGCAAAAGCAGCAGTTCAATATATTTATGATACATTAGACCCTAATGCTATTACTTTATTAGAAGTTAAATCTGGAAATACAGAGAATCCTAAGAAAGGAGCATTAGACTTAATAACTCAACTAATAGCATCTCAATTAGATACTACTATTGAAACTACTCAAAACTATGAAGAAAAACTTACTGGAACCATTAGTGGTACTGGAGATGGTGGAAGTGGTTCAAGAAATGATTTAAAACAACTTGATGCAATTGTAAATGGTCAATCTACTGTACAGAGAGACTATACTTTGAATCCTCATTCTAATTACCAATATACTACATCAGCTAATTGGTGGGCAGAACCCCAAGATGTTAAAACAGGAGAAGGATTGGGAATGAACACTCTCGATACAATATTGAAGAGTGCAGGTTATGGTTCAGCAGTTTTACAGAACTCCGTTTACTTTGGTGACAATAAAGTAGACCCGACTCAATTTAATAAACTTGTATATGACCCATCAGAAGGAGTTGCACAAGTGTGGCTGCCTTATACTAATACACCAAATGGTGGAATTGCTCCCAATCTTGGAATTATTAGTATTATAGAAAAAGTTGAGGATGATTTAAGAAGAAAAGGTAACGTGTCTGATGTAGAAAGAAGACAAGCTTATGAAGCAGCAGGAATAGGCCCATTCTGGGATGCTATGCAAAATCCACAGTCTGCTTATGAAAGAGGATTACTAAGACCATTCATAGCAATGACAGGAGTTGCTTCTGATGATGAACAGAGTGGAATAGTAAACGAAAATGAGAGTGTTGATAAACTTAGCAGAGACGAAAGAAAACACTGGAAGGATGCTGCTATGAAAATTATAAATGACCCTGCCAGAAATGGTAACAAGAAAGGAGATTATGACTTCGATTCTTGGTGGGAATGGGAAATATTTGGAAATGTTTCAGATATGTATAGAGGAACTATTTATATGCCAATGTCTGGTGACTATGTGAGTTCAGCAGCTAAAACTGGTAATATTAATCTTCCTAAATCTACATTTGATGCTAACAGGCTAATTAGAGAGGGCCAAATTGCTAACAACAGAAGACCTCTAGTAAAAACAAATTTTGATTAGAATATGGAAAATGTACAACAAAACGATTGGTTTGCAACGATACTATACAATCCAGACAAAGACTTTAAAAACTTTAAAGAAGCTGGATTAGATGCAGCTAATACAGGTTTAAAAGATAGAGAATCATATAAAGATATACAGGCAGTGCAAGACCAATTCAAAGATGCTGAAGGTAATTTTGATGAAAAATTATACAATCAGTTCTATGATAGTGCTGTAAGAACATATAATACTTTTGTGCAAGGAAACATTGAAGATACATTCCTTCGTAATATGGTTAAAAGCCCGTTAGATATTTTATCTGACAGAAGTACTCCATCTCAAAAACCTTTGTTTATTGTACAAAAAGTATCCAATCCTACTCTTAAATCACAAGGTATTAATAGCTTATTTGGAGAAGGTAAAGCCCTTAGGTCTTATAGAGAAGCAGCTCAAACTCAAAGGGTTGTAGACTACAAAACTGGAAAAGAGCTTGACTGGACTCCAGACGATGATGATAAGAGTGGGTTCTTTGATTTCATGTTTGTAGAACCATTAGTAGAAGCTAAGTGGGAAGAAGATGGATACCATAAGGATGAATATGGTAGAGAAATTAAACACTTTGCAGGAGACTATAAACTCAACGCAAATGGTATGCCATATTATGAAACTCTTGGAGACAGAGATGCCGCAAATAAGAGTTTCTTACACTGGACTGATACATTAACTACCACTGGCTCTAAATGGGATAAATATAATTTCTTGGCTTCTGACGGAATTGATAAGAGTGTTGCAGGAACCACTGCAAAAATGATTGCAACTATTGCTCCACTATTTATTCCTTACGTTGGACAAGCCTATGGTATTGCTACTGCATCTGCATATTTTGGTCAGGCTTTAGCAGTATTTGGTAAAACTGTAATTGATGCTATTGGAGATGATACAGCTTCTAAGAAGCCAGGTCTATGGCAATTCCTTAATAAGATTGACTCTTCAGTTAGAAAGTTTGATTCTTCTGTAAGTGATGCAGGAAATCAAGGAATGTTTAATTATGAACAATTTGCAAACTTAGTAACTGATGTAGTAGGTCAGTTTTATCAACAAAGAAGTATCGCTAAGATTCCGCAATGGATTGGCTGGGATGCAAGAAGTGCAAAGAACTCTAAGGCATTTGTTGAGGTACACAATGCTGACTATCTAAAGAAATATGGAAAGACTTTAAGTCAAGCTATTAAAGATGGAGATGTGGCTTCTGATTATACTAAATTGGTAGGAAATGACCTATTAAATGCTATCACAGCTAAGCAAGGAGCTATAAATAGTTTTGCTAAGAATGGTTCTCAATTCTACATGGCTATGACACAATCTAAGGACATGTACGATACTTTCAAAGAAAATGGATTTAGCGATACAACTACAGCCATTGGTATGGGAGCAGCCCTATATGGATTTAGTAAGCTATTTAATTCTTCTCTTGGAGAAGTAGCCCTTAGTGGTTTAGGTCTTGATGATTTAAAACAAGCCAATAAAAGGTTGATTAGAGAGTTTACTAAAGAAATGAAGCCTCAATTATCTTTAGTTGAAAAGACTTCCTCTAACATTACTAACTCTGGAAAAGTTAAATGGATTAAAAACTTAGGTGAAAAATTTAAAGGCTTCTACGAAAAACATCTTATTAATGACCCAGAAGGTTGGGTTGCCAATTTAGTAAAAGAAGCTATCGAAGAAGTATCAGAAGAGGCATTACAGGATGTAATCTTCGAAAGTAGCAATGTAATTGACT